GGCGGCTGGAGCTGGTCCGTGATCGACGACGGAGACTTTGAGCTGGCTCGTGGCTGGGCGCGGACCTGGGCCCGGGCTCAAAGCGAGGCGATTGACGCTCGCGCCGATCTCATCGCTCACGCTCCGAGCTGGAGGTGATCCTCGATGGTTGACGAGCGCGAGAACTTGGATCTCACGCCGGTGCAGCGGTATCGAGCCAAGCGGAAGATCATCCGGCCGTCGCTGAATGCGCCGGGCCTGCAGCTCACGCCGGTGCAGCTTGTCGTGCTGCGGCGAATCGTCGGCAGCGGCGCGTGGGGCTGGCCGATCACGGGACCGCCGCCGTACCGGATCCATCCGAGCCGAGTCAAGGCGCTGCGTCGACGCGGCTGCATCGTTGTCGATGGTGGCATGGCGCGCGCAACGCACTGGGGCCGGTACTACGTGGCGGAGCACGACAAAGCCGCGATCAGCGAATGACCGACGCGGAGCGCGACGACGCGGAGTCGGTGGCACGCGCGGTTGCGGACGGCAGATGCTGGTTGCCGTTCCGCTGCCCTGGTCGCGGCTATTGCACGATGTTCCATGAGGGCTCGTTCAAGGCGCCGTGCTGGGACGAGGCGGACGCGCCCCGCGATATGGCCGAATCTGACTGAGGCGGGGCGCCCGGGTCGGCTTACGATCCGGGCGTGCCCGGCTACTGGGAGCAGGTCGCAGTCCATGAGGCGCGCGGCGTTCCGCGGCCGGTCGCGATGCGCGCCGCCCGGATCATCCTGGAGCGCCGCGACCCGTCGCACATGGCGTGGGACGAGATCCTGCATCCCCGTAACCGCCGCGGCGAGTTCAGCGTCAGCGACGTCGCGCGCACGAAGCTCCCGGCGGGCCGGTTCCCGTCGATGACCGCGAAGCAGATCCACCGGATGCTGCGCAAGGCGGGGTTCCGGCATGTCGGCACCAAGGGCTCGCACGCGGTGTTCGAACCGCCCACCGGTGGACGTCGCGTGGTGGTGCCGATGCACACCGGCTCGATCCCGCGCGGCACGCTGCGCAGCATCCTGACGACGGCCGGGGCGGCGATCTGAGATGCGTCACGGGATCGCTCCGGTTTTGTCACATCCGCATGCCAACGGGGTATGTGTGATGCGTTAGGAATTGAAGAGTAGGGCGCGTCGGGGATCGCTCAGCACATATCCTGTTCTAAGAGTGAGGTCTCCCTGATGAGCTGGACTGAGATCGCGATCGAGGCGGCGGAGATGATCGCCCGGCAGCGCGGATGCGAGCTGGCGAGCTTCAGCGTCGACGACGTCGACTGCTACGAGGCCGAGGACGGCACCGAGGTCGTGATGGTCAAGGCGTCCTGCCAGGTCACGCGTTCTGACGACGAGATCCCCGGGTTCCGGCTAGCCGCGGCGGAGTAGGCTGCTGGGCATGCCGCCGGGCGTGTCGCTTGCGAAGCTGGGGCTGGTCGCGCCCGATGGCCTAGAGTGCCCGGCGGGTGGTCTGCATCACGTGCTGGAGCCCGAGGTCTTGATAGCGGCCGCGCAGGGTGGTGGCAGCCCCCTCTGCCAGAAGTGCAGGCAGCCGGTCGCGTTGGAGTCGGCGCGCGAGCTTTGAGGAGACGGGCTCGCGCGCCGACAAAACATGAAGGAGGCGCCCCGTGCGCGAGCTGCCACGCTCGCTTCCCTCCCCGGGCGTCTCGGGTGGTGTCGTCGGCGCACGGAGCCACGCCGAGGACGTGAACGATAGGCGAGCGGGTTGGTGCGAGCGGGCGCTCCGGGACTCGAACCCGGCAACCCGGCCACTGTTCACCCGCTCGCTGGGTACCCGTGGCTCCGCGGTCACGATAGCTCACGACGTTTCCTGCGCAAAGAGCGCACGATCGGCTCACGTTCGCGCTGCTGGTGCGGGTATGGTGGCTGCGGTGATCGTTCACGCTGGCCAGCAGAAGCGCGGTAACGCCCGGGAAGCCGAGGAGCGCGACGTGGTGAACCGGGGGCCAGCGTGACGATCCGGATCGGGCAGGACGCGCATGGCCATCACAGCCACACGATGAAACGCGCGCGACTGCCGACGGTGCCGGTGCGCCGGACCGAGACGCGGCAGGGGATCAAACGCCTGCCGCGCGATCGCGTGGCGGGCGATCTGCCGCTCACCGAGGGTCAGCAGGCGGTGTATGCCGCGATGGGCGAGAGCGTGGTCTCAGCGACCGCGCTGGCGCGCGCGGAGGGCATGTCCGCGGCGGGTGTCAGCTCGATCATGTACCGGCTGGCGGACCGCGGCCTGGTCGAGCGCGTGCCGGGCAAGGGCTGGCGCCGGACGTGATGGCGCTGCTCGGCGTGCTCGGCTTCGGCGCTGCCGGTGGCATGCTCGGCTGGATGGTGGCGCTGTTCACCGCGCCGATGGACGAGGGCGCGATCACGGCGATGGCGGCCGACATGGGCGTTGGCACGGCGATCGGCCTGGGCGTCGGCATCGTCGTGCTGTCGTGATCGCCCCGGCGCTGATCTTCGACTCGGCGGAGAAGTGGCTTCCGGTGGCCGCCGAGACGATCATCCTGGCGGGCGCCAAGATCGGCGGCGAGCAGATCACGAGCCTTGACCAGCTCACCGGCGATGCGTCCCCGAGCGCGCGCATCGACTTCCCGAAGGACATGCGGCCGGTCAACGACGACCCGGTCGGCTACCACCGCGTCGTTGACGGCGGCAGCTTGTGGTGGCACCAGTTCTGGCTGCTGTACCTGTACAACCCGAAGGTGTACGCCGGGTTCGGCGCGCACGAGGGCGACTGGGAGATGGTGCAGCTCGGCTGCCGCGACCCGGACGGCAACGTCCCGATCCTGATGACGTTCAGTCAGCACGGCGGCGGCGAGCGACGCGAGTTCTGGCGCACCGAGCTGTACCCGGAGGGCAGCCCCGTGGTGTACGTCGCGCGTGACTCGCACGCGAACTACCCGGGCCCGCACCGGGATGTGACCGACGTCGCGGACGGCAGGATGGGCGTTGTGTCGATCCGGTGGCTGGAGTTCGGGGACTGGGCGGCCTGGCCCGGCCGGTGGGGCAACTCGGAGAACAGCCCGGGCCCGTTGATGACCCGCCGGGCATGGCAGGCGCCGCACGCTTACCACTCGCAAGCACGAGGATGACCGAGGAGGACTGATGGAGCTGAACATGATCGAGATCCCCGAGGAGCAGGCCCGCAGCGCGTACGAGGAGTACGCGGCCGCGGTCAAGGTCAACCGAGACGAGGAGGATCGCGCCATCGCGGAGGGCTACAAGGCGCTGGCCGAGGGCAAGCACCTCATTCACCTGGGGCAGACGCTCGCGATCGGCGGCACCAGCATCGTGGAGGTCCGCTCGCGCTGGGACGGCCGCACCGTCAACGTCACCGTCCCGAACCTGGCGTGCATCCGCGCCGACGCCAAGATCGCCTACACGCAGGGCGTCGACCGCGACGGCGGCTGCGTCATCACCGCCGACCGCCGCGACAACCAACTGCACACCCACAACCGCAAGGACCGGTTCGTCATCGCCGACGGCACGTTCGAGCGGCCGGAGGATTCGCGGGCAGCGCCGGTCCGCGCCATCGTGCCCAACATTCCGCCGCGGCTGCGGCCCAAACGCGGCCTGCAGCTCTACACGCTGCTGTGGGAGGCGGAGTGGGCGGTCGACCCGGACGCGCCGCAGGATCCGGCGTTACTGCGCCGCCTTGGCGGGGAGCTGTACATCGTGCTCGGCACGTGGGACCTGAGTGAGCTGGAGCGCACGGTCCTGTCGGGTCGAGCAAGCTGACGTTCAACCACCACCAAGGAGGACTGATGGAAACGACCGAGACCCCCGGGCAGCCAGAGCCGGAGACGCCGGATGTGACGCCGGAGAGCGACCCGAACGTGGACACGCCGACGCCGGAGTCTGACCCGAACGTCGACACGGAGACCGGCGGCGACGAGGACGACGAGGGTGCCGCCAAGTCGTGAGCATCACCTTCGCGGACATAAGCGAGCACCAGGAGGCGTTTGACCCGGTCGCCTACCGGCGGGCGGGCAACGAGGTGATCATCGTCCGTGTCCACAACGGCTACCGGCCCGACAAGTTCATGCCGGGCCGGGTCGCCGCTGTGCGCGCGGTCCCGTTCCTCGCCATCGGCTACTACCTGTACCTCGCCGCCAGCCGTGACGCCGCCGGGCAGGCCCGTGAGGCGTGCGACACGGTCGGTCGCGTGCGTGACAACGAGTTCCTCATCTGCGATCACGAGGAGGGGACGGGCAGCCAGGTCGCGCGCTGCGAGGCGGCGCTCGGCGTCATGGACCGCCACCAGGGCTTCCCCGCCACCCTGTACGCGTCGACGTCGTTCTTTGACGAGCATCTCGGTGGCCGGGCGCGGTGGCGGCGGCCGCGGTGGATGGCGAGCTACCTGTACTCCTACAGCGCCGACATGAGCCAGTACCCGGCCGGGGCGACGTTCTGGCAGTACTCCGACCGCGGGCATTTCGCGGGTCTGCCCGGGCCGGTGGACGCCAGCATCTTCCCCGGCGCCGCGCGCGAGTTCCTGCCCGCGGTGCGATCTGGCGCCCCGCTCGCGCCGACACCTCTACCGAAGGGAGCGACGATGGCTGACCTGGTGGCTGTGCTGAAGGCCAACAAGGCGATCGAGCTGTTTGTGATGGACAAGGACGGGACGGTCTGGCATACGTGGCAGACCGGGGAGGGCTCAGGCTGGGCGGGCGCGCAGGCAGGCAAGCGCAACGCGGCCTGGTACAGCCTGGGCGCGCCCGGGAAGAAGTGACGCACGCGATTATCCGGTTCGCGACGCCGCCGCTGGCGTTGAAGGACTGGGAGGCGTTCTGCGGTGAGCATGAGCTGAAGCGTTCCAGCGTGCTGGCGGGCGGGAACGTGTGGGTGCGTGGCGGCCGGACGGGGATCGAGGCGGCGTTCGGGCAGCCGACGCGCGGGGTGCGTGACCCGCCGCCGCCGGACGACGCGACCGATGTCGTGTTCGTGACGCCGTTCGGCGGCTCAAAGGCGCAGGAGCTGGCGAAGCTCGCGGGCGCGTTCTGGCTGCGGTTCGGCGGGGCGATGCAGGCGGAGGAGACGGTCCGCGGGATGATCGTTGGCGATGGCTGACCGCGGACGGAGGATCGGGCAGGAGGACGTCGACCGGCTGCGCGACTGGCTGGAGCGGCAGCACGCGCCGGGCGCGGACCGGTCTGACGAGGAGCTGCGCGAGATCCTGGTGGGCGCCGAGGAGTGGATTCACGGGCGCCGCTGGTCGTTCACGATCGTCGCGGCGAACTACCTGCGGGACGGCGTCTATCACGCGTAGGGCGTACGCTCCCGTTCGGCGATGAGCGACGACGAGATGCTCGACTACCTCAGGACGCTCCGCGAGAAGTACCTGAAGTTCTGGCCCCTCACCGAACTACTGGAGAAGATGATGGCGGACATCGCGCAGATTCAGGCTGACGTCGCGGCGCTCAAGGATGCCGAGGCGGCCGCGGCGGATGAGCTGGAGAAGCTCGCGAACCTGCTGGGTTCGCTGCAGGCCGGGCAGGTCACGCAGGCGCAGCTTGACGAGCTGCACGACAATCTGCAGTCGGTGACGACGCAGTTGGTGGCCGCGACGCAGTCGGCGCAGGCGGCCGAGCCGCCGCACCCCGAGCAGACCGCCTGACCGACGTCCGAGTATCCGGCGTACACGCTTGACGTTGCGCACGTGCCGGGCGCTGTCTACCCGTGGCGGGTGACGCTGCTGCGTCAGGAGCGCAAGTACGTCAGGCGCGAGGCGCTGGCGTGGAGTCAGGGCAAGACGCTGCCGGTCGCGCTGAAGGGCGTCGCGGGCCGGATTGAGGCGAATCGCACGACGCCGCCTTACGCGGAGCTGCTCTGAGGACGGGGGCGGGTCGGCTGCTGCGCCCCGAGCCGACCCGCCGCCCCTGTCGCACTCATTATCGGCATGTTGCCGGGGAGGGTTGAGCCCCCGGACGCGTCGATGTCAGCGGCCTGACAGAACCGGCCCTCTGGCGGCGGCTCGCATCGTGCGCCTTGTCGTTACCAGCCGCGGGATCCGGGTAGAGCACAAGCCACGTGCTAAGTGAACGACCCGAATCGGAGGTTGTATGAGTGCTGTCAAGGATGCTGCAGGCAAGGCGAAGGACGCGGCGGGTGATGCCGCTGACGGGGCGAAGGGCGCGACCGATGGCGTGACCGGCGGGCTGCGCAAAGAGATCCTGTCGAGCTTCGGCGACGTGCTCGGCCCGGCGATCAAGGAGATGTCCTCGCAATCGGCCGAGAAGCTCCTGGCCTACGCCAAGGAGCAGGGTCCGGCGATCTTCAAGGAGCAGGCGCTCCCGAAGATCATGAAGTCGGCCGGGGTCGATAACCCCGAAGATCTCGCCAAGGCCGGGGTCGGCAAGGTGGGCCAGATGATGTCCAGCGGCGGCGGGATCACCGGCATGGCCGGGAAGCTGATGTCGAAGATCGGCGGCAAGGGCGGGAAGAAGGGCGTCGCGACCGGCTACGGCCAGGGCCGCCGGATCATGCTGCAGCAGCACCAGTACATCCCGGTCAAGACCGAGGACGTGTACCGCGCGTGGACGACGAGCGAGTGGCCGGAGTACATGCACCGCGTCAACACGCTGGACCGCCAGGTCGAGGAGGACGCGGTCCGCTACGCGATCGGCGTCAAGGGCTTCTGGTTCAAGAAGAACTTCACCGCGCAGATCCAGGAGGCGGTGCCGTTCCGGTTCATCGTGTGGTCGACGACGCAGGGCAACATCAAGAACACCGGCCGGGTCAGCTTCCACGCCGCGGGCGACGACCTGACGCTGATGGTCCTCAACCTCGACATGGCCCCGTCCGGGCTGCGCGAGAAGTGGGTGCGGGGCTTCCGCTACCACAAGCGCGGTGTGCGCTCTGACTTTCACCGCTTCTCCGCGTGGGTACAGATGCGGACCCAGGAGCAGCTCGATGACATGGACGGCTGGCTCGGCACGATCGAGGGCGGCAAGGTCGTCCAGACGCACGAGGACTACCTGGAGGAGCATCCGCGTGATGAGGAGGAGGGCCCGCCGTCATTGGAGGAAGAACGTGAGGGTGAGCGCGACGAGGAGGAGCAGGATGCTGAGCCCGATGAGGGCGATGAGCCCGCCGAGGGCGACGAGGACGAAGACGGCGAGCCCGAGGCCGACGACGAGGCCGACGAGCCCGAGCCCGAGGCCGAATCGGTTGATGACGAGGCGGACGCCGATGCCGACGCCGAGGGCGACGAGGAGCCCGATGACGAGGCTGATGTAGGGGACGAGGACGCGGGAGATGAAGACGAGGATGAAGACGAGGATGAAGAAGACGAGGCCGAGGAGCCCGAAGACGAGGTAGATGAGGAGGAGGAGGAGCCGGAGGACGAGGAAGAGGGCGACGACTACGACGAGATGGGCGTCCCGGAGCTGCGCCGCGAGCTGCGCTCCCGCGACCTGCCGTCCCGCGGCCGCCGCTCCGAACTTGTCGACCGGCTACGCGAGGACGACGCCGCTGACGATGAGGAGGAGGAGGAGCCGGAGCCTGAGCCCGAGCGGCCACGTCGCCGCCGCCGGGCGAAGGCTTCGCGCTAGACGCCAATGGGCTGGTAGCGGTCGGTCGGCATCCGGCCGCGCCAGCCCGGCGCCCCCTCTCCGAGCGCCACCTGATGGCGCATCCGGTCGCGGGGCGAGCCGTTGGTGCCGTACACCATCGGCGGGGCGCATTCGATCACCCGGAGCCGCTGCGGGGCGAAGCGGATGGGCCGCAGCGGCGCGGGCTCGTAGTGGTTGGCGGTGAGCCGCATGAGGATCGGCTCGATCTGACGCTGGAGACGCCCGGCGTGGTTGGTGGGGGTGAGGCGGTAGTAGTCCATACCTCTCTAGAAGGTGGGCATAGGGCCGAATGTGTAAAGCCAAGATGTGTGCAAATAGCGGGATCGGCGTAAGCACACGTCTGGAGCTGCTGCTAGGGTCGGCGCATGAGCAGAATCATCCTGGCCCGTTGGCCGACCGGGCAAGAACGCGTTGTCGTCGGCTGGGACCATCCGTGCGGCGGCGCGTTTTGGCAGGAGTTCACCGAGGAGCCCGCCGACGGCAACTACCCGGACGACTTTGAGGAGATGCTCCGCGAGGGCGGCTTCTTCAAGGGGATCCCGCTGGCGGAGTTCCGCGAGAGCATGCCCGAGGACTTGCGGCCGCTGATCACCGATGACGTCATGGCGCTACTGGCCCGGCACGAGCGCGATCCCAACTCGGGCTACAACCAGGCGGCGACCGACCTGTCCGCCGAGGGGCAGGCATGGAAGGCCGAGCAGGAGGCGACGATGGAGGAGCGTCTCCATCACGCGCCAGACTTCGATCCCGAATGAATGAGCGTCGAGCCTCAAGAATGCGGCCACAAGCTGTGCCACGAGCCCGCGACCGACGCGGTCACCGTGTTCAACCCGTGGGTGAAGTGCGTGTTCACGCCTGACGTCGACGAGAACCGGCGCGAGTACGCGCTGTGCCCAGCTCACTTTGAGCGCTACTTCCCGCAGGGTGTCGGCTACATGCGGCGCGAGCACGCGGTTGCGCTGCACGTCCAGTGCAGGGTGGCGGCCTGATGGCCGACAAGGATCCGGTCCCCGAGGCCGTCCGCCATGCGCGGCATGTCCACGCGATCCCGTCGGCTGCGCTGGGCGAACATGACTTCGGCGCCGCCGCGATCGCTCGCGACATCGAGCAGGCCGCGTTCTGGGCGGGCATGCGTCAGGTGATCCGCGAGGAGGTCGCCGCGGTGATGCAGCGACCGGCACCGGACCAGTGAGCAAGCCGCCCACACCACGGCCGACTGTTCACGAAGGGGAGCGGTACGGGAGGTTGGTCGTGCTGGCTGTGGCCAGAGTTCCGCGTGCCACGCATCGCTACTACACCTGCCTCTGTGACTGTGGGGCGACCACAACGGTGCGTGGCACCCACTTGCGAATGGGTCGCAGCCAAAGCTGCGGATGCCTGAAGCAAGAGATGGTGGCGGCGACTGGTAGGCACAACAGGCGCCACGGCTACACCGGGACACCTACGCACAGAGCGTGGGTCACGTTGATGCAGCGCTGCCTCAATCCGAACGACGCGGGCTGGGAGTATTACGGCGGTCGCGGCATCCGCGTCTGTGATCGCTGGCGCGAGAGCTTCGAGGCGTTCCTTGAAGACATGGGCGAGAAGCCCGCCTGGGCGACCGGCGGCATCGACCGGATCGACAACGATGGCGACTACGAGCCCGGCAACTGCCGCTGGGCGACCGTGAGCGAGCAGAACGCCAACCAGCGACCTCGTCGACGTGATGAGCAGGGACGATTCGCCGCATGAGTAAGCCGCCACCAGAGGACCTGCTTCAGTGGCCGAAGGGGGAGCTGGCCAAGGAGGTCGCGCGGCTACGCGCGATCAACCGCGAGTTTGCTGACCGGCCGCATGACGACGCGACGTCCGGCGGCGGGATCACCGACGTGGCGGGTGACCCGCACGCGCGCGGCGGCGTGGTCCTGGACGCGCGCGGCGCGGTGCTGATGGACACGGTCGATGTCGCGCTGGTTGACACCAAGAAGGAGGATGAGTCCCCGGCGATGTTCCTGGTGATCGGGGGCCGCGTGAACTTTGAGACGCGCCGGACCAGTCAGGCGTTCATGTTCAGCGCGGATGGCGCGGCGGGGCTCGCGTCGGAGCTGATCGCGCTGGCGGGGCGCGCGGGCGGCGACTTCCTGGACGAGTTCAAGGCGTCGTTTGAGCAGCGCATGGGCGAGATGCCGTAATGGTCGCTGCGCATGACGCTGCGCTTGGTCGGGCGTTGGCGGAGGTTGGGTATCCGCCGAGCGTGGTGAACCAGGCCCGGCGCGGCTACTGGTCGGACTTCAAGACGGAGCTGGCGACCCCGAAGATGGATCTGGCGGCGATGCTGGCCACGGATGGTCACATGGAGCTGCGTCAGCGCGTGATCAACGGGGAGTTCGACGGGTGATGACCATCGCGTTCTGGGACAAGGCGTGCTACTGGACTGAGCGGGTCGGGGACTGGCTGTCGACGCCGTGGTTCCGGCTGAGCCGTTATTGCTATGCGCGTTGGATGGCGGCGGGCGGTCCCGAGCGCGACTGGAAGCGCGAGTGATGGGCCAAAGCGCAACGTCAGACCGGCTTGGCCTGATCGGCATCGCGCTTGTGCTGGCGATCCTTGACCACGACGAGCGACTGCGTGCCATCGCGGAGCGTGAACTGGATCGAGCGGCGTGTGAGCACACGAGTCGGGGGCGATCCGAGGCATGAGCAGCGAGGGTCCGCTGGATATGGAGCGGCTACAGCGCAAGGCGCAGGAGGTCAACACCAGGTTGCGTCTGATGCCCGATTCGCTGGTTGCTGCCGAAGCGCGCCTGAAGCGCCACCGCTGGAAGCTGCACACGCCCGGCATGGACGGGCTCGGCCGGTGGACGCACGGCGCACGGCGCCTGCGGATGGTTCACTCCATCGCGATCGAGCAGGACGGCGAGCTGTGGGAGCACGTCAGCGTCTCGCGCGATGATGGGACGATGCCGACCTGGGAGCAGACCCGCGACGTGTTCCGCGAGGTCGCGGGCGACAGCGCGCTCGGCGTAATCGTCGTCCCGCCGAAGTCCGAGCATGTCGACATCGCCGAGGTCGCACACATCTGGCATTGCATGTCCCGGCGTCCGCTGCCCGACTTCGCCCGTGGCGGCGGCTCGATATGACCGGGCCCTACGACCGTGAGGCCGACACCGGCGACCCGCCGTCCGGCCCGATCGTCGGGCTCACCATCGACGTCGCCTGGGGCGATGACGGCTGGCGGATCACGCTCGGCGTCGGGAAGCTCGCCGTGGAGATGTCCGGCGTCAGCGACGTCGTGCTGCGCGAGCTGCTGGACTCCGACGCGACCGCGGACATCCTGATCGCCCGCCGTGAGGAAGTGACCGAGGTTCATCAACCACCACCGGCAAGCTGATGGATTCCGAGCAGTGTGTCTGCCCGCCGCCTCAGCCGCCGGTGACTGAACTGCGCGTGAGCTGGTGCCCGGTACACGGGCCTGCGATGAGGAAGCCAAAGCTCCACGTTGTCAAGGATGATGAGGAACATCCGCGTGACCGACCGGCATAGCTACTCTGGCGTGTCGGCGCTCCCGGCGTGGTGGCTGATGGACGCCGACGGCAACCTGGTCGCGTCGATCCGCGCGGCGACGGCGGTGGAGGCCCGCGACCTGTTCAAGCGCGAGGGCTTGTCGGGCGTCCGCGTCAAACGGGCGGAGGTCGCGCCGGTCGAGGATCCGCCGGAGGAGCGCCGCGGGCCCGTCTGCGAGATCTGCAAGCGGGCGATCAACGAGGCGATCGACTACCGGACCGTGACCGGCTGGGAGCGGATCTCGCGCGGCGGCGCAGGCGGCACGCACGCGATCCGCGCGCCGGACCGGACAGCGGAACGGTTCGCGTGCATGTTCTGCGTCGACAAGCTCGCGAACGGCGTCTCCCCGCAGCAGGAGACGCTGGCGCTGTGACGTTGACGCAGCCGCTCTGCCTGCCGTGCTGGCGCACCGACTGGCCCGACGGCGGCATGAGCCGCGACCCGCCGCACGCGATCAGCGCGCCGATGGAGCACTGCTGCCTGTGTGACCGGCCGACGAACCACGGCATCTACGTGCGCGTCGATCCCGCTACCGTCCCGTTCCCACGCATCCCGACCGAGGAGGACCCATGTCCGGCTTCACCATCAACTCTGTGAGCATCAGCGGGAACCTGACGCGGGATCCCGAGCTGCGGACGACAGGCTCGGGCACGCCGGTATGCGGCCTGCGGATCGCGGTCAACGAGCGTCGTAAGAACACGGTGACCAACGAGTGGGATGACCGCGCGAACTACTTTGACGTGACGGTCTGGAAGGGGCTGGGCGAGTGGCTGGCGGGCCACCTGCGCAAGGGTGATCAGATCGCGGTGCATGGGCGGCTGCAGTGGCGGGAGTGGCAGGACAAGGACGGCAACAACCGGCAGAGCGTCGATATCGTCGCGGACTCGATCGTCCCGGTCACCCGCGACGGCGAGGGCGGCGGCTCGCGCGCGAGCCGCGCGCTGGAGTCTGATGTCCCGATCGACACGGGCGACCTGCCGCCCGTCCCCGTCGGCACCGCGGCGACGCCGGTAGACGACAGCGACGACATCCCGTTCTGAGGTACGCCGTGAACGGGTAGCAGGGGATCGTGTTGACAATTCCTCTTACACCCCTGGCGGTGCTGCTGCTCGGCATCTGGGCCCTCATCAAGACCCTGGGCCACATCTCAAAGACGGCCGCGCTGGTCCTGATCATCGTGTCGCTGATCCTGGCGATCATCGCGATGATCCGGCCGTACGCGTTCCGTCGCACGGTGCCTCCCGAGTGAGTCCCGAGGCGCGAGCGGGTAGCTCCTCGGCATGTTAGGAGCCATCCTGGTGATCGTCGGTCTGTTGGTGTGGCTGCTCGCGGCCGCGCCGATTATCGGCATCATTCTCATAGTCATCGGGTTGCTGCTTCTGTTCGCCGGGCCCTATAGCTACAGCTACGGGTGGCACGGCCGCAGAGCGCCGCCTTAGATGGCGGTGGCCCGCCGCCAGTCGGGGCTGGCGGCGGACCGCCTCAGACGCTAACCGCGGATCGGCCGGGGCTCACAAAGCATCCACGCCCCCCCTGGAGCGCACGTCGTGTGCTACAATGGTGCTGTAAGGATCCCGACCGAAGGAGCGCCAGGTGGCCGTGAAACACGAAGCGACGACCGAGCGGTCGACGCGTAAGTTCCGTGACCGCGACAGCGGCTACTGGAAGTATCACTACCGCTGGATCTGCACGTGCGGCGGGCATGGTAGCTGGGTGTCGACCAAGCGTCGCGCCGCCGACGGGGCCGCGTACCACGAGTATGGCGAGCGTCCGATGACCGCCGCCGAGGTGCGGACGATGGCCGACGGCCAGTACGCCGATCTGACCTACGAGGAGGCGCAGGCGCAGGCCGACGCCTACAACGCTCGCTACGGGGGGTGCTGAGGGCCCGGCGGCCGGTTGATGCCGGGCCCTCAAACCCCTGGATAGCAGGTCGCGCACAGCCGGGAGAGGCCTGCACGCTAATGGAGGGCGATCACCCGGAGACCATGCGCGGCCAGCGTCCGAGTCTCTCACCTTAACACCGCATCACCTCGCGCGGATCTGTGTTCTAGCGCACGACGTGGTATAACGCCACACCAGCCGTCGCGTGGCGCGTCGGCGCTACAGAAAAGAGGGGTGAAGGATGCGTAGAGCCCTGGTGATCATTCCGGGCCTCGCGGGGGTGCTGATCGCAATCGTGGTCGCTACGGCGACGGCTGGGCAGACCGGAGGGCAGCTTCCGGGGTGCGTGCCGTCGCACCAGACACCGCAGAAGTGCATGTGCCGCGACAGGCATTCCGCGTGGTCGCACGGCGACCGTCGCCGTGACGAGTGCCCGCCGAAAGAGGAGAAGTGCGACGACCATCAGATGAAGCAGCCGTGCTGCGATTCAGACAACGACTGGGATGACGTCGGCTGCCCGACTACCAGCACGAGCAGTAGCACGAGCAGTAGCACGAGCAGTTCGACAACGAGCAGTTCGACAACGACCAGCTCGACAACGAGCAGCGAGACGACGACCGGCAGTGAGACCGGCACGACAACGGTGACGGTGACGGAGACCGGTCCTCCAGGGCCTCCCGGCCCTCCCGGCCCCCCCGGGCCCGCGGGCGCCAACGGGACCAACGGCGCCAACGGCGCCAACGGCGCGAATGGTGCGAATGGTGCGAACGGCAAGAACGGCAAGAACGCGCCCAGGTGCGTGAACAGGGTGAGGTTCGCTAGGACCGCGCCGCTGCCCCGGCGTTTCATCGGCGTCAAGCTGATCGACGTCAACATCGCCGGTCGCCACCAGACCGAGCCGCTGCTGCGCGGCCGCAAAGTGCGCGTCGTCCTGCGCGGCCTGGCGTGCGGCACGTACCCCATCGTGTTCAGCAACGCGCGCAACTCGCGCAAGCCGATCCCGGTCCTCCGGATCTGGCAGCTTGTCGGTGGCAGGCGTCTGATTCGCGCGGGATTCCCGCTGGTGGCTCCGCCGATTGGGCTGAGCTTTCGCCAAGGGCTGTAAGACCTGCCTGGCAGCCACCGCCTTTCCGTCGGGCGGTGGCTGCCAGTAGGGCCTAGTAGACGTGGTAGCCGACGCTGCCGACACCGCCGAAGCCGAGCGCTCCGGCGGTGCTCTGGCTCAGGTCGATGTTGCGGTCACCCGCGTAGGGCCCGTGATCGTCAACGACGGCCGTGACCTGGCGGCCGCCGTAGAACAGCAGGATCCGGGTCCCGAACGCGTAGCAGGGCCCGGCGGAGCCGCACATCGCCACCCCGTAGGTGGCGTGCCATCCCGACGCGGTCTGGCCGGAGTCGTCATACCAGCTCGCCAGCCAGAGGCCGTCGGGCTGCGGATGGCGACGTAACCGCCACGCCGCGACCGCCCGTGCCCGGTAGGCCCGTATGCGGGCCCTGGAGACCGCCGGACGGGCGCAGCGCATGAAGTGCCGCAGGTGAGCCCGGTCGGCCCGTGTGACGTCCCTGGTGCCGCTGTACGCGACGCTGATGGCCCGCTTGATCATCGGCCCGGAGAACGTCTTGGGGCAGGCGGGTTGGGGCGTGACGGCCGTGATGGCCGCCACTAGTAGAGCGGTCACCGCTCAGCCCGCGCAGGTCCAGTTAGACGCTCCTGCGCCACCGGCCCATAGCCGTGAGGCGGCCGCGTCCTGATCGGCTTTGCTGCCGCCGCCTCCGTTCATGAGCTGGTAGTAGCCGTTCGCTCCCGAACCGGTCGTGTTGGGTACGTCGCGGCCACCGGACTCGCATTGGACAATCCCGTACGGGATCGCCCAGCACTGGCCTCCACCGGCGTATGGCGTGGTCCCTCCACAGCCGCCGCCCGAGTAGCTCGTCGAGCTGCTGGTGACGACAGCAACGTTCGACGAGGGCGGCGGCCCCGATGCTCGGACCACCCGAACCACCCGGGGCGGTGGGGCGAACATGCGGTGCAGGACACCGATCGACGCCCGGATCCGAGCGTCAGTTCTCTGACCGGCGCAGGTGGAGTTTGGGCCGATCAGCTTGCACCCGGCGGAGCGCTGGCCGAACTTGTCGACGGCGTGGGCGTACGCCCGGCCGTAGGAGACGGCCTCCGCGTGGGTGAGCGCCTGGGCGCTGCCTGCGGGTACAGCAACGGCGAGCACGAAGCTCGCCGTGAGGGTCAATCGCTTCAAGGTGACTCCTGACGGTCGTGTTGTCACTGATCAGCTCGTGCGCTCGCACTGGCCTACTCGCGTACTTGGGCCGCGCACGGCAGTTGGTCGTGAAGTGCTCTCCTTTCCTGTTTGACGGGGCGGTCTCGGGTAAGCCCGCCTCTTGGCACAACAGCGCCGGGACTGTATCAGGATGTGCGCTACTATCCCGCAAACCGATTCCGACCGATCGAGGAGGGCAGATGGGCGTCTTGGAGCACGAGAAGCCGTCGTTCGTGGCGCGCGAAGCTGCGCTGGAGGGCGCGACAACGGACAACGCTGCGGTGATCGCGGCGCTGGTCTACGTCGGCGATGCGGTCACCGGCGTCGCGCACATGCTCGACCAGCTCGACACGACACTCAACAACCGGCTGGTCGACATCGAAGGGGCGATGTGAGCGTCGAGCCGCCGCGCGAGGTGCTGTGGATCGGTGAGCTGCTCGACGAGGACGGCCATGTCACCGCTCGCGCGCTGGTCTCCGAGGATTGGGTGCGGACGGCCAGGGAGGCGGGCTGGCGGGTGTCGCGCTACACGCTGGCGGACCCGAGCATCTCCGAGGCGATCGACATCGGCGTGCGGCTGGCGAACGCGCAGCGGCCGGTGGATGCGCCGCGCGGCTTTCAGCGCAGGCGCCGACGCTGGCGGGCGGCATGACGCACCCGTCCGTCTGGCAGTTCTCCTGCCCGACCTGCGGAGCCCGCGAGGGCTCGTACTGCAAGGACTCCGACGGGGAGTGGACGCACAAGCGGCGTCAGAACCGGATGGGCCGCCTCAGCGGACCGCGATCCACCGAGTGGCTGTGCGGCAACGAATCGAACTGCGGCTGGCCAGATTGCGGCTGTCCGCGCTCGACGTCGGTACCGACCGTGTCCGGCGGCGCGTTTGAGATGAACCGACGGCGGCACTGATGGCGCTCTACGACGCTGAGCTGAACGCTCGCCGGGCGTCCGCGCCGGAGCCGATCGACAACGCGAGCCTTCCTGCCGGGTCGCCGATGTACTACTACTGCAAGTCGTGTGGCCACCAGACGGCGGTACTGCCCGAGAACTGGTATCTCACGCCGCCGCCGAAGTTCTGCGACTGGTGCGTCGAGCATGGCTATGGCTTCTCGAAGGAACCGTCGTCGTGACCGACGAGACGCGCGCGCAGGAGCGGCTGCAGCTCAGCCGCGAGAACGACGACGTGATGGAGATCCCGAACGTCGGCCCGGTCAACGTGCTGCGCGCTTCGATCGGCGGGACCGAGGAGATCGGCTACTACCTCAAGTTCCGCGGCGACCCCGCCGACGTTGTGAAGATGCTGGAGCTGGCGACCGAGGCCGCGAAGGAGCGGCTTCCGCTCGGCCGCTACGACGACCGGCGGACGTGATGTGCTCAGCGCTGCATGGAGCGGACGAACTTGTCGATCTGCTCCTGGCTGAAGCGCCGCTGCCCCCCTGGCGTGCGGTAGTAGGGCAGGGAGCCTATATCCGCCCAGCGCCGGATCGTTCCCAGCGAGACGCCCAGCTCCTGGGCTACCTGTGATGTCGACAGGTCCAGTAACGGCTTCCGCGGCGGCTTCCTTGGTTTTGCCCCCATCACTCCCGTTTCGGCTTGATTGCGAAGCCATGATGAGACAAGCACAGCAATTGCGCAAACCGCTCTGGCGTTACTGGCGCTGCCCGCGCTGCGGGGAGGCCAACGGCAGCCGCCGGAGCTGCTACGCCTGCGGCTGGCCCTACGACAGGCGTCCCGGTGACTGAGCACTACAAGCTCGTCACGACACTCGTCCGTACCAGCGACGAGCACATCGCGCCGGTCACGGTCGGCTACTACGTGCAGCGCCTCGACGAGCCCGAGCCGCGCAGCGACTTCTACCAGTGGCACGTCTTCCGGGAGACCTTGCACGCCGAGGAGGACAACGCTGCCCACCAGTTCACCATCGAGACGAATGTGTCCCGCGTCAAGCTGACGCCGGACCGGCCTAGAGATCCGCCGTGAGACGGCTCCGGGGGCTGCATGAAGAACTTCCCGCACAGCGGGGACGGGGACAAGGAAGATCCCAAAATCGGTCCGTGCTCAACGGATGGGGCAAGGCACGCGGGCTGGAACAAGGAAGGGAAGGGGTGTCTTGCTATGCGCAAGGTCATCGCAGTGGGGGCGAGCTTTGGAGCTTGTCTCGTAGTTGCTTCATCGGCGTTCGCAGCGCCACCCGGGCCACCGCCCGGTCTCAACAGCGGACCTCCGGCTCCGATCGTCGCGCCGTTCGCGCCCGGCAACGGGGCCGACGGCGTCTCGGCGTCAGCGCCGATGACGTTGCAGTGCGGCCACAGCCCGGCGATGGACGCCGCTGTCGCCGTCAACCCGCCAGCCAACGCGGCGGCACTGCAGGCGCTGTGCCGTCAAACGCACGCACCGGGACCACCAGCAATGACTACCGCGTTGCGGAGTCGTAGGCACCGCACAGACGGGCGCTTTCACAAGTACACGCCCAGCCTGTGCGGTAACGCCGGATGCGCTTACATCTGGCTCTACAACCTGCACAACAGCTACGCAGAAGCAGAGTACGAGGCGGCTCCCAGCAGGGGATCGGTGCAGAGCGGGACGGCGTACTTCACCCGCTACACGCAGTCCAACAACAGCTATGCCGCGTGGAGCGACAGCATGGCGAGCAACTGCGGCGTGTCGTGGTGCGGCTACCGCTACCTCTATCCCATCGCCAACACGTCGAACTCCTGGGTCCACGTCAACGGCTCGGGCACGGCGGTCCTCACTGTCGGGTTCGCCAGTTGGGGGCCGGTGGATACCTGGAACTACATCACGCACGGCTAGCGCAATGCAGTCCCAGCCGCCCGATCAGCGACGCCCGCCCAACACGGAGGGTGAGCGCTGGTATCGCAAGGTGATCAGGTTCCTCGCCTACGTGGCGGGCCTGATCGGGGGCGCGGGCGGATGAGCAGCAGCTCACGCAGCCTGGCCGCGTGGCGAGTCAAGATCGTGATAGGGGTCATCATCGCCTTCATCGTGATCTTCGCCTTGCTGTATCTCCTCGGAGGCAGCAGTAGCGGCTGAGAGGAAGCTGGGGCGGGTCCGCATGACGCGGGCCCGCCTCAACCCGCGAAAGGAAGCATATGGCCGACCTGTCCAGGAGACGTAACCCCTGCCCGTCATGTCCGTGGCGGGTCGATCAGCACGCCGACACGATCCCCGGCTTCGGGCTGGAGCTGGCGGAGAAGCTGACCGCGACGCTGTCTGATCAGCTCGGCGCGCCGATGATGGCCTGCCACGGCTCCAAGACCGACCGCGAGGTGATCTGCGTCGGCTGGCTGTGGCGCTACGGATGGGATTCGATCGGCGTCCGGCTGAAGCTCCTGCGCGGCGACCTGCAGCCCGAGGATCTGGAGCCCGATCCCGGCATCGAGCTGCACGCTGACTTCGACGAGTTCATCGCGAAGCTCCGCGCGGACTTTGAGTGACCGCCGTCTAGGCTCGCCCGTCGTGACCGACGACATCAAGCGCTACGAGCAGGCGATGCTGTGGCGTTCACAGGCGCTGCCGTTCATGCGCCTGAGCCTGGAGCAGCTCTACCGGGCGCGGGACGCGTGCCCGATGACGGGGCCGACGATGGAGCGCCGGAAGATCGAGCAGGCGATCAAGCTTGCGCGCGCCGCGTTGAAGGAGTGCGAGAACAATCTGGTGGTCGCCCGCCGAATGGTTGACCGGCAGACGAAGGGCGCATGACGTGTGCTAGGGTGAGGGGCGATGGACGACCGAGGAGAAGCGTACGAGGTCACCGACCGCGGCTTCCGGCACTACAAGCCGATCGAGACCGGCTACGGCCACCAGGTGTCCGTCTACGAGTCATCCTCGGCGGCCGAGCCAGCGATCTGGCTCAACATCGGGCCGGGACAGACGGCGGGCGGGACCGCGCACATGAACTTTGACCAGGCGCGGCGGCTGATCGCCACGCTCACAGCCGCCATCGAAGGGCACTACCAGACGCGGGGCGAGCCTGCGACCGACGATGACAAGTCCTGGGTGATCGAGTTCGATGAGCACTTCAACGTGATGCGCGTCTACCGCGCCGCGTGTGGCGTGGCCGACTCGATGGGCCCGGAGCTGACATCGCCCGCGGAGGTCGGCGCGCTGATCGACGACCTGCGCGAGAACGCCGTCCGCTACTTCGGAGCGGCTCGATGAGCGAGATGCAGATCACCCTGCCCGACGGGACGACGCTCACCTTCAGCCTCGCGATGACGCTCGGGCGCCTGCGTACCGAGCATGGCGTCGACAAGACGCATTGGCACCTCAACGATTGCGGTTGCTGCGTGACGCTGCACGCGCCGGTCGGCAGCTACCTGATCGGCTCAGACGGCGAGGCGGACTTCTTCCCCGGCCAGCACTGTGGCTGCGGCGCCGACGTGACCGGCCAGACCCGATGAGTCAGCGCACCTTCCAGTTGCTGTGGTGCGAGCGGTGCGGCCACGCCGACGACGAGCTGCGCCCGGCGCGGCTTCCCGACTTCGCGCTCGCGTCCGGGCCGCTGGTCTGCACGAGCTGTAACGAGCCGCTGACCCTCCTCGACTGCCAAGTGGCGACCGGAGGTTTGCGCGACCGCAGCAGCGGGCGCTGGACCTGGAGTCCTCAGGACTTGGCGACGGTCCGATGATCATCAAGATTGAGACCTGGATCTACGCCGACGTCAAGGACACCGACCAGGCCGAGGAGGCCTGCCACGCGCTCATGCACCTGGACGGCCAGATCAACCGCGGCTTCCCGCACGGCGAGATCATCGACACCGACGTCGACCACTACGAGGTCGTCTCCGCCGACGAGATCGCCGAGCGGGGCCTGGAGGAGTAGTGGGTCAGATCCTGGTCGGCGTGATCGCTGGCCTGACGGTCCTGGTCGCGGTCGGCTTCGGCGTCGCCGCCTGGCAGGTGTGGAAGGACAAGGACGGGCTGTGACCGCCGCCGTCGCGCTGATCAACCCGAAGTTCCCGCGCAACGTCGGCAACGCGCTCCGCGCCTGCTCGAACTTCGGAGCGCGCTACTGCGCGTGGACGCCGGACCGCGTCGAGGCGCCGGAGGACTGGCCGTCCGGCGAGCGTCTGCCGCGCGAGGAGCGCATGCGCCTGTACGAGGACGTCACCGTGATCACGCACAGCCGGACGATCATCGTCACCCGGTTCGCCGCGATGGGGTTCACGCCGGTCGCGATCGAGGTTCGCGACAGCGCTGAGCGCCTGCCCGAGTTCATCCATCCCGACAGGGCAATCTACGTGTTCGGCCCGGAGGACGCCTCGCTGGACCGCGGGATCCTGTCGGCGTGCCACCGGTTCGTCGTTATCCCGGCATCCAACTGCCTAAACCTAGCGGCGGCCGTGAACGTCGTGCTCTATGACCGCGCCGCGAAGGACGCTCGCCGGGCGGCGCGGATGCCGCGCGCCACGACCGCCTACATGCGGGCCGAGGGTTGACCGAGCCGCCCACATTCCGGGGGCCCGCGAAGCTGCCGTGCAAGCTGGAGTGTGATGTCCCGCCGGGCGTGACGATGGTCGAGGTGCCGGTGCCGCGCCATGCCTGGACAGACGTGCTGGTGTGCCCGAATGAGGGCTGCGGCCGCGCGTGGTTGGTGCGAGGGCGGCCGTTCGCGGACGCTTCTGAGTAGCGCACAACTCGTGCTACACTCAACACACATCAGAAGCTAGAAGGCTTCTGCGGGGGCAGCCCGCCATCCGGCGGGCCCTGAATCAACCAGAAGAAAGGTCTCTCTCACATGAAGAGGATCATCCTCGCCGTTTCGGCGATCGCAGTGCTCGCAGTTCCCGCCACCTCGCTGGCGAATGCCGGTAACGGCCGCGTCGTTCAGGGCGGCGGCTCCGCTGGCGTCCCCGAGGTCGGCTACGTGGGCTCAGCCCAGGGCAACTCCCAGCAGTATTCAGCCACCTACACCGATCCGGTGTTCGGCGGTCCGATCACCTGCACGGGTGCGCACCAGTTCAAGCAGCACCAGGACAGCTTCACCTGCACGCTCAACGCGGGCTCGGTGTGGAGCAACACTCCCTCCGTCGGGCAGACCGTCTCCTGGAACTCCGACTGGGAGGGCGTTGCCAATCCGGGCGCAACTCTCAACGGCTCCATGACCATCAAGTCGGTGGGGCTCGACGCCACCGGCAACGTGACCTCGTACACCGGCGTCGCGACGTACACCTCGTAGTCACCAAGCCTCGGTACGGACACCAACCGGCACGGACGCCGATCTAGCACGGAAGCTGGGGCAAGGGGGGGTCTCTTCGGAGGCCCCCCTTCTCTTTGGGTACCTGGGTACCCAAAGGGTCATAGCTCACGTCCGATGCTCTCTGTAGCGTGCCCCGCATGCCGCTATCCGACGAGACCATCAACGAGCTGCCCCAGAACGTCATCAACGAGATGGCGATCCTGGAAGACCGCGCGCTGTGCGCCGAAGGCCAGCTCATACAGAAGACCCGGCGGCTTGCCGAGCTGACGGATGAGGTCGCCAAGCTCCGCGGCGAGATCGGCCTGCTGCTCGACCTCGCCACCACCCTGCAGGAGTTCGCTCAGGCCATCGCCGAGACCGCCCGCATCGAAGCGGCCAGGGTCGAAGAGCAGCTCCGTCACTTCCTGGTGGTGCAGGCCGGGTGACCGCCACGCTGCGCCTGTTCGTCTCCGAGCGCGACGCCGCCGAGGACCGGCGTCGCGCCAGGGTCGAGCAGGCGCTGGCGCAGCCGCGCTGCACAAGCTGCGGCCGGTTCGCCCGCGAGTTCTGGTTCGACTCCATCTGCCTGGACTGCATGACAGACGAGCGCCCCGCGATCCGGTTCAAGGTGGATCAGGCGCGCCGCTGGTACGCCGCCGTCGGCACATTGCGCTGAACCACCGCCCGGACAGGGGGTTACCATGCGCCCCAGATGGACCTCGTCACCATCGCGCGCGAGAACGCGACGCTTCGCGAGGAGTTCCTGCGCCGCGGACTGGTCACGGAGGACCGCCTGAACCAGCTCGGCTGGGTGTCGCACTCAGACCTTGACCTGTGGCAGGACGCGGGCGTGCTGGAGCTGGGCGTCCGCGGGCTGCAGGAGGCGTGGGGCCATAGCGTCCCCGGCGGCATCCGCGTCGGCGGCGGCGGCCGCCACGGCGCGTGGGGTCTCGGCGCCCTCAGCGGCGACGTCTTCAACCGACGGATCCTCCGCGGCCGCGGCGGCAGGTTCGCCGGGAGCATCGGCGGCAAGCAGGTCGCGCCCGGCGAGAAGCACAACCGGCGCATCGCGGCCATCCCGAGCCTGCCGCGCGTCTCACGCATCGAGCATCCCGGCGCGAAGGAGGGCGCGCCGATCGCGACGGTCAAGACCCGCCGCGGGATCGGGCCGTCCAAGAAGCTGAAGGTGTACGCCACCCCAGCGAGCCGCGCTCGGCCGGGGCTGCCCGAGCGGATGAGCGGCGAGCAGGCGCAAGCCGAGTTCGCCAGCCAGGCCGCGCCCGCCATCGGGCATCCCGAGGAGCTGCACGCGCTCGGGAAGGAGCGTCTCAAGCGCATGGCTGACGCGGAGCACAAGGCCGGTGTCAGCGCCTGGCGCGCCGGGGACGTCGCCGCCGCCAACAAGCACCACCGGACCGCGGGCGAGCACATGGCCTCGATCCACAATCCCGACGAGACGCTCAAGGCGGGCACCGCGGAGGTGTACGAGCGGCGCAGCAAGCGGCTGGAGAAGCGGATCTCGCGCCGGGTCGCGAAGGCCGGGAAGCAGAAGCGCACCCCAGCGGCCCGCCAGCCGCGCGGCGAGCACGACCTGAGCGCCGCCGAGGTTCACTTCAACGACGCCGGACGCGTCTCGCAGAAGACGCTGCTGGCCTACGTCGAGCAGGCCGCGACCAAGCCGACGACCGCGTCGATGTACCGCGACGCGAACGGCAACTACCACCCGTCCCGTCAGGCGTTGCACGCGGCGATCATCGACAAGCTGTTCCGCCAGCAGACCGACCAGGGCCTGAGCGGGACGGCGCCCGAGCTGAAGCCGCCCGCCGACGGCAAGCCGACCGTGCATTTCACCGGCGGCGGCTACGCCAGCGGCAAGGGCGGCGTCATCAAGCAGCTCAAGGCGAAGGGCGAATGGCCCGAGGACGCGATGCTGCTCGACCCGGACCTGATCAAGGCGGAGCTGCCCGAGTTCCAGCACGCCGCGATGGACGACCCGGAGGCGAACCTGCGCGTCTACACCGAGGCGTGGGACATCGCGCAGCAGGCGATGAAGCTGGCGCAGGAGAAGAAGCTGAACGTGGTGGTCGACGGGATCACGAACACGAGCCCCGACGAGGTCGCCAAGCGGCTGAAGAGCTTCACCGACGCGGGCTACGTCAACCCGCGGATCAGCTACGTCAGCGTGCCGACCGAGGAGGCGATCTCCCGGGCGAGAGCGCGGGCGGAGAAGGCTAAGACCCCGGCGGACCGGCGGATGATCCCGGAGACGATCATGCGGTCCGTCCACCGTGACGTGTCGGCGACGCTGCCGGGCGTCCTGCAGCGCGCGAAGGAGATGGGCGCGCAGGTGCAGGTGTACGACACCAACCAGGGGCTCGACGAGACGACCGGGCGGCCGAACGCGCCGAAGCTGGTGGCCGAGGCGATGCCGAACGGCCACATCCACTACCCGGACCCGGAGGGCTACCAGGCGATCCTGAACAAGGCGCAGGAGACGATCTCCGGCGTCCCGGACGTGCGGGCACCCGAGCAGGGCGCGTGGCGTACCGGCGGGCAGATCGTGAAGATCGACCCGGGCGTCGAGCGCAAGGTCGGCCAGGATCTGATGCGCAGCATGCCGAACGCGGCCGAGCAGAAGCTGCCGCAGCCGACCAGCGATCCCGCTGACCTGCTCAAGATCGCGGAGGAGAAGGGCCTGCCCGCGTACCGGGCGCTGCTCGATCTCGGCGCGGGGATTGCACAGGCGCTCGGCGGTGACGTTCACGACATCTCGGCGGGCAAGGACTTCAAGCAGGTCGGCGAGGACATCGCCAGCAACATGAGCAAGCCGCACGTGATCATCGCGCCGGTCAAGAGCATGCGGCGAGCGTTGGAGAAGGCCGCGGCGGACGGCACCCCGAACGACTTCTCTCACCTCCACGACGCGGTGCGCGCGACCGTGACCGTCCCGACGGCGCAGGATCTGCCGCACGCCATCGCGACGATCACCAAGGAGGCGGAGGCGCGCGGCTGGAAGGTGGAGCGCACCAAGGCGCGGCTGCTGAACGCGAAGGGCTCTAACCGGTCGGGCTCCAACGGCTACGGCGACACGACCCTGATCCTGCGCGCGCCGCCGGAGGCGGGCGGGATGACAGCCGAGCTGCAGATCAACACCAACCCGATGTGGTGGACCAAGGAGGTCGGGCCGGGCCACAAGTACTACGAGCTGGAGCGCCAGATCACCGGCCGCGCGATGGCCGAGAAGCGCAAGCCGACGCCGCAGGAGTCCGACCTGGTCGGCAAGATCCAGGAGGCCGCCAAGCCGCTGTATGACCGCGCGCACGGCGCGTCGCTGAACGGCGGCATCACCGGCAACGCCGGGGACGCCGTGATGGGCAACGAGAGCGATCGCGCGCAGGCGCAGAGCACCCTCAAAGAGCTGGCTGACCAGACGGCCGGGATGATGGGCGGCCCGCCGACGCCGACGTCGCAGCGTGGCCGCAGGCCGAGGGCGGCGTGATGGCACGCGACCCGCTCGTGCCCGCGGATCCCGGCAGCACGCAGGACAGCAGCGTCGACCCGTCGCAGACGATCCCGAACCGCGGCCAGCCGCAGGGCAGCGACGACTCCGCCTACGACGGCGGCGAGTACGAGTACTGGCTGCGTGACGGCGTCACGCCGTACCGGACGCTCGGCCCGGCCGAGGCCGACGTGTTCTCGCAGCACGACAACGGCTGGATGATGCAGCACACCGTCGCCCGCGACAGCCTGTGGCCGTCAGGCCCGGGCGAGGTCGCGGGCATGATCGGCGGACGTCACCGCCTGACCGAGCCGACGAAGGGCGCGGCGCCGCTTGACCCGGGCCCCGGCGAGGACTTCGCGCCGGTCGAGTCGCCTGACTACATGGCCGAGGCCGACTCCGGCGGCGACCTGCCGCAGCCCGACGATGACGCGACGAACGTGGCGCAGCCGCCGCCGTCCGCGCAGGCCGACGGCCAAGACCTTCCCTCCGGCGGCATGACTGAGGAGCAGATCCGCGACGCGGGCCTGCGCATCGACGTGCCGTTCGAGAGTCCGCTACCGGCGGACTTGAAGTACAAGGACACGGGACAGCAGGCGTGGACTCCGCCGCCGGGGTTCCGCCAAGGCCTGCCCCCGATCGACGACTGGCTCGCGGAGAGGCTTGGGGTGCCGCGAGACCTGGGAACGGAAGGGGCCGAGGGTGGCAGTGGCAGTGGAGATACCGGGGAGCCTGGCGACTGACTGCCCGCCGGGTCACCCGGACGAGTTCGTGGGACGGCCGGTCAACCCGGCCGAGCAGATTCGTGTTCTGCTGGTCCGCAAGAAGCGTCAGGGGATCACGGACTGGGGCCGCGTGTGGCCGTGGGCGGTCGGACGCGTGCGCTGGCCGCATGACCGCGAGGAGCGTCACGAGTGGAAGCGGACGATCATGTGGGCGGAGGTGGCGTTCCGGTCGGCGTACGAGGGCGAGCACGTCGTGGTGGACATGAGCGCGCTGATCATGTTTGAGGTGTCGACGCGGATCGTCGACGCGTAGGGCGCCCCCGGGCCAAGTGTCCATCTCGGTAACCCGGGAGCACCAGCCGCCACCGTAGCACATATCGCGTGCTATCCTCGGCAGCAATCGACCGAGGAGAACCAAGATGGCACACGCCTACCACGAATCGCTGTCGGGCTACGACCCGCGCCAGATCCTGTTCGACGGCTGCCGCGAGTGCGGGCACCGAGGCAAGGACGTCGAGGTTGCGCTCGCGAACATGGACAACGAGACGTTCGCTCGCGCCTGGAAGCGCGCGTATGACTGGCAGGCGTCCAGCGGTGGCGGCTACGACGCCACCGGCGATGTGAGCCTGGCCGAGACGGCGGTCCTGAGGGCGCTGTGGGGCGTTCAGGTGCTGCTGCAGCGCCAGGGCTACACGCTTGACGGCGACCTGCCGCGGCGGGAGATCCGGTTTTGACCGAGCGCGAGATCCTGCACGCCCGCCAGCAGGCGCGTCAGCAGCTCCTGGAGGAGCAGGCCGAACGTCAACGTCTGCGGGCGCCCGAGCCCGTCGAGTGGCACGGCGAGGAGCTGCCCTACGACGACACCGACGCCGACGTCGAGCGCGTGATCGTCGCGATCGCGGTCGTGATCCTGGTGATCGTCGCGCTGGTGTTCGGTGCATGGCCGTTCTGGATCGGCATGCTCGCGGCGGTGATCGTGGTGCCGCCGCTGGTGGTGCGCGCGTCACGTTGAACTTTTCGGAAGGGATGTCAGGTTCTGCGTCGAACTGACGACTACAGGATCAGACCCCGACCGAGGAGACCTGATGTTCACCAAGCCACGCAGTGCCGTCGAGCTGTTTCAGGAGTTCAAGCTCGACTACGAGGCCGCGCTCAGCCCGTGCATGATCTGCCTGTTCGAGAAGTGCCCGGAGGAGGAGCAGGGCAAGCTGGAGGCGTTGCTTGATGCGTACGACCTGTTCCCGTCGCCGCCGTACTCGCCGGTGCAGCTCCGCCGGATCGAGGAGAAGATGGCGCCGCTGATCGACCGGGCGATGGCCGACCCGGCGGTCGTCGCGTCCGAGGATCAGCGCGAGGCGCTGTGGCGCGACACCGCCTGGTGGAAGAAGACGTGGAGCCGGGCTCGCTTTCGCGGTTTCGTGTGGAAAATGCGGGTTCGGCAGGTGGGCCGCCGCAAGCCTTGGGAGTAGGCTGGCGGCGCTTCGATGCGCCGCTCCTCCTTCCTCCGGTTCGTGTACGTGTTCGGGACGTTCGCGGCGGTGCTGTACATCTGCGCGCACTTGAGCTAGCGCACGTCGTGTGCTATCCTCTAGGTGGAGCCTGGAGGCTTCACTTCCCCGACCGAGGAGGCCACATTGACGAGCGCGACTCGCGCCATCAGCACGGCCGCCGAGTGGGACTACAACGGCTACTTCGGCGCGGACCGCACAGTCACGCTGATCCCCGGCGAGTTCAACGCCGACGCCACCGACGTGTTCACCCGCGGCCACTGCCACAGCCTGGCGCTGGCGATCCGAGAGCTGATCCCCGAAGCGGAGCTGTTCGGCGTGTACGCCGAGGGCGAGCTGTGGCACGTGTTCGCGTGGATCCCCGGCTTCGGATACCTGGACGGTAAGGGGCTGGCCGAGACCGAGGAGGAGATCCTGGCCGGGTACGCCGTCGCCGAGATCCACTGGGTCGAGGACGAGGAGCTGGAGGATTTGGAGGAGCGCCAGGAGTACCGGCGCCGCCGGGTCGACGACGCGATCCCCTTCGCCCGAGCCCTGATCAGGCAAGTCGGCCTGACGGAGGTGGTCGCGGTTGCGTGATGTCCGTGGCGGCCGGTAGCGTTCAGGTTGCGGTATGGAGCAGCGGCAGCTCGCCGAGGCGCTCCGCACGCCACGGAGATCGTGGGTTCGAGTCCCACTACTAGCCCGGAGAGGGTCGGACCAGTCCGACCCTCTTTCTTGCGGGGCTCGCGCATAGGATTGTTCGGCCGAGCGCGCTGCCCTGGGGGCGCTCAGGGCGGAGGCGTCGCACGCCCGGCCGAGCTTTTGCAAGATCCTCCTTAGATGAACGGTACCCGGGGGCTGAAACTTCTCGCTAAATGCGAGGACGCTCACATCTGGAGCTAGCCGCGGCGCCCTCCCGGTGGCAGTATGCGGGGCGTCCGGACGACAGCGAGAAGGAGCACGTATGCGGGTTGCAGAGATCGACGCCATGATGGCCGCCGGGATCCCGTTTGAGCGGATCGAAGCCGAGATCGAGTGCATGCAGGAGCCTGACGTCATCAAGAGCGCGCTCTGGCTGTATGCGTGGACGGAGTCCGATCGGCCGTCCCGGCGCCGCGCTGTCGGCGAACTGCTCACCGGGCTGGGGCTCTCGACCTAGCGCTCATCGTGTGCTATCCTGTAGGTGGGCCCGGAGAGGGCTCACGACCGAGGAGACCGATGAGACAGGAAGCGACACAGCCGCAGCGAGAGTTCATGGAGCGCCTCGCGCTGGAGCACGGGCGCGTGAACATCCGCGACGGGTTCGCCGACGGCCACATCGTGATGAGCGTCGAGTCCGGCGCCGCCTGGATCGTCCCCCAGTACGGGACGCCACGAGCGACCCTGAACCATTCGGTGCGCTGGAGCGAGGCCTACGATGCCTAAGCCCAGCACCGGCAAGTACGACTGGTGGCCGGTCGGACCGCGGCAGTTCATGGACCGGCGAATGGCGCTCAAGCGCGACGTCGGCATCGTCCGCTACGCGGTCCGCGCCTATCGCGGCGTGATCGTGCGTCGCGGCGCCGACGGCAAGGCCGAGTACGACAAATGTCCGCACGCCCATCAGAAGCAGGGCGCGGCACGGAAGTGCGCCGAGAAGGAAGCGCGGCGCCGTAACCGAGAGGCCAGGAAGGCCACATCACCGACCGAGGAGAAGCCATGAACTTAGGCTTTGGATACAGCCGAGGTGTCCCGGAGGACATCACCACAGCATGGGGCGCGCGACTGATCGCCCCGAACGATCTCCTGCACGACCGCCAGGACTTGAAGGCCGAGTCTGATGAGGCCAAGCAGGAGCTGATCGCCTGGCTCAACGGCGAGCCGAGCGGCCAGGGCGCGATCAGCAGGGCGCTCAAGGCGCTGAGCGAGCAGGCCTCTGAGCTGCGCTACCGCGAGGGTGAGTTCACCGTCTACGAGGACGAGGACGGCATCGTCGTCGGCAACACCCAGCAGAGCGGCGGGTACGTCTACGTCGCCGGTTGGTTGAAGCCTGACCGGCTGTCGGCCGAGGCGCGCGAGCGGCTGACCGAGATCCGCCGGATGACCGAGATCGGACGTACGCACGAGGATCTCAAGCAGGGGTGGTACGAGCTGATCCGCGGCGCCATCCCGGCGGAGCGCTGGGAGAAGGCGTACGGCTGGACGGCCGAGCAGGCCGCCAGCATGGACAACAGCAGCACCGAGGTGCGGCTCTTCCACGTCGCCACCGACGGTACGCGCCGGGAGATCGGCGAGAACGTTGACGTCGGCTACGAGTTCGGCTACGGCGGCACCGGCCCGCACGTCAGCGCGGCCGCGATCGTCCGTGACGTTGCAGGCGAGGGGTCCGACGCGGCGCGTCTGCGCGAGCTGGTGCCCGAGGTGTTCGGTCGTGACGCCGGGCACGACGACGAGCGCGTCGTGATCCGGGCCGCCGACGTCGCCGCCCGGCTGCGCGAGGCAGCGGCGGCGTGACGTGTAGGTGCGGACGCCGTGACGCATGGCGCGTCACGGCGTACCGCTGCAACTACTCGGCGTTCAACGGCTACCACTACACGCCGAGCGACTACAGCGAAGTGACGTGCAGCGAGGACGCCGGGGGCTGCGGCAGGCGGTGGCGCACCAAGGCGCGCTACGTCGAAGAGCTGCCACGGATGGCGCGTAGCTCACGTTAGACGTTAGGGGACGCTACACTGGGTCGGCGTACCCGACCCGAGGAGGACAAGAATGCCCAGTGCGATGCAGGACGCGCCCGCCCAGAACGGCAGCGCGCCCCAGGTCCCGCACGCTGCCGAGATCGTCCAGCAGCTCCGCGCCCTGATCGACGAGCGACGCATCCGGCTCGCCGAGCTGGACCAGGAGCGCGACCGGATCAACGCTGAGGTGAAGGCCTACGAGCAGGCGATCAAGCCGCTGACCGGAGAGCAGCCACGCAAGCGCGGCCGAGCCAAGGCCCAGCAGTCCGGGAACCTGACGAGGGTCGGCACCGATCGCCTGGAGGAGCTGAAGAACTTCCTCCGCGCCTACGGTGCCGATCACGACGAGTTTCGGCAGGTCGACATCCGCGCCGCGATGGGTCAATGGGCGGACGGCGCCAAGATCAGCTCCGGCGCGAGCGCCTCGGCGTTTGAGACGCTGCGTCAGGAGCCGCACAACTTCTTGCGCATCGGCCGGGTGGACGGCAATTCGAAGTACTACCGGCTGACCCGTGAAGCGCTGCGGTCATGAGCGCGTCGCGCAACGGCCGGGTCGACATGACCCTGCTGGGGATCTCCGACGCGGACATCCTCGGCATCCTTGATGACCTGAGCGACGAGAACGGCTGGGCGACGACGATGGCGGTCCGCGTTCAGCTTGGCGAGGACCCGTGGGTCCCGTCCACGGGCGAGCATCGCTCCGGCGTCGGCATTCGACTGGCATGGCTGCGGCGCTACGGCTGGCTGGAGAAGGGTCAGCGCGAGAAGATCGACTCCGACGACGAGCGCGGCTGGCGCTGGTCGCAATCCTGGCGGCTCACCGCGATGGGGCAGGCGCTGCTTGACCACCCGGAGCTGAACCGGACTGTCGAGAAGGCGCTGGCCGGACTGAACCCCGCGCAGCGGCTGCGGATGGTCCGGGAGCTGGGGGAGTCGGGGTTCGGTGCAGCGCCCGAGATCCAGTCGGCGCTACGTCGGCAGTGGCGACGCTCAATGCGCCTGCGCGCATGACCAACGCCTGCTACTGCCTGTGCGGGATCAACCACCCGTCAGTCCCCGGCCTGTGCGGCGCGGTCGCCGAGACGAAGGTGTACTTCTGGGTCGGCGAGGAGCCCGAGCGCGAGCGGGTCGCCATACCGATGTGCTCGCGCTGCGCGGCCGCGACGCTGGCGCACAGCCCGGGAGCGTCGACGACATCGTCATGAGGCTGGGGGCTGACACGGCCGTACGCTTCCCATGTGTCGGTCTCCGCACCCCCGCCTGCCGCTCCAGCCGCGCCTCCGCCCGGCGGCGGCACCGGTACGTGGAGCGCGCAGCTTCACCCGCGCGGCCGCGGCGGGAAGTGGATCGTCTCGCACGGCGCCGGGTACGGGCCCGCCGGGGCTGACCAGACCACCCAGCAGCTCCAGCAGCGCCTGAAGCAGCTCGGCTTCAATGTGCCCGCTGACGGCAAGTACGGGCCGCTGACCCAGCAGGCCGTCAAGGCGTTCCAGAACCGGTACGGGCTGACTCCCAGCGGCAGCGTCGACGCCGCGACGATGGAGGTCTTGCAGAACCCGCCCAGCCAGACGCTCAAGCAGGTGCAGACGGGCATGGCGGCCACCAAGAAGGCGGCGTCTACGGCCGCTCGCAAGACCGCCACCGCCAAGGCCAGGGCCAAGTCGAGCCAGCGTACGGCCAGGATCCGCGCGGGCTCAGGCAGCCCTACGCGGGCTCTGAACAGCACCGTGCAGGGGCCCGGCCATCTCGGCCAGGGCAACCTGCAGCAGGGCGCGGGCCTGACCGGCACCGCCAGCCCCGCGGTCTCCAACCTGCAGGCGACGCTCACCGCCGCCGGATACAAAGTCAACAAGGACGGGCGCTTCGGCCCGCAGACGGAGGCAGCCGTGAGACAGCTTCAGCAGGCGCACGGGCTCGCCGTTGACGGCGTCGTCGGACCCGAGACGAAGGGCCTGCTGATCGGGCTGGCGGCAAGCACCGCCAAGACGACGACGAGAGCCAAGCGCTCCGCCCGGATCACGAGCAAGTCGATCCCCGGGCAGCCCGCCGTCCTGCGCACCGCGGCGGGGACGCCACGTCACGGCAGCCGCAGCGCCGGGAGCCGCATGAAGCTGACGCCGCCGAAGAAGGGCCCGGGGATCCTGAAGTACTCGGCGGAGGTGCCGACTGAGCAGCCCGGGCTGGAGGAGACGACGGTCGCGTTCGGCTACGGCGGTCAGCCGTCGATGTCGATCAAGGATGCTCGCGATCAGGAGCCTGCCTACGACCAGCCGGTGTGGACCCGAACCAGCGTTCAGACTGACATCCCGGACCTGACCATCCAAGACGGCCGCGAGCCCTCCCCGCCGACACCGAAGCAGGGCGAGATCCTCGTCGACGGCCGCGAGCCGTCACCGCCGACGCTGCCCGGCCAGATGCTCGTCGACGGCCGCGAGCCCCCGCCGCCGCAGCCGACCGGCGACCTGACGATCCCGGACGGGCGCGTTCACGTCCAGACGATGACCCGGCTCGCCGAGGCCGTGCTGGCGCGCAGGGCCGCCAAGACCGGCGACGAGTTCGTGCGCGCCCGGGCTCGCGAGCGCGTGCTCCGCCAGCAGCTCGCCGAAGCCGGGCTGTACAAGGAGGCGCTTCACCCACGCGGCCGCGGCGGGAAGTGGATGCAGGCGCAGCGTGACCGGGTCGCGCCGTACTTCGATCTGACCAAGCCGCACGAGATGGTGCCCGTGGACGCGCTGCGGCCGACCAAGGAGGACCCGGAGTCGAGCTACCGCAACGCCGCGAAGCGGATGGACGACGCGGCGCGAGGCGGGCTGGCGAAACGCAAGCCGGTGACCGCTCAGCGCGGCGCTGGCGGCAGGCTGCTGCTCGTCGACGGTCACGCAACCGTGGAGGCACTCAAGCGCAAGGGCATCACGCACGTTCCGGCCGAGATCCGGCCGCGCGCCACGCCGCTGAACCCGAAGACCACGCACGAGGCGATCCGCGAGCAGGAGCGGCTGGAGCGGGCCGCGATCGAACAAGAGAGCAAGCGAAGGAGAGCACGATGACCCTGCTTGAAGACCGATTGCAGGAGGCCGTTGACGCGCGCAAGGCGGCGGCCAGCTCGACCGAGTTCGTGCGCGCCCGCGCTCGCGAGACGTACTTCCGCCGCCAGCTTGAGGAGAAGCAGTTCACCGCCGCGCGCCGCGAGACGCTCGCCAAGAAGGGGAAGGCGATGCCGCACGGCGGCTTCCCGATCGAGAACGGCGCGGATCTCTCCAACGCGATCCAGGCGCTCGGCCGCGCGAAGAACCCCGAGGCGGCGAAGGCGCACATCATCAAGCGTGCGAAGGCGCTCGGACTGACCAGCAAGCTGCCGGACTCCTGGAACGTGAGCTGATGCCGTACGCCTGCCGCGGCAACGACGTCATCCGCTCCGACACCGGCGCGGTGGTCAAGCATCACTCAACGCACGCGAAGGCGCTCGCGCACCTGCGCGCGCTAAAGGCCAACGTCGAGAGTCAGGAGGCCGAGTGGCGCTGGCTGGATGAGCACGCCGAGGAGTGGCTGCCGACCGACGAGCAGCTCGCGCTGGAGGAGTCCGAGAAGACGGCCGGGTACTCGGTGACCAAGTCGCCGTTCTCGGCGAGCACCACGAGCAACTGGATCGCTCGGCTCGGGGGGCTCCCGGCCTACATCCAGAACGTGGCCAAGGGGATCATGAAGCGGGGCAAGACCGAGTCGCAGGCGATCCAGATGGCCATCGGCGTGATCAAGAACTGGGCCAGCGGGCGCGGCAAGGTCAGTGCTGAGGTGCGCGCGGCGGCAGCGAAGGCGCTCGCCGCCTGGGAGGCCCTGAAGGCCAAGAACGCGGCCAAGAAGGGCGCCAAGAAGGCCGCATAAGCGCACGACGTGTGCTATAGTCGTAGACGTCAGGTGAGGAGTTTCTCCCTGATTGGCGCGAGTCGCCGGTGGGCCCCAGAGGCTTCGACCCCAGGCATGGGCGAGCAGGCCCGGCGCCAGACTCGCAGCCCCAACGGGTGGCTGACAGCAAGCCCGCTCTGACCCCTGGTCCGACCGACTTACCAGGCTGAGAGATGAGCGGGCTTCGGGCTATCTAGCGCACGTTGTGTGCTAGAATGGAGGTGCGGCCACGAGGCCGTGATCCCCGACCGAGGACACGATGACCACCGAGAAGACGTTCACTATCACCTGCCAGCACGGCAAGTTCGCCAGTCGCTGGGTTGTGAAGGCGTACTGGCTCGGCGCGGAGCGTGTCGTGTACGAGAGCCCCAGCGTCTACGCCTGCTGCCGCTGGGTCGCCAAGCAGAAAGAGGAGGAATGATGAGCTACGCCCCCGAGTTCGTCGCTGACGCCAGCGGCACGTGGGCCGGTAACGCGCTGCGGTTCGCCACCATGCTGGAGGCCGAGCAGTATGCCTTCGACCTGTCGATGCGCTGGACGCTAGTGCGCGATACGCGCGTCGTCGAATCCGACGATCCCGTCAACTACGCCATCGTCGACGGCGTGCTCAACAGGATCGAGGCAGGCTGATGGGCTTTCTAACTCGCGCGCTCGTGCCGCGAAGTGTCCGACGCGCGGCACATCCTGTGCGGACCGCGAAGCGCGCCGCCACGCCTAAGACGATCAAGAAGGCGCGCCGCGCCCTCAGCCCGATCGACAACGCGATGTACGACGTCGAGCGCAAGCTGAACACGAAGTCGCCCAAGCAGAAGCGGCAGGCGACACGCCCGAGCCGCAAGCATGGCGGGGCCTACATAGGCGCGTGGGTCGAGGACCGGGGCACCGGCATGCGCGGGCGAGTGACCGAGCTGCTGGACGACGGCTCCGTGGTGACGATCTGGGAGGACGGCGAGATGAGGACTGCCCGTGCCGACTAGCGCACAGAACGACCGCTTCGACGCGGCCGTCGACCGGCTTGACGACCGGTTCGTCGCACGCGTGCTCGGGCTCGGCAGCTACGGCGCCGACTATGAGGCGATCGTCGTGCGCTTCGACAGCCTCCCGCAGGATCGTGCTGAGCGGATTCTGCGGGCGCTGGAGGGCGAGGCCCGCCGGATCCAGGGCCTGTGGTAACGCACGATGTGTGCTACAATGAGGGTGCGGTCAGGAGAGACCGCAAACCGACCGAGGAGCAGACTTGACCACCACCCTGCAAGCCGTTTACGAGCGCCAGCAGGCTGCCGATAACGCGCGCTGGGATGTCAGCGAGACCTACGAGCGCGTGTACTGGGAGCTGGACGCCCGGGCGCGTGAGCGGGTCAACGTGTACGAGCATCCCGACGTCGCCGCCGCCCAGCGCGTCGCTGACAAGCTGAACACTGAGGTCGCCGCGCTCCGCGAGGAGGTCGGCGGACGCGTGTTCCGCGTCGTCGACAGCAAGCTCGACGAGCTGCGCGCCCGGATCGAGAAGCTGAATAAGAAGGCCGCCAAGTACGAGACCGAGCCGGTCACGCTGATCGTCTCCGACGAGCACGACCAGCAGGTGATCCGCGAGGCCCGCCCCGCCGGGGACGCGGTCGAGGCCTCCCTGGAGGCCGTCGAGGGCACCCGCCACTACACCGAGCGGATCGTCGACTACACGTTCGTGGTGGTCGACGGGCCCAGCGCGGTGATCGAGGGCTGGGTGTTCGTGGCCACGCTGGACCACGACGCCGACCAGGGCGCTGACGAGAGCGTCGGCATCCGCCGGGCGCCCGTGGGCACCAACCTGATCAACCGGGTCGGCGCCGAGGCCGCTGCGGCGGTCGAGGCGGCCGACCTGACGAGCTACCGTCACGCGCGCGCTGACTGCGATCACTGCGGCTGGAAGCGGCGCCGCAACCAGACCTACGTGCTCTACGAGCTGGCCACCGGCGCGCTGCGCCAGATCGGCTCGACGTGCCTGAAGGACTACACCGGCGCCAGCTCCGCTGAGCGGGCCGCCTCGTGGGCCGAGTGGCTGGAGGCCCTGTACAGCGACCTGGGCGGCGGCGAGTACGGCGAGCCCGGCGACGGCGGCGGACGGATCGCCTTCCGGACCGACGACTTCCTGGCCAACGTGGCAGCGGTCACCCGCGAGAACGGCTGGCGATCGCGCTGGAGCAAGGACGGCTACGGCGGCTTCGAGCGCAACCACGACGCCACAGCCGACCAGGCGCTGGCCAACATGAACGCCCGCAAGCCTGACATCAAGGTCACCGACGAGGACTGCGAGGAGGCCCGGATCGCGCTGGAGTGGGTCCGCGACGACCTTGCCGAGCGCGACGAGCTGGACGAGTTCCAGCACAACCTCGCGACCTACTGCCGCGCGGACTACCTGCCCGCCAAGGGCGACGGGTTCGTGGCCTACGCCATCGAAGCGCGCAAGCGCGAGATCGGGACGCGGCTGGAGTACGAGCGCAAGGAGCGGGTCGCGGTCGAGTCCGAGTGGATCGGCGAGCCCAAGCAGCGGATCAAGGGCCTGGTCTTCACCGTCACCTTCACCAAGGTGATCGACGGGCTCTACGGCGCCAAGCAGCTCACCAAGGGCCACGACGCCGACGGGAACCTCCTGATCTGGTGGGCGTCCGGCGGCACCTGGCTCGACCAGGGTCACACCTACGAGCTGACCGCCACCGTCAAGGCCCACGACCGCGACAGCTACCAGAATGACGCGAAGGTGACCGAGATCACCCGGGTCCACGGGCCCTCCGTCACGGACATCACCGTGTGCGAGACGTGCGGCGAGCGACTCCAGCCCGACCCCGAGAAGGCGGGCTCAAGCAAGGCCGAGATCTGCGCCTGCACCATCAAGGCGCGGGAGGAGGAGGACGCGAAGCGGGCCGCTGAGGAGGCGGCCTTTGACGCTGAGCACGCTGAGCTGCGCGCGATCTACGACCGCGTCCGCGGAGACAACCAGAGCATCTGGCGGCACCTGAAGTTCGGGAGCTTCGTCGCGACCGCGAAGAACGACCCCGAGCTGGTCGAGGCGCTGGTGAAGAGCCTGGACGAGAAGGCAGCAGCAACGACCGAGGAGACACGATGACCACGACCGAGAACACGACCGTCACGATCGGCCGGATCACCTACGAGGTGACCGCCACCGGCGACGAGAACACGCCGTACGAGCTGCGCGGACCGCGCGGCGCGCACTACGGGCTGATGCGCAACGTGCCCCGACCCGAACTGCTGTTCCTCTTCAACATGAGGGGCTTCACGCGGGGCACGCCCGACGCCTGGTTCACCGACCGGAGCGGGACACTGGAGCTGCTGCGATGACCGATGAACCGTTCAGGATCGGACCCGACTATCTCAACGAGGTGCTCGACGCCGCTGACGTGAAGGGCGTCACGATGACGAAGGACTGGCGCGGGCAGCTCAAGCTCGACACCGAGCTGTCATCGACCGAGGTGATCAACCTCCTGATCAGCGGCCTAGCCCTGCTGTACGCCCGGCTGACCAAGGCGCGTGACGAGCTGGCCAGGACGCAGGAGGCAATCATCGGGGATGAGCCATGAGCAACCTCAGGCTGCTCTGGATCCGCAGCGCGACGGACCGCTACTCGCGTGACGCGGACGAGGCGTCCAACTGGTACGAGCTGCGCGAGGACGACGGCACGCTGATCACCGAGGGCGACGACCACGACATCCTGATGGCGCTCGCGGACCGCGAGGGCGTCGAGATCGACTACGGCCCGAACACCGGCGCCGGGCGACGGCGGGCTGAAGGATGAGCCGGATCCTGGCCCGGAAGCAGGAAGCGATCATCGGTGACGAGCCATGAGCCGCATTGTTGCTCGTGTGCTCGCGCTGGTGGCTGACGCGCTCAAGCTGATCGCCGCCGGTGGCTACGCGCAGGCGGCGGGTAGCTTGCGCCAGGCCGCCAACCAACTGGACGAGCTGTCATGAACGCCGCTCGGGTCCCGGCATCACCGCGGTGACTGCTGAACCTCGGCGCACACGGCGAACGCCGTGACCTGCCACGCGAGCGTGGCGCCGTGGCTGACTACGCCGATCAGCCAGCCGCGGTCGTCGGGCGCAGGGCCGTCGGCCTGAACGACGAGGTGTGGGTCGGCGGGCTGGTTGGAGAACCCGCCGGAGATCGCGGCCATTCCCCCCGGGCAGTCCACGGTCAGCAGCTTGGCCGGTGTCGTGTCGGGCCCGTCGACCTGCTTGACGACGGTCACGCTGGAGACTCCCGCTGAGCCCTGGGGCCCGGCTACGCCCGGCGGCCCCTGCGGCCCGGTGTCGCCCTTCTCGCCCTTTGCGCCACGGATGCCCTGGATGCCCTGGGCGCCCTGGTCGCCGGTCGCGCCGGGTACGCCCTGGTCGCCGGTCGCGCCCGTCGGACCGATCTCTCCGGTGGCTCCAGCCGGGCCGGTGGTGCCGGGCACGCCTGCGGCCCCGGTGGCGCCAACCGCGCCGGTGGCGCCGGGTGCGCCCGCCGCTCCAGCGTCGCCCTTCGCGCCCTTGGGCCCGGCCGGGCCCGGCGGCAGGGCCGCGGGGTTAGAGCCCGGCTGCCCGGGTGCGCCGTCCTTGCCGTTGGCGCCGGGGACGCCCGGTAGGCCGCGCTCGCCGCGCAGGTAGAGGTAGATGTCGTTGCTCTTGTCGTTGGCGGAGCTGGCGGTCTTGTGCGCGTGATCGGCAGCGAGCTGGGCCGCGTCGGTCTGATCGCGGGCGACGCGTCCGGCCAGCAGCAGCGCCGCGCATGTGAGTAGGGCCAGGCAGCCGAGCGCGAGCCAGGTGCCGAGGAACCGGTGGCGCGAGTAGCGCAGCACCTGCTTGTTGAGGGCGGCGAGCTGTTGGAGCGGGTCGGGCGGGGGGTCAGGGGTCGCCATCGCTGGTCTCCTTGGGGTCGAGTCTGCGCATCTTGCCGCCCAGCATCGCCTGCGTCTCGGCCAGTTGGCGCCGCGCCTCGCGCAGCTCGCCGGTCAGCTCGGTGTTGCGCTGGTGCTCCTCATCGCGCTGCGTGCGCAGCTCGGCGGTGAGCGCGGTCATCTCGCTGACGATGGTGTTCTGCTGGGTGAGGACGGCGGTGGTGTCGTCACGCCGCCAGCGCAGCGCGGTGAAGATCAGACCCGCTACACCGGCGACACCGATGGCGATAGACACCAGGGAGGGGACGTCTATGGCAGCGAGGATCGGCATCACCTCACATCGTCCCGGCCAACCCGGGACAGCCCGGAATCCGAATCCGGGAGGCGCCCAGACCGGCTGTAGGCTCCGGTCTGTGTCCAGCGAAGGAGACCCCGTGAATGAGATCGAGCGGCTGCTGGAGCGTGGTGCTGTCCTCCTGGAGCCTGCCGGGCCGATGCTGCCGACCGAGTACGGCAAGCGTTGGCTGGAGCGGATCTGGACCGACCTCGACCGCCACTCCAACACGATCCGCGACGTGGCCAAGCTCGCTGAATGCGAGCGGACGGAGGCCGGGTGGGAGAGCGAAGCGCAGCGATGGGCGGCGCTGGAGCAGCTCCTGACCGACGAGGGCGTTCCGACCGCGATCAGCTCGGGCGTCTCGCAGTACGGGATGGCGAAGCTGATCGACCACCTGAACGGCAAGACGGCGTTCACGATGCCGGTCACGGTGGCGATGGCGCTGCTGACGGCCGCGCCGACCTCCACCACCACCGGCGCCACGGGCGTGGAGGCGACCTATACCGGCTACGGCCGTCAGACGATCGCTGGTGCCGGATGGAACGCTGCGACGGCCGCGACGCCATCGGTGGGCACCAACGCGTCGACGATCACGTTCGGCAACTGCACGGCGGGCACGAGCACGCTGCTCGGCTTCACCCTCGATGATTCGGCCACGGTCAGCGCGGGCAACGCGCTGTGGTACGGGACGCTGACCTCGACGGTCATCTCGACCACGCAGACCCCGCCGACGGTCGCGGCGGGTGCGCTGAGCACGTCCATGACCGGGACCTAGAGGGGAGCGACGATGGGCGAGATCTACACCCACCCGGACACCGGCGAGGAGGTCGAGATCCCCGACGGGGCGGAGATCACCTACGTCGGCAAGGGCAAGGACGCCCAGATCGCCGGGTGGTCAAACCCGCCCGACACGGCCGAGGGCGACCTGCACCCCGACCAGGTCGAGGACTACGAGCCGCACTTCGACCGGGCGAGCATCCAGCGTCGCGTGCTCGGCTACATCACCGATGACGACCACGTCGGCCGTGGGCCGCGCAACACTGCCGACCGGCTGAACCAGGAGCTTGACGAGGATCCGTTCTCGCCGTACGTCGCTGACGACGATGATGTCCAGGCCTACCTGGATGAGTTGGTCGAGGCGGGGCTGGTCGAGGACCGCGGCGACGGCACCTACGGCGTCACCGAGCCGGGGCGCATCGAACTCGTCAACTAGGAAGGGGCCGTCATGGTCACCGCTCGCTTCGCTGACGGCACGGCTGGCGTCTACAACACCGTCACCGAGGCGCTTGACCAGGCGTCCGCGGACCAGATGCTAGGCACGGGTGACCTGCAGGACGTGATCGACGGCGGCCCGTACGACGATCCATTCTCCGTCGCCAACCCGACCATCGTGGCGACGCCCGCCGATCTCGCGACGCATTACACGACGTGGTCGCAGGCAAACGGTGAGGTCGGCGGCCGGGTGATGCCCGTCAACCTGATCGACGCCTCCGGGGTGTACTGATGAGATGGACCCGCGAGCGGGGCGCGCTCGTCCCGGTCGTCGAGGATCTGGTCGCGTCCGATCTCCTGCGCAAATGGGAGGCGTTTGATCTGAGCCGTGAGCGCGATTGCCAGCGACGCGAGTGGGGGCGGACGCTTCGCGATGTTCTGCGCTCCGGTCGGCCGACCATGAGCGTGCCGGGCAACGCCTACTCCGTTGTCAGTCCTGTCTTCGCGGTGACCACGACCGCGAAGACGGCGGTCAACCTGATCACCGGGGCTTCCAACCAGCCGTCGATCGTCGAGTGGGGCGTTTCGTGCGACGGCACGAGCGGCAACCTGCTGATTGAGCTGTGCCAGTCGACGCAGGCGGGCGCGGGCACGCCGGGCTCCAGCCCGACCCCCACTCAGATTCGCGGCTGGCCCGCTCAGACGAGCGCGAACACGTGCAGCATCAGCTACACCGCCGAGCCGACCGTGCTCACGACGTCGGGCGTCAAACGCTGGCGCATCCCGCTGCCCGGCGGCCCGCTGGTCATCCAGTCCCCGCTTGGTCGTGAGATCACGGGGATCATCACCGCGGCGACGTCCGCGAAAGGACTCTGCCTCCGGCTCACCGCTTCGGTCGCGGCGAACGCCGACAGCTACGCGGAATGGGAAGAATGAGCGAGAACCACCCTGATGCGTCTGGGATGAGGCGAATCGGGACTAGCCGTAAGCAGGGCTAGGCTGTGGCGTTCGCGCTGGTCGGCGCGGCGGGCTGAGCGGTGGCCGCCCCTAGCGCTACCAACGTCGGCGTGCTGTCGGCCAAGGGCCTGAGCGCCAGTCCGGTTACGACAGCAGCAATCGGAACGGCAGCCAGCGGCGCGGGAGCCTATGTACTGCTGTTGCAAATGGCTTCGCCGACAGGCACTGGCACCTATACGGCCGTAAGTTGCACCGACTCGGCAGGGAATAGCTATACGGTGGCTGCGGGAACGCTGGCTGGCCCCAGCAACTCTGCAGGTCAAGCGGGCGCCATTCTGGTGAGCGGCTCGAATCCGAACGCGCTTCTGACGACCAGCACATTCACCGTGACTGCCACGGGCACGACGATCGGAAAATATGTTCTGCATGTACTCAAGATCGACGTGCCGCCTACTGTTGTCGCCGGTACGGGCGCGGCCGGAACGCTGACCGGCGGCTCGACGATAGCGGTCACGTCAGGGACGCCTGCTGCGAGCGGCGATTACCTTTGGCTCGGGACAATGGGTTGGGGTTCGAGCGGTCAAACCGCAACCATTTCGTCCACGGGATACACGCTCATTCCAACCGGCACGGCCGTCGAGGGGACCACGGGCGGCAGCGCAACGACCAACATCTCGGCGAAGGAGGGCTATCAGCAGGTCTTGGCTTCCGCGTCGCCGCAGACGTTCAATGGAACGCTCAGCGGCAATGCGTCATGTCCGGGGGCCTCGATTGTGGCGCTTAGCGTCGTCGCCGCTGCGCCTGCGAAAGTAGGCACGCCGATCGTTGTCAGCCAGGCCGTATCACGGGCGGCGACGAGATAGATGGCGCGCACCGGGCGCTCCGCACCGTCGCTAGGCCGGGTCCAGGTACTGCAGACGCGGCTGCCGCCGCCGCCGATCGCGACGCTCCAGGACGCGTTCGTCGGGTCCGTGCTCAACTCGTCGCTGTGGCAGGTCGAGAGCGGCACCGTGTCGGTCAGTGGCCAGTTGAACCTGACGGCGACCTCGGGGTACTCCGGCGTGGTGTCCAGGAATCGCTACCGGCTCACCGGCTCGGCCTTTCTGCTGCAGCTCACCCCGATGGCAGTGGGTAACGGCACGAACCAGGTCGGCTTCGGCCTACGACCCCACCAACTCGACAACAACATCGGTTCGCTCGGAGCCGACGTTGGTGGATCCGGCCCGCCCCCGACGCTCGAAGCCACCTACCGCGACACCAGCGGCACCCAGCACTTGGTCGGGGCGGGGATCCCGTGCCCCACCGGAGCCAGTCCGATCTGGCTGCGCGTCCGAGAATCCGCCGGGACGGTGTATTGGGACTGGTCGGCGGACAACCTGAACTGGACCAACGTCTGGAGCCTGGCCGACCCGTTCTCGACCGACGCGCTCTACGTCGAGATCTTCGCCGGGCACTACGGCGCCGAGACCGATACGATCGCGGCGCTCGACAACGTCAACGTTCTACCGGCGCTGACGACGCCAGTCGCTGCTGCGGCTACGGCGGCGGCGGCCTACGTGACCGGTGGCCCGGTGCAGCAGATGTTCCCGTCCGGCGACCTGACTGCCACCGGCTGGACGCCGTCGAGCGGCACGAGCCTGTCCGCGATGCTGAGCGACCAGGCCGACGCCACCTACGACTTCTCGCCGGTGTAATGGCTCGGCTGCTGACGTGCGGGTTTGAGGGCGGCAGCCTCGCCGCCGACGAGAACCTCAGCGGCTTCTTTGACTCCGGCCTGGGCGGCACCACCTACGCCTACTCGACGACCACCGTGCGCTCGGGCGCGCGCTCGTTGCAGCTTGGTGGCGGTGGCTCGCAGAACCTGGGCCTCAGCGCTGGGTCGGTCCTCACGAACACGTACTACCAGCGGCTCGCGATCTACCCCACGACGCGCGACGCGAGCGACTGGTATGTGATCCAGATCGCCGATGGCAGCACCGGGCTGCAGTTCACGGTCAAGCCCACCGGCGCGATGGAGGTCGAGAACTACAGCTCGAACGCGGCGGTCCTCACCGGCGTGGGCACGCTGGCGCTCAACACATGGACGGTGATCGAGTGCAGCTACGTGCCCGCCACGGGTGCGACGGTAGTACGCGTCAACGGGACGCAGGTGGTCTCGGGCACGATCGAGACCACCACCAACGCTGTCTGCTACATCGCCAATATGTTCGGCTCGGGCGTCGCGTTCGTCGACGACTGGGCCATCAACGACAGCACCGGCGCGAGCAACAACTCGTGGCCCGGTCTGGGGCGGACCGGCCCGATTGCCGAGGTGAGCCTCGCCGCTGGCGGAGCACCGTCCGCTCGCACCGCTCACTCTCTCGTGTTCCGGGGCCGGACCCAGACGCCCGCCACCGTGACCCTTCAGCTCGCGTTGATGGAGGGCGCCACGAACCGGTCGGGCACGCTGACGAGCGCTCCGCTGACCACCACGGTCGCCCAGTACGTCGTCCCGATCCCCGATGCGGTCGCCGCGTCGATCGCCAGCTACAGCGATCTGTCGGTGCGGATGTGGGGCTCCTCGGACGCCCCTGTCGTCATCGAAGTCGAGCAGCTCTTCCTCCAGGCGCCGCCCGTCGGCGGTCCGCAGGCGCTGACCGCATCGGCGACCGCCGCGACAGCCGCTTCGGCGGCAGTCATCGCGCCTTCGACCGCCTACCGCAACGCGATCCTGGCCGAGCCGGGGCTCGTGTCCTACTGGCGGCTCGGTGAGACGTCAGGGAACGTGCTCGACTCCAAGGACTCCAACCCGGGCACCACCGTCACAAGCATCACGCGCAACGTCCCCGGCCTGATCGTCAACAGCGGCGACGGGGCAGCGAGCACCGACGGGACGACCGGCCCGTACGTCCGGGTGCCGTACAGCGCGAACATGGACACGGGCGCGGAGCTGTCGGTCGAGTTCTGGATCAAGCCGACGGCGCTTGATGCGTCAAGCCTCATCTATCCCATCGGCCGAGATAACCCCAGCACCACGATCTGGTTCGTCCGTTACTACGCCTCCGGTGACGGTCGCTGGGAGGTAGACGTTGTCGACGCGAATAGCGTGACCACCGTCCTCACGTCGAAAACGGGCACCGAGGCGGCGGCGGCGGGCAAGCTGCAGCACATCGTCGCGACGTACAGCGCCACGGCCGGGCAACTCAGGCTCTTTATCAACGGCGTCTCGACCACCTCGACCCAGAACCGGACGCCCAACGCGAACGTCTTGGCGGCGTCGTCTGTCATCGACCTGTTCAGCGGCTGGAGCCACACCTCGACGCCTTCGATGAACGGCGTCCTCGACGAAGTGGCGGTCTACAACGCTGCGCTGACGCCCAGCCAGATCGCGAACCACTACGTGCTCGGGACCGGGATTCCGTACCTCGCGGCCAGCGCCTCGGGTGCCAGCCAGGCGACGGCGCTTGTCGCGGTGCTGGCCCCGGTGCTCGCAACGGCGACCAGCACGACGATCGCCGCGGCCGCGCTCACGGCGGCGGCGCGGATCACCGCCGCTGCCGTCACGCCGTCGGCTGCCCTAGCGGTCATCAGCGCCCCGACGAGCCTCGCGGCGTCCGCGGCCACCCCGACCGCGGCCACGGCGGCTGTTCTGGCGCAGGGCCAGTTGTCCGCGTCGGCCAGCACCGCGACGAGCGCTCAGGCAGCCGTCACGGCCGCCACCGTCGCTCCTGCCGCGTTGACCGCTACGGCCGCTGCCAGCTCCAGCGCGGTCGCGTCCGTGGCTGCGCTCGCCGTGCTCACGGCGACCGCTCAGGGAGCATCAGCGGCTGTCACTGCCGCCCGCGCAGCCTCGCAGCTCGCGTCGGTCGCGGCCGCGAGTACGGCGGCGCAGGCGCTCACGACCGCTTCGGCGAAGCTGACCACCAGCGCGCAGGCGACCGGAAGCGTCACCGCCACGATGCTGGTTCCGGGCGTCGCGCTCCTGACCGCTACCGCGCAGGCGGCGACGAGCGCGAGCGGCTTCACCACGGCGGCGGCGCAGCTCGGCGGCGCGGCCATCACCTACGACGCCGCGATCGCGCCCGACGGCCCGATTCACGCCTACCCGACAAACGAGAGCGGGGGGAGCGTATCCAGCGATTCGGTGGCGGGCGATAACGCCAGTTGGACGGGCACGTTCACGCTGGCGCAGGCCGGGCCGCCGGGGATAGGCAACGCCGCCGTCGCGGTCACCGGAGCGACTGCCCAGACATCGGTCGGCGAACTGTCTATCGACACGCTCTCGGAGGAGGTCTGGTTCAAGGTCGCCAACGCGTACGCGGCCGGTGGCGGTCTCATCCAGTTCGCAGATGTCACCGGGACCACGGCATACGACCGCCAGGTGTGGATGGGCAATGACGGGAAGATCTACTTCGGCTTCTGGCAGAGCGCCGGGGCGATCACCATCGGCTCGCCCGGCGCATATAACGACGGGCTCTGGCATCACGCGGTGGCGACGCACCTGTCGGGCGGCAACTGCAACCTGTATGTGGACGGCGTCCTGGTCGCTGGCCCAGCCGCCGCGACGGCCGCTGGAGCGGGCTACACCGGCTACTGGAAGTTCGCCAACGCCTATCTGCTGACGTGGGCGCCGCTGCCCACGAACGCGAGCATCACGGGTGCGGTCGCCAAGATGGCGATCTACAACAGCGCGCTCTCGGCCGCGCGGGTGGTCGCCCACTACAACGCGGGCGTCACCGCGGGCGTTGGCGGCATAGCGGTCCAGGCGACGACGAGCGCTCAAGCGACCGTCACGGCCGCCGCCGTCACTCCTGCCGCGATCACCGCCACTGCTGGCGCTGCTGCTGCTGCCAGCGCCACCACGACCGCACCCGCTCGGCCCACGGCGACCGCCCAGGCCCCGACGGCCGCAACGTTGACGGTCCTCACCGCTCAGGTCGTGTCCGCGACCGCGCAGGCGAGTGCCCAGGCGACGACGACGCTGACGGCGGCGGCGCGGATTACGGCGAGCGCGCAGGCCATTGCGGCGGCCGCCGCAAATACGACCGTCGCCGCAATCTTGACCGTTCCCGCCCAGACGGCGACCCAGGCGACGGCCTCCTCTACCGCTCAGGCAGCGCTGGCGGCTGCGGCTGCGGCCGCGACCGCTGCGAGCATCACGCTGACCGTCCCCGGCGTCGCGTTCCTGACGTCGACGGCGGCTGCCGCTACAGCCGCAACGATGGTCGTCAGCGCTGCCGCTGGGCTGACCCCCACGGCCAGTACCGCCGCGCAGGCGGTCGCTCTCGTGACCGCGAGGGCCACTGTGGTCAACAACGCGGAGGGTGGCGGCGTTGGCGTGACCGTCACCATCGGCAACTCGGGGGGCGCATCCGGCAACGCACCCGACGTCGTCGACATCGGCACCGGCGCGGCGCTCACCTTCGACAACACGCATGTCGCTCACGGTCGCCTGGCGTACAAGTTCTCCACCGGGGCGACCGCCGCGCTCTCGCGACTCCAGTGGAACGTCTCTATGGGCCTTCAGGCGAAGGCGTGGTTCCGGACCTACGTCTGGGTGGATGCATGGCCAGCGGCAACGATTCGGCTGATCAACATGGATCAGGGCACCACTGCCTGCTGTGTGGTGGTGCTCCTGAGCAGCGGCAAGATGCAGGTCAGGACCGGCAGCGCTGGCACCCAGACGATCACCACCACCAACACGGTGCCGACCGGCGCCTGGTTCCGGATCGAGGGCTTCTGCATCGGAGATCCGGCCCTCGGTCAGGTCGAGCTGAAGCTGTTCACAGACCCGGACAGCCCGACGCCTCTGGAGACGCAGACCTCGGCCGCGAACGTCAACACGTTCGGGCTGATGGATCACTTCAACGTCGGGGTCTCGACCACCACGGCGAACGTTGCCGCGTACTGGGAAGACGACGTCGGCTTCTCCAACGTCGCCTATCTCGGCCCGCCGATGCAGGCCAGCGCGGGCGCGGCGACGGCCGCGGTGGCCGCGGTTAGCACCGGAGCGCCACTAGCCGCCAGCGCCGCGAACCAGGCTGCCGCCGTCACGACGGTCACGACAACGAGTCCGCTGACCGCGAGTGCGGCGGCTGTGAGCCAGGCGATCGCGCTGCTCGCCAGCGGCGGCGCGCAGCTCGCGCCCGCGGCCAGCGCCACGACGGTCGCCGTCGCCGCGGTCACGGCGGCCGCGACATTACCGGCCGTCGCCTCGGCGGCCTCGGCGGCGATCGCCGCCGTCATCGCAGCGCCCAGCCTGGCCGTGAGCGCCCAGACCGTGACGGCCGCCAGCGGCTTCACAACGGCGCCGGTGTCGTTGAGCACTGCGGCTGCGCTGGCTGTCACGTCGCTGACATCGAGCAACGCCGCCGCCACGACCGTCGCCACGACTGCGAGCGTCTCGCCTACCGCCAATAGCCTGCTCGTGCTCTGGATCGCGCACGCTGTTTCCGGCGGCACTACGGCCACTCCGTCGGGACTGGGATTGACCTGGACGCTCGCACAGCGGCTCGTTGTCGCGTCCTCGACGAAGATCGAGTGCTGGACGGCAGTGTGCGGTGCGTCCCCAGGATCGGGCGCAATCACAATCACGCTTGGTGCTGCCGCGACCGTCTGCTGGGACGTTGATCAGGTCACGGGCGAAAACGTCTCCGCGCCGCTGGTGACCGCCAACACGAAGACCGCGAGCGGGACGGGCACCGCTGCGGCGCTGACCTACAACGCGCCGACGGCGACGGACGGGCTGCTGTACGGCTGCGGCGCCTCGGGCTTCGTCAGCCAGACGCCCAATACGGCGGCGGGCTGGACGGAGCTGGCCGACCGGTCACAGGCGACCCCGTCCATCTCACTGGAAACGCAGCTTTCCTTGCCTCCTGCAAGTACGGCCGGGGCCTCGACACTGAGCGCCAGCGTCAACTGGGGCGTAATCGGGATCGAGCTTGCGGCTGCGGTGGGGATCGGTCCTAGCGCCACGACCGCGACCAGCGCTACCGCGACCGTCACGACCGCGCTCGTGCCGCTGCTCGCTCCTGCCGCCGCCGCGGTCACGAGCGTTACGGCGAGCGTCACGGCCGCGGCTCCGATGCAGGCCAGCGCGAGCGCGGCCACCCAGGCGCAGACAGCCGCGACGGCTGCGACCCAGCTCATCGCAACGGCCCAGACGAGGACGCAGGCCACGGCCGGTCTCATCACCGGCGAGGCGCTCGTCGCGACCGCGCAGGCAGTTACGAGCTGCACCACTGGCATGCAGGTCCCGGGCGTCGCGTTCCTGACCGTGACGGCCGCGGGGGTGACCGCCGCCAGCGCTACCGCAACCGCCGCAGCGCGGCTTGCTGCAGCAACGAGCAGCGCCACACAGGCTCTGGCCACGCTCAGCACGCCCGCCTTCCTGAGCCCGGCTGCGACCACAACGAGCGCTGCCACGAGCGCTGTGAGCGCCGCTCCGGCCCTCGCTCCGGCCGCCCAAGCCCTAACCCAGGCCGCGGTGTCGGCCACGACCCCGATCCGGCTGAGCGTCTCGGCGAGCGCCGCGACCTTGGCCGTGGCGCTTCTCGGGGCCGGGACGGGCCTGGCGCCATCCGCGTCGACCGCGACACAGGCGATCGCCCTGGTCGCCTGTCCGAGTTCGCTGACGCTGAGCGCAACGGTGCGGTTCGCGGCCACCGCTAGCACGTCGGCAGCGTCGACGCTGCAGGCCGCCGCGACGAGCACCACCACCACCGCCTGCACGCTCGGCTACCGGCCCTGGCTGAGCCCGGCGGCCGCTGCTGCCTCTAGCGCTGGGCTGATCGTGAGCGTGCGTGTCTCGCTTCGGGCGAACGCGACCAGCCAGACGCTGGCGCAGCTCGTCGTCACCGCGCCGCTGCTCGCGGCTCTGAAGCTGCCGTTCTACGCGGACGTCTTCTCGAATCGCACGTTCGCCGATGTCGCGGATGTGAGGGCGTACGTCGACGTGGTCCAGCCGCGCGCCTACGCCGACGTTGCCGACCTGTTCACCTACGCCGACGTCGAGCGCGCCAGAACCCTGGTCGACGTCGAAAGCTAACTGGGGCAGGGCCCGCTGCGGCTCGTACGATCCCGGTCATGGTGCTGCTTCTCACCGGCCCGTGGAAGATCAAGCGCGGCGCGACGTCACCGCCGTACCGGGTGACGCTGCGCCAGGCGGACAAAAGCCCGGTCGACTTGAGTCAGGCCGACCACGTGAACTTCGTCATGTGCCTGCGCGGGGCGCCGGAGGAGCCGACCGTCGACGCGGAGGCGACCACGATCCAGCAGGGCGACGCGGATACCGGCACTGACGTTGGCGTGTGCGAGTACGACTGGACGGCGGGCGACACGGACATCATCGGGATCTACGACGTCGAGTTCGCGCTCTACGACGTCAACGGCAAGGTGTACGCCCGGATCCCGAACGACGGCTACCTGGAGCTGCAGATCCTCGGAAACCTCTCCGCGCCACCGCCCGGTCCCTGACGCGAAGCGCACATCTTGTGCTATGATGTAGGTGCGGCCCGAGAGAGGCCGCTCCCCCCGACCGAGGAGGCACGAGATGGTGAAGGTGAAGGTCACGTTCGCCAGCGGCGTTGTCCGGTCCGGCAAAGGCAAGACCGCTGAGGCGGCTGTCGCCAGGCTGAAGAAGTACGCGGGCTCGCTGGGTGCCGTCACCGCGGTCGACGTGAAAGGAGCAGCAGCATGAACGCGATGACCATCCGCTCGGACGCCTACACCGACGGCATCGACACCTGGTCGGTGTGGCAGGGCAGGCGCCGCGTGGCGTCCTACTTCACCAGCCGCGAGGCAGCCCGGGCCTGGATCGAGGCGCGGGCATGACCGCCGAAACGGAGCGCTGCGGATGGCTGATCCAGGTTCCCAGCGGTAACCCAGAGCCGGACTTCCCCGAGGATCTCTGGCGGGTCGTTGAGTGCGGCGCTGAGCTGACCGTCAACGAGTACGGGTCCTGGCGCTGCACCGCCGGTCACGAGTACGTGACCTACGACGACCCCGCTCGCCGCGCCTGGGACGTCGAGCAAGCGTTCATCGAACGACAGGAAGGATGACCGAGATGGACCGACCGACATTCCGAGAGGCCCAGCGTCGGCAGAGCATCTTCGACTGGGACGAGCTGGCGCGCGAGACACTCCGCACGCCGCTGGGCTGCGAGGCCTGGAGCGGCTACTCGTACGTCGAGATGCTCGACGGCGAGCCCGACTGGGAAGAGACCTACATCGACATGATGTGGGCCGACGCCGAGCAGCGCCGCTGGGCCGAGCAGTACACGACGGATCGCGACGCGTACTTCGCGCCCGGGCCCGACGGCTACAGCCAGCACGACCTGCGCATGGAGGCCGAGTCGATCCGCGAGGAGGAGCGCCGGATGCGCGAGGATCACGAGCGCGACATCGTCCGCGGGCTGGGGGGGCGGTGGTGGTGAGCGGAGTACGAGCCAGCATCTACCGCAAGGACTGGCAGGACTTCGCCAACGGCGGGCTCTCCAGCTACGTCCGCGAGGTCACGATCACCGACACCGGCCCGCACCTCGGCGGCTTCCCGCCCGAGGTGGCCGAGTATGAGCCGACCGAGACGGCCCCGGCCGTGCGGCTCGTGGCCCGCTGGCTCAACGGGCACCGCTACGTTCACGCCGAGCCGGTCGACAAGCCCGAAGGCATGGTCGGGCCGATGTTCGGCGGCACCTACATCGCGATGCACGACCTCAGCGCCGAGCAGTGCATCGACTTTCAGGGAGCGATCCCGCTGCACGACCGCTACGAGACGGTCGAGCAGTACGCGAGCTACGACTAGGTGAAGATGGCCGCCCCCGAGCGGCCACGCCCGGCAGAATCCATCTGGGGGAGCGCCCAAAGGCGGCCGTAGTATCGGGGCTCAGCATGAGTGCCACGGTCACAGCGGACCCTTCCACTGACACGCTTGAGCTGCGGGAGGCGATGTACGCGCTCCCGCGCAGCGCCGTCGAGTTCCCGATCGAGCTGCAAGAGGCGCGTGTTCAGCGGCTCGTCGACGACGGTCTCAGCCTGGAAGAAGCAGCCGCGCGCGAGGAGCAGGAGCGCTCCAAACTGCTGCCGCTGCACATCCTGCGGCCGTGCCTCGGCAAGGGCAAGGGCCGCCACCTCTACGAGGCCAAGATGCTGGAGGAGAACGCCACCAAGTTCGCGGGCTGGCGCCAGTACATCGACCATCTCTCCCCGGAGGCTCGCCGCGCCGCCAAGGGTCTGCCCCGCTCGATCCGCGACCTGGGCGGACGGATCGTCGAGAGCTACTGGGACGGCAGCGTGCCGCCCAACCCCGACAAGGGGTTCGACCAGGGCGCCGTGGTCGGCTGGTCGCTCCCGACACCGTTCATCCGTGAGCTGGCCGAGAACGACCCCGAGCTGGTCGAGGCGTCGATCTCCGCGAACGCCACCAGCGTGCAGCCGATCATGCGCGACGGCAAGCGAGCGTGGCTGGTCGAAGGCATCGAGGACCGCGGAAGCGTTGACTGGGTGACGGAGGCGGGCGCGGGCGGCCGCGTCGTCGCGTTGATGGAAGCTGCCTACGAGGAGGACGGGATGGGACTGCTTGAGTCCATGACCGACGAGGAGTTCATCGCCTACGTCGAAGAGGTGCGCCCCCACCTGCTCACCGAGCAGTCCGACGGCGACGCCGAGGATGCGAAGGATGGTGGCGACGACGAGCTGGAGGAAATGATCGCGCGGATGATGAAGCGCAATCCCAAGCTCACCCGCGGCCAGGCCGAGGCGATGGCCAAGAAGGCTCTCGCTCAGTCGAGTTCGTCAGTGGCGGAAGCCGAGATCACAAAGGAGACAGACATGGGTGCGATCACCCCAGAGGCGCTCCAGGAGGCTCTCCAGAGTGAGGACTCTCGCGGCGCCCTTGAGACGATCATCGGGCCGCTCGTCGAGGAGCGCGTCAAGACGCTGGTCGAGACGGCGGTGGCGGGCGAGCGAGAGCTGATCCGCGCGGAGGCGCGCGCCGACGCTGACCGGCAGCTTGAGCTGCGCGACATGCGCGACGACGCGCACCGGCAGATCAGCGAGGCCAAGCTTCCCGGAGCGTTCACGGACCGTGCCAAGGCGCTGTTCGAGATCACCGACGACGGCCCGACGTCGACGTTGGACGTTGTCGATGACGTCGACGACGACGGCCACGTCACCAAGAAGGCGGCCGACAAGCTCCAGGAGGCGGTGGATGCCGCCGTCCAGGATCAGCGCGAGCTGCTCGCCGCGGCGAACCCGACGACCGTCCGCGGTCAGGGTCCGGGCGCTCCCGCTAAGCGCGGCGAGGACGGGGAGGAGGCGAAGAAGGGCGAGGGAACGCTCTACGGCGCCTTGCTTCAGGAAGCAGGAGTCGATCCCTCCAAGGCGTGGGACGACTGAGGCCATCGGTAGGCAGAAAGGAGTGACTCATGCCGTATAACCGCCCAGGCCCAGGCGTCTACGTCACCAACGGCGCCACGCCCATCGCGCACGGTTCGCCGCAGTACGCCGCGGGGTTCGTCGGCGTCGCGGTCAAGCAGTTGGCGCGAGTGTGGAGCGACTCGTTCGCGGTCCAGGCACAGATCGACGCGAACGAGCCGTACTTCCTCATCACGAAGGGTGTGGTCCAGGTGTCGAACGCCGGGATCAGCGCGAACGTCAAGGGCGACACGATCTACATGACGAACGCCACCGGAGTCCTGACACCGACCGGTCCGGGGTCGGGCACCGTCTCCAAGTTCGGCCGGATCGTCGAGGTGGCCGGGCAGCGCGGCACGCCAGCAGGCAAGGTCAGGATCGACCTGGATACGAAGGACAGCTTCGTCTAGTTCTCAGCCGGGTCCCCCCACCCGGCTGAGTCGGCCCTCGGGCATCATCATGGGCGCGTTGCGCCTTGGCGGGGAAGCAGCGACAGATTCATCATCCAAGGAGCAACGCACATGAACGGCAATCCATACGGGATCTTCGGGCGGCCGATCCGGCTGCTTGAGGCTTACCGCGAGTGGAGGGACGAGCGGATGCTGGAGGAGGCCGACTCCAAGGCCGACTTCCCGTCGTTCCTGTTCGGCCCGGTCCGCCAGTCGATGTGGACCGGCTACAGCCGCGCGCAGGCACAGTACCAGCGCTACACCCGGCAGGAGTCCGCGCCGGACTTCCGTGACCGGCGGCTGCGTGGCCTCAACGGCCTGCTCGGGATCGGCTACGTGGGCGACCACGGGCACTATCCCGGGCTGGCTCGCACGGAGCGCCCGGCGGCCCGGCTGGCGGTCGACACCTACGGTGGCGTCTACCAGATCACCCGCCAGGCGATCATCAACGACGACAGCAACGAGCTGCTGAACCGCAACCCGGCCGACATGGGCTACGCGGCCGGGGTGTTCATCCTGCAGACCGTGATCGCGATGATCCAGAACCCCGGCAACGCGCCGGACGGCAACCCGTTCTACAGCGTCGGCCGCGGCAACCAGGTGGTCACGCCGCTGTCCGAGGACGCGATCGCGGACGCGATCGGGTTCATGGAGTCCCAGGTGGACGACGACGGCCGTCAGATCGTTGTCACGCCGAGCCTCCTGGTGGTCCGCAGCGCGCGGATGCAGATGATCGCCCAGCGGATCCTCAACTCGACCCAGACCGGCGTCAACATCCAGTACGCGGGCGCCCCCGGGATTGGGTCCAACGTGTTCGACAAGGGCACGATCAACCCGCTGGCCGGGATCCTGCCCGCCGACGGCGTGATCCGCGACCCGTGGTTCTCGGACTCCAACGACTGGTATCTGTTCGCGGATCCGGGCGACGTTCCGGGGTTCGCGGTCGGCTTCCTCAACGGGCAGTCCGAGCCGCAGGTGATGCTCAAGGATCCGATGGTCCGGATGGCGCTCGGCGCCGGAACGGACCCGTACCAGTACGAACTCGATTCCGTCGACTTCAAGGTCCGTTCGGACTTCGGTGTCGCGCCCGTCGATCCGCGCGGCGCGTTCCGCGCCATCGTCCCCTGATCGGCCCCCCAAGGGACCAGCGGCGGCGGCTCGGGGCCGCCGCCGCTCGTTTGTGACCCCCCTCCAGGGCACGGGTAGCCTTGTCGGCAGACGACCAGCCCGAAGGAGGCGACTGAAGGTGCCCAGAGGCAACGACGCAGACGCAGCGGGGCAGGAGATGGCAGCCCGCACGGGCCAGAACCCGAACGCTGAGACGATGATCGCGGAGAACCAGGCGCGCTGGCCCGAGCAGCTCCTCGCGGCGAACAACCGCCCGATCGACGCGGAGGCCACCGAGGAGATGAGCGAGGAGGATGCTCAGGGCCTGCTCGACGACGACAACGTCACGGTGCTCAGCTACGCGGTGCGCGGCCCGTTCGTTGTGGTCGTCTACGAGGACGCGGACGGCAACGTGTCCAAGCAGGCGTTCGCGCGCGAGGGTCACGAGAAGCAGGCCGAGCGGCTCGCACCCAAGCGGGGGGACAAGGACGCCGAGAAGGCTGACGAGAAGTATCGCGAGCGGGCCGAGAAGCGGGCCGAGAAGCGCGCGAAGGAAGCAGAGCAGGCGGAGGAGGAGCAGGCCGAGGAGGACGGCAGCGAGGCTGAGGCGCCGCCTGCCGAGCCCCCGGCAGCCGAGGCCGCTGCGGCTGGTGCTGCGACGAGGCCTCCGGCCGGTCGCGGCGCGCGCCGCCAGTAGGAGGGGGAGCGACGGTGAGCGTCACGCCAACGGCGGTGCTGCCGCCCACCGTCACCGACCTGACGAGCTGGAGCCGGATCGACTTCTCGTCGCTCGACGCGCCGTACACCGACGACGATCTGGAGGTGCAGATCGTCCGCGCGACGGGGTACTTGACCGCGGTCACCGGCCGCGCGATGGACGACACGATGCCGCCCCCGCTCGTGCCGATCGCGCAGGACGCCTACCAGCTCCAGGTCGAGCAGCAGGTGTTCAAGAGCCAGCCGGACTACGTCGAGACGTCGAGCGACGATCTGATCTCGTCGTTCTCGGCGGGCAACTACTCCGAGACCCGAAAGGAGCCGGGACGCTCGCGCTACACCGGCCTGACGACGGGCCTGCCGAACATCAACCCGGACCCGCGGCTCAACACCGACATCTGGCTGCTCTGCACTCCGCAGATGCAGGACTACTGGCGTTTCATCCTGCAGAACCAGGGCGCGCCGACGACCGAGACCACCGAGGTTGACTGGGGCAACTACGACGGGCTGTACCCGTACAGCTACGGCGTCGGCATGTACCAGCGCGGGGTGCTCGATCCGAGCGTCTGGGGCGCGTAGTGTCGCTGAACTCCGCGCTCGTTGACCGGGCCCGGCGAGTCAGCGACACGCCAACCGGCGAGAAGGTCGAGGGCACGACCACGTTTCAGACGCTGCACGGCCCGTGGTTCAAGGTGCGGCTCACGCTGGCACCAGCGCCCGAGTCCGACGATCCGCAGGCCGCCCGCCGACGCGTCCCGCATCCCGGGACGATCCTGTGCGGCGTCAAGGACGCCGACGGCGGCGTGGTCACGGTCAGCGCCGCGGACCGGCTGTGGGTCGACTCCAAGGAGCTGGGCGGCGCGCTGTATGAGATCACCTCCGACGGCGAGCCGATCCGCAAGAAGCGCAAGCTGATCGGCTGGATGGCGAACATCACCCGCCTGGAGGAGCACTCCTTCACCCCGGCCGAGCTGTGACTCCCATCCTCGGCGGCAAGTACGAGGCGTACTACGTTGGGCCGACGCTCGCGGACCTGTTCGACCCCAGGCCCGCGGAGCGCGCGGCGGAGCGGATGGCCGAGAAGGGCGGCGACAAGCTGCACGACCTGGTGGTCGGGCTGACGCCGATCAAGACCGGCAACCTGGCCACGAGCTGGTATCGAAAGCCGACGCTTGTGACCAAGAGCGTGCGGGGAACGCGGTATAGGTCGACCGTTGCGACGGACGTCGACTATGCGCCGTACGTCAACTACGGGACGGGGCTGTGGGGCCCGGAGCATCGCAAGTACCTGATCGAGCCGCATCCGCCCAACCAGATGCTGTCGTGGATCGACCCGCTGACCGGCCGTCGCGTGTTTGCGCGCCGCGTGTGGCATCCCGGCAGTCCCGGCCATCACATGGTCGAGGAGGGCACCCAGTTCCTCGGGACGATGCTGAACGTCACGATGGCGAGTGAGATGGAGCGGTTCAAGGGCGAGATGGAGGCGCAGGCGGTGCGTGCGCAGGCTCGGGCGAGGACGCACCGGTGGCTGTGACCAGCCTCGACGTCGGCCGGACGAACACCGACGCGCTGCGCTCGGTCAAGCGCTACGTCGCCGCCGCGCTCGGCGACGCGTGGGAGGTGCGACTGTCGCGCGAGGAGGGCGCGTTTGACCGGCCGTTCGCCCGCGTGTGGCAGGTGGCGGGCACGACCTACCCGTTGACCGGCGGCCGCTGGCTGGCTGACGTCGTGCAACCGTTCGTGATCTCCGCCTACCCGGAGGCGGGCGACACGCCCGACAACGCGCTGATCGGTGCGCAGGCAGTCGAGGAGCTGCTGTACGCCGCGTTCCGCTGCGGGGTGGCGGATGGGCGTCCGCTGCGCGTGCCGCTGTACAGCTACACGGGGGTCGCGCTCAACGGGGCGGGCAGCCCGCTGCCGCTGGCGTTCATGCGCGTCAACGACCTGTCGACGCAGCCGTTTCCCGACCCGGACGAGAACCGTCTGTGGACGGTCGTGTGCGACGTTCGGCTGACCTGGCGCAGGCTGTCGGATGCGCGTCCTGGCACCCAGCCGCTCACCGACGTGACGGTCGCGCCGACGCCCTGATTCATCTGTGGCCGCTCGCTTGCGGCGCCGTAGTATCGGCGGCAGCCCGTCTGAGGGCTCACAGAGAGGAGCACGGTGGCGGAATCAGGATCACGTCAGAGCAAGGTAACCAAGGCGGCCGCCGCTGCGGACGAGCCCACGGTCGAGCCCACGGTCGAGCCCACGGTCGAGCCCACGACCGAGGACACGGAGGACGCGACCGCGGAGGAGGTCGAGGTCTCGGTTGCTCACCTGATTGAGGAAGGTCCAGACTTCCTGGGTCAGCCGTCCTACGTTGTAGCGGGGGCCCTGAGCGGGCACGACCCTGCCGAGGTGATGACGGTCGGCGAGGGCCGGGTCGCGGTGGAGGCGTGGCTCCAGCAGCCGGTTCAGGTCGAAGGCGACGAGGAGGGATAACGACACATGCCTGGCGTCTTCTCCAAGAGTGCGCGACCGGCTCGACCGGGCGCCTACTTCGACTGGGCCTCGGTGCCCGTGTCGACCATCCTGCCGAACATCGGCTCGGTCGTGCTGGTGGCGATCACGCACGACTGGGGTCCGGCCGGGACGGTCGTGTCGTGCGGCTCGCTGGGGGACTTCCAGGCCGCGTTCGGGATGACCACCCTGATCGGCGGCGCGCCAGCGCCCGGCTACGCAGCGGTCAAGCAGTGCTTCAAGGGCGAGGGTCTTGCTGGTCGCGGCGGCGCTGGAACGGTCCTTGTCTACCGCATGGTCGGCACCAGCGGCAAGGCGGCGACGATCACGATTCAGAACACAACGCCCGCCAATGCGCTCTCTCTCACCGCTAAGTACCCGGGCGCGTTCGGCAATCAGATCGGCTTCAAGAGCCACGTCAACGCTGCGGATGCGACGAAGAATGACCTGCAGATCTGGGTCGCCGGGCAGATGGTCGAGGTGTACACCTACACGAAGGCCACGATTTCGAGCCTGGTCACTCAGATCAACGATCCGATCGCGGGCTCGGACTGGGTGACGGCCACGCTCATTCTCGACGGGACGGCGCTCCCGGTCACCACAACGCCGGACACGGTCACATCGCTGGCCACGGGGGACAGCGGCTCGACGCTCGTCCAGCAGGACTGGGTCAACATGACCAACGGGGTCACCGGCGCTCGCTTCTCGCTGTTCGCCGGGTACGACGTGACCGACCCGACGACGCTGACCGCGCTGCAGGGATGGTGTTCGAACGCCAACGTGACGGGTCACCGGTTCATGATGGTCTGCGGCGGAGCGGCCAGCGACACGGCCGTCACGGCCATCGCACGCTCGGCGTCGATCGTGACGGCGTCACAGGCGGCGGGCACCAGCGGGGAGAACACGGTCAATCTCGGCGTCGGGTCGCTGTACGACTCCGACCTTGGCGCCACGCTCTCGACCTCGCAGCTTGCGCCACGAGTGGCGGGCATCCTGGCGGCGCGCGGCGAGTCGATGAGCATCACGTTCGCGCGACTGGCGGATACGTCGGCGGGAGTGCTCCCGATCGACTCAGACGTCACGAAGTGCTTCAACGGCGGCGTTGTCGTGTTCGGTCAGGACTCCAACCCGGACTCGCCGATCCGGATCGAGAAGGGCCTGACCTGCTACATCGGCGGCGACTCCACCAAGCCGTACCTGATCTACCGTCAGCCGAAGTTCATGCGCACGATGCACGGCATCGAGCTGGACATCACCGAGTGGGCTGCGTCCAACGCGATCGGATCGCTGCAGGTCAACGACGCCACGCGCGCGTTCATCGTCGGTTACGCCCATTCGGCGATTCAGGCGCGCGCGGATCGAGGCGTGATCCAGACGGGCTTCAGTGTCGGCATCGACCCGATTCCGCCGCCGAGTGACGACGACGAGTTCGTGGCCCTGCTCTACGGCATTGCGTTCGGCCGCTCCGTCGAGCAGATCTACAACCTCGTGTACATCAGCTAGGAGGTGAGCGATGCCTGACATCGGATCAAGCGAGGGCCTGTATCGGTTCTCGGGGATGTACGGCTACGTGATCATGGACGGCTTCGTCCGTGCCGAGATCACGAACGTCACGGCGACGATCACGATCGCCAAGGTCGAGCTGCCGCTCGTGGGCTCCACCCGCATGGGCATCAAGCCCGGCCGGGAGACGCGCGACGGCACCTTCTCGGTGCAGAAGATCGACACGCACTGGGAGAAGTACGTGTACAGCTACCTGTCGCAGAGCCTCGCGCAGCGGCGCGCCGCGCGTGGGACGCAAGCGGGCATGATGCGGGCGTTCGCGATGCAGGTGTGGCTGGACGACCCGGACGCGCTCGGGTTTGAGGTGTGGCAGCTCAACGGCTGCCTCATCTGGGATCTGCCGCTTGGGTTTGACATCACCGCCGACGTCATCGACAAGCAGTTCAGCTTCGGCTGGGAGACCGAGAAGCCGCTGGAGAGCTTCGAGATCAACCAGGGTCAGACCAACCCGGCCACCGGCCAGCCCGCGGTCTCGGTGCTCGACTCGCTGAGCTGACCGGGTGATCGTCGATCACGAGAGAGCGTGGATGGAGATGAAGGCCTTCCTGCTCTCCAAGAACTCGCACGGACAGCGCGACCTGCTGGCGCGAATGGCGCAGATCGAGGTCGACTGCCGCGTGCCCGAGGAGTTCCGGGCGTTCGACCCCGGTCCTCTCCCGCATAGGGAGCCCGCTACGCACGCACTCCGCGAGGTGCGGCGGCATGGCTGATCTGTCACACCGTCGCGAGGCCACCGGCCCCGAAGGAGTCACACCATGTCTGACACCGCCACACCGGCGCAGCCGCCCACGCCGAGGGAGCGCGAAGCTCCCCAGCCGCTGCCGCCCCCGACGGCCCTAAGGGGCCGCGAAGACCGGCCCGACCGGCTCACGCCCGAAGTCCTGGAAGCGCTCGCCTCCGACAAGCAAGTCACCGGCAACGAGGCGCAATCCGCCCTGGACTGGTTCCTGTCTGAGGAGCCCGAGCAGGACGAGGAGCAGACACACACCATCGAGCTGAACGTCGGCGTCGGCGAGAAGGAGCACTGGATCTCGTGGGTGGTGCGCCCCATCGACTCGGACGAGCTGCGCCGGATCCAGCGCCAGACCCAGGCGTTGCGGCGCCGCGGCCGCCAGGACGATCTCGCCGTCGACCAGCTCGGCAACCTGAAGGTGATCATCGCGGGCTCAGTCGAGCCGGACATCGTGACCATCGCTCAGGAGCAGGGCAAGCAGCCGGAGTCGATCCTGCTGAAGCGGTTCATCAAGAAGCCGGGGCTGATCGCGCAGCTCGCCGGGCAGATCATGGCGCTGTCGGGGTTCGACGACGAGGACGTCCGCGACGCGCTGATCGCAAAAAACTGATCAAGGCCGGGGGCGAAGCGCAGCTCCTGTTCCTGGCCTGGAGGTACGGCGGTGCCGATCCCTACCGGATGTACAACGGGCTCGACGAGGACTACCGGCCGCCGGGGCGCGCCGACGCGATCCCGCATCCACCGACGTACCCGTCGCGGCTGCGTCACTTCGTCTACGGCTGCGGGCTCATGGCGCTCGACAACGAGAGCAGGCTCGCCGGAGGGAAGTCGGGTCAGAGAGTCTCGCGTGCGCTGGGAGGCTAAGCCGTGGCGGTGAGCCTGGAGGCGGCGTTCGTCCTGCTCGACAAGGCGTCGCCCGCGCTGAAGGACATCCGCAGGAACGCCATCGAGGCCGACAAGGCGCTACGCGGACTCGGCACCGGCCGCGCGGGGCTCGGCGGCAGCTCGTCAAGCTGGACGGGCGGCGGCTCTGTCACGGGCTACACCCAGTCGATCACGAAGGCGGGCGACGCCACCAAGAAGACGGGCAACGAGGTCAAGAAGACCGCCGACGAGGTCAAGAAGGCGAGCGGTTGGTTCAAGCGGGTGACGACGGACGTCAAGGACTGGGCCAAGGCGCTTGACAAGACGCATCCGGCGCTGGCGAACCTCGCGAGCCAGCTCGGTGGCGTGGTCGGTGGCGTGAAGGGGCTGGCGACCGCGCTGCCGACGATGGCCTGGGCGGCGATCGCCGCGGCCGCGGCGCTGGGTCCGCTGGTGGGGGTGATCGGTGCGCTTGTCTCGTCGTTGACGTTTGCTGTCGGCGGCGCCGGACTGCTCGGCGGTGGGCTGCTCGGCTCCTTCGCGGTCGGGATCGGCTCGGTGATAGCCGTCGCCAAGCCTGCGCTGACGGGGCTGAAGAAGTACCAGGCGGCGGTCACGGCGCTCAACAAGGCGATGGCGTCCGGCAGCACGACGCAGATCCGGCAGCGCCAGAAAGAGCTGGACGCGATCGCCAAGGCCAACCCTGGCGTGGCCCAGTTGGCGCAGAACCTGACCGCGTTCGAGAAGAGCTGGAAGAAGGCGACAGCGCCGGGTCGCGCGAGCTTCTTCAAGCTCGCGGCCGATGGGATCGCCACGCTGCGCAAGTTGACCCCGACGCTCGCCTCCGAGGTCAACAAGAACACCGCCGCCGTCGAGGGCGGGTTCCGCAAGATCCTCGCTCCATTCCTGACCGGCAAGACGTTCCAGGACATGATCAAGGGCTTCGGCGGCATCTTCCGCGCGAACCTGCCGGGGGTCATGCGAGGGATCGTCAACATCATCACCGGCCTGGCCAACGCGCTGAAAGTCGTCACCCCGGAGCTGAAGAAGTTCGGGCCGTGGTTCGCGGACTTCACCGACAAGTTTGCGAAGTGGACGGAGTCGCGGCGGGGCCGCGGCCAGATGAACGACATGATCAGGGCGTTCCGGGAGTGGATGCGGCTGCTCGGCGGCATCGGGCGGTTGCTTGGCGAGATCGTCTCGGGCGGCCAAAAGGGCGGGACGTCGCTCGTGACCAAGATGGCGGACTCGGTCAACAAGCTGGCCGATAACCTGGCTACGCCGCAGGGCAGGAAGGGGACCGCGAACTACTTCAGCAGGGCGCTGGCCGACGCCGACAAGCTGTGGCCGATCCTGCAGAAGCTCGTGGACGCCCTCTCGGGGATCTACAAGATCCTCAAGCCGGTCGGGTCGGCCACCACGTTCATCCTCAGCAAGCTGCCCGCGGGGGCGTTCACGGCGCTGGGGGCCGCATTCCTCGGGTTCAAGATGCTCTCGCCCGCCATCAAGGGCTACAAGGCCGTCAGCGGCTTCTTCACTGGCCGAGACGGCTCGACGCCAACCAAGTCCCTGTGGGTGTCGCTTACTGGCGGCGGTGGCGGCGAGGGCGGTGGCGGCGGCGGTAGCAGCAGGGGCAAGAAGGGCAAGCTGACCGCGGAGGAGGAGCAGCTCGCCAAGGAGGCCGAGAAGAAGCCGGGCTTCTTCGGGCGGTTCTTCCGGCGGATCCCCGGCGTGTCGAAGGTCAGCGACTTCATCACCGGCGGCAAGGAGGGCGCGTCGCTGCTCTCGCGGATCCCGGGCGTCGGCAAGATCACCGGCTTCGGTTCTAAGGCAGCGGGCCTGTTCGGGAAGATCCCCGGACTCTCAAAGCTCGGGAAGGTCGGGGAGATCGCCGGGAAGGTCGGCTCGCACCTCCCGCTCCTCAGCCTTCTCGCGATGGGGTACGGCGCGGCCGCGTCGCCCGAGAACGCGTCGGCCGCCGGGCGGATCTCTGGCGCGGCCGAGATGGTCGACCCGACGTCACTCCTGAGCCTCATTCCTGGTCTTGGCGGGTTCCGCGGCGTGGCGGGCTCGATCCTGCATCCGCTTGCGAGCAGCGGCGGCGCAGGCGGCGTCGCTGCTGGTGCGCTCGGCGGCGCCACGATCGGCGGGACCCTCGGCACGTTTGTCGCCCCCGGGCTCGGTACGGCGATCGGCGCCGGGATCGGCGGGGTGGCGGGCGGCCTCGGTTCGCTCCTGTTCGGTAGCGGTCCGAACCGGCAGCAGCAGCAGGCCGACCAGGGCCTGAAGAGCTTCGGGAACCGGATCAAGGGCGTGAAGGACGACCTGGCCGAGTTGACACCCAAGCAGCTCCAGGCGCTGAGGAGCTGGGCGACGCAGCTCGCCAACGACAAGCACCTCAGCAAGTACCGGGACCAGATCCTGGATGTGCGCGATGCGCTGAAGAATCCGACCACGGGGCTGCCAAGCGCGCTGGACAAGGTCGCGCCCGCGTTCGACTACATGAAGAGGGGCGCCGGGAAGAGCCTCGACGCGATCCAGGTCATGACGAACTTTGCTGTCCAGGAGATTCAGAAGACGCTGCCCGCGGGCTCCAAGGCCGCGACCGATGCGCTGGCGGTCAACTACTCGATCGCCGCGGACGATGTGAAGGCGTCGATGAAGGACGGTGTCGTCAAGAACACCCGGGAGGGCATCGCGGAGGTCAACCGGCTGATGGCCGAGGCGTTCAAGCAGCTCGGCATTAGCCCGGCGACCGCGAAGAAGCTCGCAGCCCAGGGCTGGTCGCTGAAGGCCATCACCAGCGCTGGGTCAAGCGCGCAGAAGTCGGGCCTGACCGGCTCGGGGGGCGGCCTGACCGGGTCGACGGTCAGCGGGCAGTCCTACCAGTACGCGGCGGGCGGACGGATCCCCGGACGGGCACGCGGCGATCACATCCCGCTCTACGGCCGCGGCGGCGGCCTGCTCGGGATCGCTGACGGCGGCGAGCTGGTCGTCAACCGGCATACCGAGAGCCGCATCAACCGCAAGCTGGCGGCATACGGGACAACGCTCGGCAAGGAGGTCGCGAGCGAGACCAAGCCGCATTACCAGACGGGCAGCTACGCGCACGGCGGACGCGTCCAGGGCTACCAGACCGGCGGGGTCGTCGGGCAGATCAACGCGCTGGCGTCGGCCGCCGGGTTCAACCGGATCGCGATCGCCGGGCTGCTCGGCAATGCGATGCAGGAGTCGAGCCTGAACCCGAACACGCCCGGCGGCGGCCTGTGGCAGCAGATCTCCAACTTCGGTCAAGGCACCGGCGGCTCGGTCGCGCAGCAGTGGGCGCGCATGCTCCCGCAGATCACCGGGCTGCGCGCGGCAATGAACGCGGCAGGCACGCCCGGCGCCGCCGCGACCATCTTCGAACAGGGGTTTGAGAAGGCGGGCATCCCAGCCCTGGCCAACCGCATCCGGTACGCAAACGCGGCGTTCGCAGGCAAGCTCGGCAAGATCACCGGCGGCGGAGGTGGCGGAGGCGGCGTCTCCATTCCGCTCCTGAGACCACCGAACGTCGGCGGCCAGGCGTTCCAGCACGCGCTTGGTCAAGCGACCGTCAACCAGTACACCGGCGCTGCGAACTACGTGCTGCAGCGGGTCGCGGCTTCGATGGGCGGCGGTGGTGGTGGCATCGGCATGGGCGGCGCGATCCCACGCGGCGCAGCGGGCACGGTCATGGACCCGTCCGGCAAGCCGGTCGCGGGATGGATCGAGCCGATCCTGGCATGGGCTCGCACGCACGGCTGGTCGGGCACGGTCACCAGCGGCTACCGCAGCTACGCGCAGCAGGCCGCGATCTACAACTCGGGCGTGCGCCCCGCCGCGGTGCCCGGCACCAGCAACCATGAGGGCACCGTCTACCCGCGCGGCGCGGTGGACGTCAGCAACGCGTCAGGGCTGTCCCGCGTGCTTCTGAGCGGCCCGTACGGGTCCACGCTGGTCTGGGCGGGGGCCAAGGACCCGGTCCACTTCTCGCACCCGCACGGCGGCTCCTACGGGCTCGGCGGGCGCGTTCCGTGGTTCGCTGGGGGCGCCGACTTCATTGCGAGCCGTCCGCAGCTCATCGGCGTTGGCGACCGCCCCGGCGGCGAGCGCGTCCAGGTCACCCCGGCTGGAGGGCGCACCGGCGGCGGCGGGCATCACATCGAGATCCACAAGATCGAGGTCAACCGCAAGGGTGACATCCAGAGGATCGTTGATGAGGAGCTGCGGCTTCTCGCTGACTCGCTGGACAGGCAGAGCTGATGGCCGTCAGCAACCAGGAGTCGAGAAGCGATGGTCTGAAGGTGACGATCTCCGCGTTCGGCAACGGGCTGACCGTCAACAAGCAGGGCCGTCCGCTGCTGCCGCGCCCGTTCGTGTTCCAGTGCCCGCCGCTGGAGCAGTTCACGATCGCGCACCAGCAGAACTTCGGCACCTACGACACCATCGACGACGACCAGTACTCGCGCCGCGGCTCGCGTCAGCTCGACACCTGGTCGTTCGACACGCTGGCCATGTACCTCGGCGTCGACGCGCAGGGCCGCTACGAGCCGAGCTGGGTGCCGTACCCGACCCGCGAGTCGCATGGCTTGCAGTACCAGGCGCCAGAGTGGTACCGCAAGCAGCTCTGGGATCTGCACGATGCCGGGTCGCCGTTCCGCTTCGTCGCCGCGTTCAAGCGGTCCACAACGATCCGCCGCACGTACGCGACGCTGACCGCCTTCAACGAGGACTACAAGCACGGCGAGGGTGACGTGATCTACTTCAGTGCGGTCAGCTTCCAGGAGTGGCGCGACCCGGGCGACGCGTCACAACCCAAGCCCCGCGGCTCGGACAAGCTGCCCGCGCACGTGCGCTTCCGCTTCACCGGCGGACGCTATCTCGCCTATGACACCGAGACGGGCCGGACCATCCCGGCGCGCGGCGGAGCGGGCACGACCATGAACGATCTCGCGCGCTTCTACTACGGCAACGCGTCAGACTGGCGGCTGATCGCCAAGGCCAACCACCTACGCGGCGGCAGCGGCCTGACGCAGATCTACAAGCACTGGTATCCGCACCGGATCTCGCGCGGCAAGCCGAACGCCACGATGACGATCCCCAAGCAGCCACACAAGCCCTCTCCGGCCCGTACTGCCCCGGCCAAGGCGAAGTGACATGGCCGCCACGATCAGCGCTGCCGAGCGCCACCAGGAGGTCCGCTTTGAGGACATGGTCGTCGATCAGCTTGAGCACACGATCACGACGCCCGACCTCTGGAAGACGCGCGTGCGAGTGGTGGCCCGCACCGTCGACGGGAACCAGGACATCTCCAAGCTGTGCGACACCCTGAACTGGCAGGACCAGTCCACCGACGATCTGCGCAACATCAACACGCAGGCGGCGATGACCGGCTCGATCACGCTGAACAAGCCCGCGCTGCGCCAGTACGCCAAGCTGCTGGCCCCAGCGTTCTCCGCGCGCATCGTCAACGGCACCGACCGGTGGGGTGCGATGGGGATCGTGATCATCTGCCAGGTCGGCTACGGCAAGCACTACACGAACATCTGGGCGATGCGCGTTGGGCCTGGCTACGACACGGGGATCGCGGAGACGGTGACGCTGTCGAGCGGCAGTGACACGCTGAACCTCGCCGACGATCTGTGGACGCTCGCGCAGACCGTCGCCGACTTCAAGTACACGAAGGGCAAGGTGTCACGCAAGAACGGCTGGCGTTGTCACGAGATCGCCCATGACGTGTGTCAGCGCTACCGGGTGCCGGTCCGCGCGCTGTCGCAAGGCACCGCCTACTTCTCGATGGCGGCGTCAAGCACGAAGCTGACGTCGCCGGTGCATGTGATTACCCGCGCCTACCAGGAGGAGACCAAGCGCACCGGGCGCACGTTCATCATCCGCTGGGGAGCGCCCGACAAGAAGTTCCCGTTCGGAGCGCTGGAGGTGGTCCCCATGCGCCGCAACCGCAACCTCACGAAGTTCCGCCAGCAGCTCCTCGACGCGACGCTCACCCGCAACCAGGCTGTCGGCTTCGCGACCGTGATCCTGGCGCGCGGAACGATGAAGGGGCCGAAGGGCAAGAAGACGCAGAAGGTCACCGCGACGGTCACCTCAGATGCGGCGATCCGACGGTTCGGGTTCATCCGCAAGACGATCGACTTCGGCACCGTCTCCTCCCGGCTGGAGCTGCAGATCCTGGCGCAGCGCACGCTCGCGCAGCGCCTGTCGCCGATCCGTACCGCCGAGCTGAACCATCCGGGGATCGCGACGATCCGCCGCGGCGACGCCGTCCACATTGACCTGCCCGAGGAGGGGTACTCGGACTCGTGGCTGGCCTCGCTGGCGACACCGGGCACCAAGGGCGACCACTCCAAGGCGCTGATCGCAGCGCTGACGGCCGCGGAGAAGAGCGACCCGACGATGTTCGGCCTACCGGACCCGACGCTTGCTGCCCAGGCCGCCAGCGCGACGCCTGCCGCGAACGCGCCCGCGTTCATGCCGGTCGCCAACCAGGGGATCGCGTTCGTCACCTCTGCCGCGCACTCGGTGTCGGCCGGGAGCTACACGATGGATCTCACGACGAGCTTCATCGACGTTCTCGACCCGCGCGAGGTGCGGGCGCAGGTGGACAAGACGGTCCGCGCCTGGAAGGCGTCGCAGGCGACGACGCCGTCCAAGACCGCGAAGGCCAAGCAGGCGAAGAAGAAGTAGATGCTCGGACCCGAACCGCTCGTGCTTGCTGGACGTCAGGCATTCCCGGATGCGCAGCAGGACTTCCTGGGCGTGGTCGCTCCGCTCGGCTTCTTCGCTGTGAGCTGGTACGGCACCGCGGTGTCGGATGAGCGCGGCAGCTTCGGCGTCGTGGATCCAGCGATGGGGCTCGCTGCCTCCGTTGGCGATGTCGTCGAGGTCGGCTACGGCGGCCGCACCGTCCGCGTGTATGTGATCGGCTCTCAGGCGGGGCTCGGCACCGACCTTGGCATCACCCGGCGCTGCTACCTGGCGCTGGCACTGCTCGTGGTCGAGCCGATCACCGCGACGGTGGGCACGGTCTCGTGAGCGGACGGCTGGCTCTGCGCGACGCGCTCGGCAATCACGCCAAGCGCCTCGTTGATCGTCACAGGGGCTCGCACTGGGCAACGGTGTCGGACACGAGCCCGCTGACGCTCGACATGCACGACTACGACCATCCGCTGTTCTACGGCGACGACTTCGAGCTGTCGCAGTCGGTCACCAGCTACCGCCAGGCGGTCAGCCTGTTCGTCGGCGACCTGGTGCTGCTGCAGGAGATTGGTGATGCCTGGGTGGCGGTCGACGTCGTCTCTGAGCGAGCCGTCCCGGCGCTCGGTAGCGTGCCTCCCGCTGCGCCCAAGCCCGCCTTCATCCCCTTCGCTCAGCAGGGGTTGTACGCCGCGAGCTGGTCGGACTACGACACGTCCGGGGGCTACCAGATCGGCAGCTTCGTGCTCGACAGGAGCTGGATGTCGCTGCGCGGGCTGGTCAAGAAGGCCACGGCGTACGTCGCTGCCGACGTCGTCGCCACGCTAACGCCAGGGTTCCGGCCGGGGCAGACCGAGATATTCGATTGCATGGCCTACGACTCGGTGATGGGCATCTTCGTCTGCCGCGTCGATGTGGTCGGCGGCACAGGGGCCAGCGCCGGGCAGATCCAGGTCGCGGGCAACAACGTCCCGAACTTCTCTCCGGCGGGCAACATGGGCTGGCTGTCGCTCGCGAAGATCCGCTTCCTCCAGGAGCGCTGAGTGCGTTGCCCGACATCTACCTCGGCGGCACCCAGATGTTGCGCCACGGACTCGGGGCCAACGGCAGCTTGGTCACCGTTCCCGGCGGTGGCTGGGGCGGCACGTTGGGTCCCGGGTTCACGCTGCTGTTCCAGTGGCCGGTCACGGTCACCTGCCCGGACGGCAGCTACATCTTCGGACGCACCGAGTTCAGCGCCTACGGCAGCGGCCTGGTTCTCGAAGGGTGCGCGCAGGAGAACGGCGCCGGGCTCGTCGGCTGGGGCAAGCAGTACACCTATGGGTGGCGGCAGCAGTTCGCCTACACCTGGTACGTGGGACGCCTCAGCCCCGGCGCGCACACGATCAACAGCGGCGTCTACGTCGAGGCTGGGACGATCTCGTTCGACGGCAACGCGGGTGGCACGTCGCTGGCGTGGGAGATGCCAGCGTGAGTCCGAGCCAGATCATCGCGGGCGCCAGCCAGCTCAGCGAGCGGGTGCTCGGCCAGAGCATCATCAACGAGGCTGGCGGCGGCTGGGCGGGCGGGTTCACGGGCCGCGTCGGGCTCAAGCAGCATTCGCTCACCGTGACCAACCCGGCGGGCGCGACGGTCCAGGGGGTCATGGACCTGACGTGCTACACGGGGATCGGCGGGTCGGTCATCCAGGGCAGCCTGTCGGTCGACGGTGGCGGTCAGAGCGTCTGGGGCATTCTGTACTGGAACCTCGTCAGCACCCACTTTCACTTCTGGTGGCCCTGGTCGGTAGCGGTCGGCCCGGGCGCGCACACGTTCAACGTCGGGATCTGGGTGGCGGCCGGGAACGTCTACTTCGACTCAAACGACGGCGGCACCTCGGTGTGCTGGGAGCGGATATGAGCAAGATCCTGCTCGGCGGCGTGGAGATGTGCGAGCACGGCCTCGGCCACGACGTTCAGAACAGTTGGGGCGGCTGGGCGGGCTCGTTCGGCGTCGGCGGCGTGGGCCTGTTCAACCACTCGATCACGATCAAGCGCGACGGTGGCGCGCCCGTCTACGGCATCACCACGTTCACCGGCTACAGCGCCCCGAGCACGATCCCCGGGATCGGTGGCGCGATCTGGATCGACGGCGCGTTCTACGGCGTCGTCTGGGGCGGCGAGTACCCCGGCTCGGGCAGCACGCACTGGCCGCACACGTTCGAGTGGTGGACCCCGCCGCTGGCGAAGGGCGCGCACACCCTCAACGCGGGCGCCTACGTCATCAACCCGACCTGGGTGTTCGACGCCAACGACGGCGGCGTGTCGATCTGCTGGGAGCACCCATGAGCGCCCTGCCCGACGCCTACTGGCACACCGACCTCACCACCGCCGACGTCCACTGCTGGTGGGATGCCGCGGGTGAGCCGACGCATGAGCTGAGCGCCGACTGCCCATGCGGGCCGACCGGCTACACCGTCGCCGAGCACGCCTCGGCCGCCGGGGGCACCATCCCGCAGCACGACGTCTACGTCCACCAGGCGGTCGCGACCGACCTTCCGCCAGTCCCCGTCGACCTCACCGCGGCGATCGCCATATGAGCGACTACGCGATCGTCAACACCAACGCCACGCCCGGCGACGTCGTCCAGATCGTCACCCACGACCCGGGCGTGGCGAGCTTCCCCAACCCCACCAGCCCCGAACTGGAGTGGGTTGACGTCACCGACCTCGCGCCGCAGCCCGAGATCGGCTGGACCTACGACGGCACCACGTTCACGCAGTCCCAGGCCGCCCAGAACGCCGCCAGCACACTCGCCGCCAACGCGACGTTCCTCGGCCTGGCGAGCCCGAACAGCGCGCAGGTGGCCGCTCAGGTCAAGGCGCTGACATCTCAGGTCAGCGCGCTCATCGAGCAAACCTCCCTGCCTCTGCGCAAGGTCACCGCGGTCACCCCCGCGGAGGGTCCTGTTACGGGCGCGACCGCGGTCACGCTGACCGGCGTCGGCTTCACCGGCATCACCGCTGTCACGTTCGGGGGCGTGGCTGCCACCGGGCTCGCGGTGGTCGACGACGCGACGATCACCTGCCAGACACCCGCAGGGAAGAAGGGCACGGTCGACGTGCAGGCGCTCGACGGCTCGCGGGGCAGCCCCATCCTTCCGAGCGGCTTCACGTACGTGTGAGGAGACCGAGATGAGCACCATCGAACCCAACGCTCTCGACTACGACCTGATCCCGCCCGACCCGGGGCTGATCAACCCGGATCTCGCGCTCGACGCTGCGCTCGCGCCCGTCGAGGATCCGGAGACGGACGCGCCGATCCCGTTCGGCAAGAGCTGGCGGTTTGACTTCATCGCCGGACAGTTCGTGCGCAACGGAACCGCGCCGCAGGAGACCTACGAGCTGGACAGCCTGATCATGTGGATCGAGAAGGCGGCGCGCACCGACCGCTACGCCCACCCGATGTACTCCGACGCGTACGGCGTCGAGGGCCCGCTGGACCTAATCGGCGTGCAGGCCGACGACGACCAACTCTCCGCCTACCAGGACGCGCTCACTGATGCGCTGCTGGTCCACGACCGGATCACCGCCGTCGAGGACTTCAACTTCAGCCAGGATCCGTTTGACGAGGTGCTCTACGCATCCTTCACAGTGGTCGTGGATGCGGCGCCGCCGCTGGAGGCCCAGCCGCTGGAGTTCTCAAACATCCCCATCACCGGCTCATGAGCACCACCAGCCCCACCTCCACCGACGTCATCGACCTCACCGAGATCTTCTCCGAGACGCTGGCGCGCGTCCGCGCTCGCATGGATCAGGACGCCAACGCGGGCCTGACCACGGACGACCCGGACTGGATCGACACCCGCGAAGGGACGTTCTACTGGGACATGACTCAGCCCGCTGCGATGGAGTGCGCGCGGCTATGGGACGCGATGACCGAGACGATCGCTGCGGCGTTCCCGTCGACCGCATGGGGCGACTACCTCGACGAGCACGGCGCGACGTTCAACCTGTTCCGCAACCCTGCGCAGGCGGCGACCGGCTCGTTGACGTTCATCGCGTCGTCGGCGACGCTGATCGCGGCCGGGGCTCAGGCGTCGGCGGTCTCTCCGATCACCGGCGACACGCAGAGCTACCAGACGACCGCGAGCGGCACCACGAGCACGCCGCTACCCGTGCCCGGCGGCGTGACTGTCACCCCGGCCGCCTCCGGCGGCACGCTGACGGCGGGCACCCGCTACTACCACGTGACCGCGCTGAACGCGTTCGGGGAGACGACCGGCAGCGCCGACGTCGCGGGTGTCACGACGGGCACGACCGGCCAGAACACGATCGCGTGGACCGCCGTGACGGGCGCGACCTCCTACCGGGTGTACGTCACACAGACGCCAAACTCGACCGGCCTGCTGATCGCCTCGATCACCGGCACGAGCTACGTCGACAGGGGGAGCGTCACTCCGGATCCGGCGTCGCCCGAGCCGACGACGAACACGACGTCGGGGGTCACGCTCTCGGCGGTCGCGATGACGGCAGGCACGGCAGGCGACGCGGCCCCCAATGCCGTCACGTCGCTCGACACGGTCATGCCGACGGTGATCTCGGTCACGAACCTGGTCCCGATGGACGGCGGCGCCGAGGTCGAATCCGACGATGACTTCCGCGACCGGATCCTCGGCGAGTATGTCGGCACCTCGGGCGGCGGCAACGTCGTGGACTACCAGCGCTGGGCAGCGTCGCAGGGCGTCGCACGCGCGGCGGTGATCCCCGCCTGGCAGGGCGCGGGCACCGTGCTGGTCATCGCCATGAACTCGAACGGCACGCCGGTCGCAAGCACGGTGGTTACGACGCTCCAGCAGTTCCTCGATCCCGTGCCGGGGCTCGGTCAGGGCCAGGCGCCGGTTGGTGCGACGGTGACCGTTGTCACGTCCTCGATCCTAGGGGTCGCGATCGTCGCCGGGGTCGACGGCGAGAACGGCTACACGCTGGACGGCACCGGCAACACCATCGCGACGCGCTCGGCGATCCTGACGGCGCTGACCACCTATCTGCAGGGCCTGCAGCCGGGCGACACCATCGTCTACACGCACGTGCAGGCGTGCTTCTTCATCACCGGCGTCCACCAGGTGACGGGCCTGACGGTGAACGGTGGCGCAGCGAACATCACGCTCACGACTACGCCGCCGCAGGTCGCGCAGCTCGCCAGCGCAACGCTGACTGACGTCTAGATGGCTGCCGTCCCTCTCACCGCGGGCGCGAGCGCCGTAGCGCAGGCGCTGGCAACAACCCGCGCGGGATCCCAGCTCGTCGCTGTCGCCATCGCACGCACCGGAACGACAGCGCTCGTTCTTTGGCCCGGCGAAGCGCCGCCGGTGTCGATCGACCCTCTCGCTGTGTTCAGCACGCTGCCGGAAGTGGACCCGATTGACCTGCTCGACGAGGTGCCGCCGTACGAGCGCGAGGCCTACGAGATCCAAGCCGTGCTGCAGGTCGTCGGCAACGAGCTGCTCCGGCTTGAAACGGCACGCCAGGCGGTGGCGCTGAACTTCCTGCCCGGCAGCGCCGACGCGCTGCTGCCGATGTTCGAGCAGCTTCTCGGCCTGCCCGTCGACCCGCCCGGGCTGACGCTCGCGTCTCGTCAGCAGCTCGTGCAGGCCAGCATGCTGCGCCTGAAGGGTCAAGGCAGCGGCCTGGACTGGGAGGCAGCAATCAGCTCGCTGCTCGGCGGAAGCTGGAGTTATCAGGAGTCTGACCCGAACAAGGTGGCGACGAACTACGTCCCGAATCCGTCGTTTGAGCGCGACACAGTCGGTCAGGCTCCGGTGGGATGGGGGAGCCATCCGGGCGGCTGGTCGCACCTTGTCACCGGGGCGACGCTGATCGTCGGCTCTGGCGGCTACGTCGGAACGCGGCGTCTGCAGGTCACCACGGCAGGCGCGACGCAGGGCATAGCCATCTCGCTCGGCGCGCTTCCCGCGGGGAACTACACGACGCAGATTGCGGTTCGGGGGGATCAGGGCGGCGAGACGATCACCTGCGTAGCAGGTCAGGACGCAGCCTCGGTATCCACGCCGGTCATCACGCTCACCACGGCATGGCAGCTCGTCACCGTGCCGTCGTTCACCTCCGCTGGTGCGAACCCGAGCTTCGTATGCGTTCAGCAGTCGGGCGCGGGATCCGAGGTCTTCTACGTCGACGCCGTGATCACCGTACAGGGCACCTTCGTCCCCCCCTACTTCGACGGCGACACCGCCGGGGCTATCTGGAGCGGCACGCCCGGGAACAGCTCAAGCTCGTGGGCCGCCGCGGTGCCCGCTAACACCGTCTCGATCAAGATTCCCCAGGCGATGGCAGGCATCGCCTGGCCGTTCATCCGCGACCTCACGCCCGCGCACCTCGCGATCATCGAGGGCTACTCCGACGGCTTCTTCGTCGACATCTCGACCATCGGAAGCCATCTGTGAGCGAGCCCAGACCCGAACGTAGGCTTGAGCCGTGAGCAAGCATCGACAGCTCAGCTACGGCCAGCCGATTCCGCAGGACTTCCTGGACGCGCTGCAGGAGTTCATCGGTAGCGCCAGCCGGAACCTGGTCCTGACACAGATCGGCACCAACCAGATCCAGATCAGCGCGGGCACCGGCAACGCGCAGGTGTCGCTCGGGATCGACGGCCTGTGGCGTTACATCAGCTCGACCGTGCAGGCGACCGTGACCGGCGCTGCCGGGACCTACAGCATCTACGCCACCACCGGCAACAACTCATTCGCGATCAACCCGACACCGCCACCGCCCGAGATCGACTCAACCGACTACACGTTCGCGCTGACCGCGCTGCTCAGCGGCACCCCCGGGACCGCGCACTTCCGCAAGATCGGGGAGGCGATCTTCGACGGGACGCGCATCCTGAACCTCCGCCAGCTCGTCGGCGGCATGGACGGCGCGCAGCTCTGGCAGCCGGGCGACATCAAACTGACCGGCGCGGCCGCCCCCGCCGCCGGATGGCTTGCCTGTGACGGCTCCGCGGTGAGCCGTGCTACCTACCCGGCGCTGTTCGCGGCACTCGGCGGCACCACCTCGCCGTGGGGTCAGGGCGACGGTTCGACCACGTTCAACGTGCCCGACTTTCGCAGCCGCGCTCCGATCGGAGCGGGCCAGGGCGCGGGCCTGACCAACCGCGTCCAAGGCTCCTACGGCGGCGGGACGCTTGATGTGGCCAATCCCAAGCGCGGCGAGGAGACTCACGTGCTGGCCGCGGCTGAGTCGGGCACCAACGGCAGCGGCGGTACCGGCATCGACTCCAACGACCACTCGCACGGCGTCAACATCAACAGCGGCGGCGCGAGCGCCCGGCACAACCACTACACGGTCGGCAATGCCCAGGCGGTGCCGTCGGCAGGAAGCTGGCCGGAGGCCGCTGGCGGTGCGAGCATCTCCGCCGGGGCCTACCCGTATATGTATCCCGGCGCGAGCTTCACCGGCAGTCAGGTTGGAACCAGCAACGACCTGCAGGACCACGCGCACAACGTCAACGGCGGCACCAGCGGGGTCAGTGCCTGGCACACGCACGCGCTCACCGCGCGCAATGCCGACAGCGCGCACAACAACATGCCCCCCTGGGTGGCGGCGCTCTACATCATCAAGACGTGAGCCACCGTGTATCCTGCGAGGCGCGAGGACGCGAACGGCCCTCACTCCTCGGTCGGGATTGAAGCGTTCGCGTCTCGCTGAAACGGCCGCCCCACAGAGGCGGCCGTTTCTGTTCCCGACCCCCAGGTAGGGAGGGGGGCCCGGAAAGGCTTACGCGGCGGTTGTGGGGCTCTCGGGAGCATCCTCGACGGCTTCGCCCTCGATGGGGAGCGATCCGCCGTGGCGCAGCACGAAGTCGGTGACCTCCTGCAAGATCGCGGTCCGCTGCGCCTGATCGGCTCCGGCGAGCTTGAGCCGCACCTTCTGCGGCAGGAAGCTGCCAGGCCGCAGCCGGTTGGCCTCCTTGAACGCGCCCTGTAGACGCCGCCCCAGCTCCTCGTCCGGACCCCAGTCGGGCTCCTGCTCGACCGCCTGGTCGGCCTCGACGATCCCGCCGACCCGCTCGTCGTAGTGGGCGCCGACCTCGTCCTCGGGGATCAGGCCGGTGATCGAGAACGCCTTGCGTAGCGCCATCGACTCCGCGACCTTCAGGATCATCGCGTCCGGGTAGTTGGTCCACGCCTTGTTGCTGCGCTTGTAGCTCGCGTACTTGGCCAGGAAGAACGTCGGCTTGCGCCCGTCGCGGAACACGCGGCACCACGAGCCGACGATGTTGGACGTCAGCCGCTCCATCGCCGCCACCGGCGCGTAGGTGTGAACGAAACCGTCAGGGCCGCGGGCGATGACGTCCTGGGCGTAGATGACGTCGCCCTCCATGCCGCCGAACGCGTCGTTGCGGTTGGCGATGGCCAGCAGCCCGTCGCGGGCGACGATCGTCTGGTAGCTCGGCGGCTCGCCGTCCTTGCCCGGCATCTTCGCCAGGTACACCTGCTTGGCGAACGGGTCGAGCTGGTAGCGCCCGACCAGCTCCAGGAACATCAGGAACGCGTTGTCGTCAGCGCCGCGGGCGACGGTCCGTTTCATCAGCGCGAGCTGCTCGTTATCGAACGCGAACCGCGCCGGATGCGTCAGCGGCGTCGGCATCGCCCTGACCGTCAGCTTGCTTCCGGGCCTCTCGGCCTCTGGCTTTACCTCGGTCTCAGCCATTCTGTCTCCTCTGTTCGGCCAGCTCCAGAGAGGCGCGGAGCTGCTCCTCCAGGTCGGGCTCTGGTTCCATCTGCGGCTTAGGGATGTGGATGTCGAAGCGCGTGCCGATCTCGTCACGGTAGAGATCCTCCGGCGACCGGCCCGTCGCCAGCGCGTTCGCGGTCTCCTCCCGCGTCGGGCGCCGGACCCGCTTCTGGACGCGGTGGCCGTACACCCGGTTGGCTTTCGCGTCACGGACCGGCACCGGCCCATGCACCGCCGCCCACGCCTTCAGCGCCTCCTTGTTCTGAGCGATCGCCTTCTCGCCGACCAGTACCTGCTCGACGGCCAGCTCCGCCTCCTCCTCGCTGCGGATCGCACCGCGGCGCCGGGCCTTCGGGAAGATCGGGCAGGCCATCGGCCGCGGGCAGTGGCCGCAATGGTTGCCGGGGCTCGGATGCCACACGTCCTCCTGCACCGACCGGTCAAACCGCTCGATCAGCGCCGCCATGCTCTGCTCGATCTCCGGGAGCTGATCGCGGTACAGCGTCGCCTCCCGCGGCTGCGAGTACCGCGGATAGAACTCCCGCAGCGTGATCGACGTGAACGGCAGATGGTTGCGGAAGCACAGCAGCGCGTACGCCCGCTGCTGGAAGAACCCCGACTCGGAGATCTCCGACGGCGGCGGCAGCCACCAGCCTGTTTTCCAATCCAGGACGATGCCGCGCTCCAGGTTCTCGCCCTCCGCGAACAGGGCGTCGAGCTGCCCGGAGAAGATCCGCTCGACCGAGCCGCCGTCCGGGTTGGGGTAGTACAGCGTCGCGGCTAGGCGCTCCTCGACCGACACGAGCCCGGCGATGTTCCAGTCCGTCTCGTGGCAGAACTTCTTGGTCATCCAGATCAGGTCATTGATCTCCTTCATCGGGCAGGTGACCATGTCCTCGATCGGAACGTCGGCCTGCCGCAGCGTCTCCATCAGGATCGCCAGGCCGACATCAACCTCGATCCGCTCCTCGTCGCGTGCCGCCATCTCGCGCATCATCTTCGCGGCGGCGCGGTGCCAGATGATCCCGCGTCCGGCCGCCGAGTCAGACCACGTCTTGCGGTAGCGGCGCTCAAACAGGCTGCCGAGCCCGCACTCGTCGAACGCCGACAGAGTGCTCTGGCGCACGGACGGGAACTCCTCCAGCGCCCTGGGATACGGCGTGCGCGCGATCATGCGCGGGGTCCTCCTCGGTCGGTTGAGACCATCCTGGCAGGCACGTCGGACGGTACTCCGACATCATCCGAATCGAAGTACCGGCGCGTCCTGCATCCAGCGTAGAGTCCGAGCCCGTGTCCCGACCGAACCCGCCCGCTCCATGACCGAAACAGCCGTTCGGGCTCGGGCGTGGCACCGGCAGGTAGTCGGCAGTCCGCCCAAACCGTGCGCCAAATGCAAGGGCAGGGTGCGCGTGCAAGGCCACCACATCATCACGCAGGTGAGGCTTGAGCGCGTCGAGCGCGAGCGTCATCTGGAGCCCGGCACCCTGGTCTGGGATCCACGCTCAGGTGTCGTCCTTTGTGAGCGATGCCACGCCCGGCATACGAACGCTTTCAGCCGCATGTCACGCTCGCTGCTCACCGCGGAGAACTGGGCGTTCATCAACGAGCTGGAGCTTGACTGGTGGATTGCTCGCTACTACCCGGCGCCCCCGGCGGGACACGAACCCCACACCGAACCCCGAGGAGAGCGCAATGGCACGGCAGAACAGCAACGGCCAGGTCGTCGACGAGCAGGGCGAGCGGGAGTCATTGGACGACATGGACGGGCCGGAGGTGCTGGGCTCCCCGATCGAGGGCACAGCGGAGCAGCTCAGCTTCGATCTCGGGTCCGAGTGGGATCTGTCGGACTCGACGCTGAAACTGGCGCCGGTGCCGCCGCTGGCGGTGCAGGGACAGTTCTCTGAGGGTGACCGGGTCAGGGTCGTGCTGGAGATCGAGGTGGAGTACATCGCCTTCCCGCCGATCAAGGACAAGGGGTTCAGGGTCGGCACCGAGCGCCGACACTTCGGGCAGATCTTGTCTGCCGCTCACCTGACGGACTAGCCCGCAAACTGCGGGATCTTTCCGGTTGTGGGCGCCCGGGGGCGGGTGTAACGTGAATGGTCTACCGGCCAAAGCGCACGTCGTGTGCTCGGCTGTCTTGTTCGCGTGGAACGGGCCCGGCGGGCCCTGGAGGTCGTATGCCGTCTGAGGCTGTCACCAAGGTGCTGTCCCGTCTGTGGGCGTTGGACTGTGACGCGAAGGGCTCAGAGCAGCACGGCTGGAACGCCAAGTGCCCGGCGCACGAGGACCGCAGCCCGAGCCTGAAGCTCGACCAGGGCGACGACGGCCGCGCGCTGATCTACTGCCACGCCGGATGCACCCTGGAGGCGCTGACGGCCGCGATGGCGCTGGACCCCTCAGACCTGTTTGAGGCCGAGCCCGCGCCGATCCCCGAGCGGGTCGTGATCGAACGCTACGACTACGTCGACGAGGACGGTACGTTGCTGTTCCAGGTCGAGCGGATGCGCCCCAAGGCGTTCCGCCAGCGCCGCCCCAACGGCCACGGCGGCTGGGAGTACTCCCTCGGCGATGTGCGCCGCGTCCTGTACCGGCTGCCGAAGGTGATCGAGGCGGTCAAGGCCGGGGAGATCATCTGTGTCGTCGAGGGCGAACGCGACGTCCACACCCTGGAGGGCAAGGGCAAGGTCGCGACGACGTGCCCCGGCGGCGCCGGGAAGTGGCGCGACCAGTACTCAGAGACGCTCCGCGGCGCGAAGGTCGCGATCATCCAGGACGCCGACCCGCTCGATCCGAAGACCGGCAAGCGCCCCGGCCAGGATCACGCCCTGCAGGTCCGCGCGGCGTTGGACGGCGTCGCTGCTGCTGTCAAGGTGTTCCAGCCCGCCGTCGGCAAGGACGTCACCGACCACGTGAAGGGTGGCCTGCCGCTGTCTGAGCTGGTCGACGTCACCGACGGGGAGCCTGCTAGACCGAAGATGGAGGTGCTGTCCGCGCGCGCCATGATGGAGCTGCCGGACCCTGACCAGGAGGGGTACCTGCTCGGCCCGCTGATCTACCGCGGGCACCGCATCGTGATCGGCGGCTGGACCGGCCACGGAAAGACCACCTTCTGCATGCACATGGTCGCCTCCGCCGTCGAGGGCCGCGAGTTCCTGCGGCCCGGCTGGACCGGCAAGGGCAAGCTCAAGGCGCTGGTCGTCGACGTCGAGCAGGGCACCAAGACCGTCAAACGCGTGCTCCGCGAGGTTGGCCTGGACCGCTCCGAGCAGGTGCAGTACCTACGCGTCGCTGACGGGCTCGCGCTCGACAACGACCCGGACGCGATCGCGTTCATGGAGAAGACGCTGCACGAGGGCCACTTCGACATCGTCCTTGCCGACCCGCTGTACAAGCTCGGCCGCGGCGATCTCAACGACGCGCGCGCCGCCACCGACCTGATGCGCCGGTTCGATGACTGGCGTGAGCGCTACGAGTTCGCGCTGCTGCTGCCTATGCACTGCCGCAAGCCGAAGGAGACCGCCAAGCTGTCCGCGCATGACTTGTTTGGAAGCAGTGCCTATCAATGGGGTGCCGAGGCCCTGCTCGGGATCGAGCGCAAGAGCCGGTCGCTCACCTGGCTGCACTGGTGGAAAGACCGCGAGGGCGAGCTGGTCGAGGACGGCGCGCAGCTCGGCGGCCACTGGAACCTGCACTTCGACCGGCGCCGCGGGTTTGAGAAGTACCCCGAGCATGAGCAGGACAAGCTCGTCGAGGTGTCCGCCACCCCCCGCTTCGATCTCGACGAGTTCTGCCTCGACGCGATCAAGCAGCTCGGCACCGCCACCCGCGAGGACATCCACCGCCGCCTGCGCCACCAGGGCCGACTCGATGTCAGCGTCGCGAAGATCACCCGCGCCTGCGAGCGACTCGGCGGCCGCGGCGTCATGAGCAACGGCGAACACTTCCTCAAGGACCGCGCCTACTACCTCCAGGACGAGCTGACGGTGTAGGCGCGATCGCGATGGAGCCCCCACCCCGATAGGGCCACCAAGGGGACCACGGTCGCTCCTCGCCTGGAGCGGAGGCCGTCCGGTAGACCATTGAAGCGCGGAGCTTGTAGCCCGGGAACGGGGTGAAGTGCGTGGCGCGCTGAGGTCGACGGAGCCCGACGAACTGTCGATGGACTCAGCGTCGGAAGCTCAGGTTTTTCTGCTCCCCAGGGGCAGTAGGCCTAAGCCCTCGCCTGCCTCGGATCTTGCATCGGAAGGGCCCGACGGTAAGGGGGGGTGCTAACATCGTGTGCGATGCGGCCCGGCCAGGCTGGGCTAGGCGCGGCGAGGGAGGCCCGGCAAGGCAGGGCTCGGATGGGCTTGGCGCGGGAGGAGGGATCGGCCCGATGGTCGCTCCCTCCTCAACTCTCCAGCCGCTGCTTGAGTCGCTCGATCGCGGCTTTGGCGGCTTCAACTTCGCCGGGCTCGGCGTTCGCGGACGGGTCGAGCACGCGTTCCATCAGCTCGATCCGGCGTTGCAGCGGGCGGCGTTTGGCCATGCTGTTGAGCACGTCGTTGACGCTGTCGCGCAGGTACTCCAGCTCTTCGACGAACCGCTCCTCGTCGTACTCGTCGATCACCTTCTCGACGGCGTTGTCGTATGTGCTGGTGTAGGTGAGGTCGGCCGCGATCAACTTCTCGATGTACCGGATCACCGCGATCAGGTCTTCGGTCTTGCGGTGGTATTGGTCGCGCAGGCCGGGCCGGTGCCGGTAGCTCGGCTTGGTCGTCCAGCCGTACCATTGCTGGAACGCGGGCTGGGTGTAGATCGACCCTTCGTTCACGTGGTACAGCTCGCCGTCGATGACCGACCGGACGTAGATCTTCTTGGGCATCACGCCGCCTCGTCGAGTCGGTCTTCCAGCTCGGCGGCCTTGGTGTAGAAGCTGTCGGCCTCCTCAGGGTTGCCGAGCGCGAGCACGCTGTCGGCCTTGTCGCGCAGCGCCTTGATCTTGTCGCGGAGCTGCTTGTCGCCGCGCTGCGTGTCGATCCCGGCCACGAGCCGCGTGAGTGCGTCGAGCGCCGAGACGGCGCCGTCGTACACCTCTTCCAGCTCGTTGTCGGGCACCGAGTCCTTCGACCAGTAGATCATCGGCTGGATCCGCCGGGCGTGCAGCGCCAGCTCCAGCACCTTGCGGCGCTCCTGGATCCAGCGCGAGCGGCTGGACGTGCCCGCTTCCTTCTCCATCCGGCGGTAGCCGCTGATCTGCGTCGCGAGCCCGCTTAGCTCGTGCTTGGGCCCGCTGGCGGCGCGCTCCTTGTAGGCGATCACGCACCGGATCCCGAACAGGATCGTCGGCGACAGCGGCTTACGCTCGGTGCCGTCAGCCCGGCGCGCGGGCCAGTCGTCAGTCCCGGCCTTGGACGCGGCCACGATCGCGTCCCGTGGCTTGCGCCGGATCAGCATCTTCTCCACCCACTCCACCACGGCATCGTCGTGCGCGATGCTGTCGCGGCCCCCGATCAGGGAGGTCCAGTCTCTTGCCATCATTGTCTCCTCGGTCTTTGATGCAGGGGGCCGGGCTGCCGGTGCTAGCGGAGCGAGGTCACCCGTCGCTGGCCTAGCAGCGCCACCCCGGCCCTTCCTGCGGTTACTCGTCCTCTTCGCCGTTCGCTTCGGCGCGGAGGGTGTAGGCGGCCAGGGCCTTGTCACCGGCCTGCTTGGCTGCCTTCTTCAGAGCCGAGCGGGCCCGGCCCTTGAGCGTCGGAAGCTGCCGGGTGAACAGGCCCACCTGCTCAGCGGCACCGACCAGCGCGATCTCGGCCTTGTCGGTCATCGGTCGGATGATCTCGGCCTCGACGTACTTCGCCTCGTTGGTCAGGAACAGGTAGTCGCCTGCCTTGACCAGCACGAGGTCGTCCAGCTCGTCGCGGACCCAGCGCTGCAGGGTGCCGCCGTACTTGTGGTCGACCAGCTTCCAGATGTGCTGCTCGGCCTTGTGCCACGCGGTGCGGGCAAGCGCGTCCTGCGCGTCCCACGCGTCGGCGTCGCCGTGGGGCGGCGGCACCGGCTCGTTGGTTAGCAGCGCTCCCGCGACCAGGTAGCGGTGGATCGGCACGTCGAGCCGCTCCTCCTTGGCCGCCCCGACAACATGGTCCTGAGCGATCGCGAAGATGGCCTTCTTGATCGCTTCGTTGTCGACCTTCTCCACGGGCGTGATCTTGCTGTCGTCGACGTACGTGAACTCGTACTCGCGCAGCAGCGCCCGCATCGCCAATGCCTCGGTGACCGAGACGCTGGCGCTTGACCTGACCGCCTCCTCGTAGGCCTGGACGGCCTCCGCGAGGTGGTCCTGGGATTGTGTAGCCATGCCCTTCCTTCCTGCCGGTGCGAGGTTGCCCGTCGCTCGGCGGTTGACTCCGGTGCGAGGGCCTGGCTCGGCCCGTCGCTCGGCATGGCCGGGACTGTAGCACACGACTTGTTTGACGGGTCGCACGAATCGTGTGCTACAGTTCGCCCCCTCGGCCATGCATGGCACGGTAAGGCTGGTACGGCCGGGGCACATAATGCGAACTGCCTCAATGACGAGGCAAGGGGGCAAACCCACATGATGAATGGGCCTGTCCGACGGGTGATCCCCGTCGGATACCAGGTGTACAGGCTGCGGTTGGATGGACAGTCGCCGCTTCTGATGAACTCGTCCGAGTACGACCGGGCGAGCGACACATACCGAGCGTTCAAGGCGCTCGGCAGCAAGCGCGGCAAGACGATCGAGGACGAGCTACGTCTCGGCGAGCTGGAGTTCCACCTCGGGCTGCACTACGACGAGAAGGTCGGAGTGTTCATCCCCGGGATCAACCTCAAGGAGCTGATCCGCTCCGCCGCCACGAAGTACCGCAAGGGCGAGGAGATCCGGCGCAGCCTGATCGTGCCGGACTACCGGATCCCGCTGATCTACGACGGCCCGCGCACGCCCGCGGAGCTGTACGCGCAGGGCTATTACGACACGCGCATGGTCGCGAACGCTGGCGCCGGTTCCGGCCGCGTGCCGAGGACACGACCCGCGTTTGAGGAGTGGGCGATCGAGACCGACATCGCGTTCGATCCGGAGGATCTCGACGACGACCTCGTCCAGAACGCCATCGACCGCAGCACGAAGTACGGCTTCGGGGATGGGCGCTCGATCGGCTTCGGCGCGTTTGAGCCGACGTTGACATTTCTCAGGCGTCAGTCGAAGGTCAGCAAGGCGGATGCGGTCAAGGCTCCGAACGGCCGCGCGAAGACCAACCTGGCGGCGGCGACGTCGCGGATCCTGAGTTCGTAGGCCTTGGCGCGGTAGGGCGCGGCCCGGCGGGTTCGGCACGGACGGCTCGGTTGGCCAGGCCCGGACCGGCAGGGCTCGGCCGGGCGAGGCTCGGCACGTCCGGCTAGGCGGGGCATGGCACGGCACGGGTCGTTCTATGCGGGGGCCGGTCGAATGATCGGCCTCCTGCGTAGACACGGCTGGGCGCGGTTGGCAAGGCTCGGATGGCGTGGACTGGCTAGGCTCGGAACGGTTGGGCGTGGTAGGCGAGGCGGGCGAGGCGAGGCGGGCAAGGCCCGGCTTGGCGAGGTTGGTAAGGCGGGGTACGGCATGGCAGGCTTGGCACGGCGTGACATGGCGGGGCAATGCCCGGCGTGGCACGGCAAGGCACGGCACGGGATCACCGGCAGCCTTCGGGCTGCCGGTGATCACTTTCGTCTGCGGCCGGTCGTAGACTCACGCTGTGATCGAGTTCGTGGTTCTCGGCAGGCCAGTCACGAAGGGTTCGACGACGTCGTTCGCTGCCAAGCGGAAGGACGGCACGCTCGTCACGCGCGAGAACGGCAACCCGGTGGTCGTGACCCGCAACGCGTCCGGCGCCCGCGGCCGCACCTGGGAGAACGCCGTTGCGAGCTGCGCCCTGGAGGCGCGCGAGCTGGCCGGGGGCCGCATCGCCCGCGGCGAGCCGGTCGGCATCGAGGTGGTCTTCTTCCAGCCGCGGCTCGCCTCCCACTTCGGCACCGGCCGCAATGCGTGCAAGCTAAAGGACTCCGCGCCGCCGTTCCCGGCCACCCGGCCGGACGTCGATAAGTACCTGCGCGCGGTGCTCGATGCGCTCACTTCGGTGCTCTACGCCGACGATGGACAGGTCGTGACCGTCCGCGCGGAGAAGCGGTTCGGCGATCCGGCGCGCGCGGAGATCCGCTGCTGGGTAGTGTCTGCGCTACCGGTCGACGGTCAGCTTGGCTTGGAGCTGGCGGTCGCCTAAAGGTTCGTACCGAGGAGACGACCGGCCTGGGTTCCACGCACCCGGGCCGGTCACCCCGGCTACGCCCAGCCCGCGAGCGTGTCGACCTGCTTGCGCCCCTGACGGCTCTTGTCCAGCGCCGCCTTGTGCTCGTCACCGGCGGCGCGACGCTCGTGGTAGATCGCGCTCTCAAGCTCAGCGATCGCGACGTCGCGCAGCGCCTTGATGTCAAGGTCGGCGTTGAGCTGCGCGATCACGACCGCGTGCAAGAGCGCATCAGCTCGGCGCCGGGCCTTCCGCGCCAGCGTCGCCCACCTCGGTGGCTGCATCGCCTTGAGCTGTTCGCGGGACAGGCTCACAGCTCCAGCCCGTCCCGCGTGCGCTGTTCCATCTGGCTGATGATCCGGCGGCCCATCGCCCAGCAGCCGCCCGGCTGCCGCGGCGCCAGCGACCCGTACACGATCCACGGCCAGCGCTTCTGCAGGCCGTCGGCGAGGATCCGGTGAAAGCCTTCGGTGTGGGTTTGGAGTCGAACTCCCTTCGTCCTCGTCTGGTACGGCGAGGCGAGGTGCGCGGCCTCGTGGTAGATCAGCTCCAGCCCGCCCTCGTAGCTGGCGTTGCTGCCGAACGTGAACCACACGTCGAACCCGCCGAGGACGGCGCGGCCGGTGTGGTAGTGCTTGTCGCCGCGGCGGATCGTGATGTTCAGATCGTCGATCGTCGGCTTGCTCCTGGCCGACCAGCCGTCGAAGAAGCCCATGTCGGTCAGGGCGCGGCGCAGCTCAGCGCGGACGTCCAGCTCGCGCTCGCGTCCGCGCGCGTCGTTCAGCTTGACGATCCAATGCTCGCGTGCCTTCTCCCGCTTCTGACGCGCACGCGCCGCCTTCGCGACCCGGCCGCGTTCGCGCTCGCGCTCCAATGCCGGAGCGTGACGCTTGACCAGCCGACCGGTCTCAAGTGAGCACGGCCAGCAGAAGCGCCTGACGTCGTCGGCGCGCATCCGCTCCGGCGCGAGCACGCCCGAGTGATTCGGGTTGTCGCATATCCACGTCCTGGCCATCAGTACCACCGCGGCGTCCGCCGCGTGGCGAGATGCCATCCGTCGCAGAGTGTGCAGCGGTAGGCGGTGACGTTGTAGCCGTAACGCTCGGCGTAGTGCATCGCCTCCGCGTGGCTGTCGAACCGGCGCTTGGGTTTGCCGTCAGCGGTGAAGTGCTCGCCGACGATCCGCTGGCGCGAGCGCTGACGCTTGCGCATCATCCGCTCCCTCGGTCGGGGTGCTCGGGGCAGCCTCGGCAGCGCGGCAGGTGCCACTTCTCGCGGCCTGCCGCGTAGTCGAGGTAGCCGTCGTACCAGGCGTCGGGCGCGTTCGTGGCGTCGCCGTGCTCCAGTGTGGCGGCGCTGCCGCCGGAGTAGCGCCAGCCTCGGTTGTACCAGCGCTTGTACTCAGCGCTCAGGTCGATCATCAAAGCTCCTCGGTCGGATGGTGCGGCCACGAGGACCGCACCTCCAGTGTAGCACACGTCGTGTGCCAGTCGGTTAGTCGATGCGCGACTGGGCCCAGGCCTCGATGCCTGCTTCGCGCAGCACCTTGGCGATGGCCGTGGCCGCCGCATCCCACCGCGCGTAGGACTGCGAGTACCGGTCCCCGCACACCTTCCAGGTGCTCATGGCCACGCCCCCGGCGTAGCTGTCGCGCCGCGCCATTCCCTCGCTGAGGAGGTAGCGCGCGAACCGTGAGCCGCCGGGTTTGACGTTGACCCAGGCGGTCCCGCAGATACCCTCGCTGACGCCGTAGATCGGCTGAGAGGGATCCGCGCCGCCGTCGTCGCCGCCGGTCAGGGAGCCCATCACATCGCGGGGCGTGTACACCACCATCGGCGTCGGCACGGCGCCGCGGAACGCGGCCTCACCGGCCTCACCGGCTCGGGCGATGAGCGCCTTCATGTCGGCCTTGCTCATCTTCACCGACCCGCCGCCCTGGACCTTGCGCACGCAGCTCGTGCAGATCGCGTAGTCACGCATACCAGCCGTGTCCTTACGCTCGATCCGCCCGCGGGTCCAGGAGCCACGCCGGTCACCCTTGATCTCCGCGACGTCCTTACCGCATATCGTGCGTGTAGACTCGGCGTCGGCGGCGTAGTGCCAGCGGGGTTGACGGTAGGCGCCCGGATTAGTTTTCCGGATCGCTTCCACTTGCTGATACCTCCTCGGTCGGGGGGAGTCGGCCATTCCGGCCGCATCTAGAGTGTAGCACACATCGCGTGCTATCATTGTCGGCGTAACCCGACCGAGGAGAAAACGATGCACTACGGATACGACGAGCTGGACTGGGTCCCGTCGGCTGACGGGTGGGCGCGCGCTACGGTGACGCTCTGGCGGAACGACACCGCGTGGAACCCGGCCAGCACCAAGCGCGACATCTACGGTCCGGCGCGCATTGAGTACACGCAGGGACCGGACGGGGGCGTCGACGCCGCCGTGTCGGACGCGTGACGGTGGACACTGACCCGCGCGCGGAGGAGCGAGCTGCGCGCGAACAGCACCGCCAGCTCACGCGCGCTCGCAAGGAGGCCGACCGCAAGCGCGAGAAGGAGGCCGGTACGAAGCTCGCGGGGATCATCCGCGAGGAGCTGGCCCGACCTCGCGCGCGCGCCTGCCGGTGCGGGATCACCTCACGCACGACGCGCGCCGAGCTTCAGGCGCTGGGCGCGGGCTGCACCACCGGTAGGTGGGTCTGTCCGGTGCTGGATACGATCCGGCGCCGGATGGACCGGTAACGCCAATCGTGTGCTACCCTGAAGGAATCATGACGACCACCAGGGGGAGCGCGAAAGCGAAGTCGGATCGCGGCCAGGCTCACGTGAGTCGCTCCAGAGAGGGAACGATGAGCAAGGAGAACGGCAGCGAGCCGATGGGGCCGCCTAAGCAGCCGCGCGCGGTCAGGCAGCTCGACATCGTCGGGACGGCCGAGGCCGCGAAGCTGCTCGGCGTCGAGCGTCCGCGCATCGGCCGGTGGGTCAAGCGCGGCGTGATGCCGCCGACCGCGGCGATGCTGCAAGCGACACCGGTCTGGTACCGCCGCGACATCCTGAAGATGCAGGGCTGGGTCGAGCGCAACCGCCGCAACCGCGAGCCGGTGGCGGGCTGACTGCATGCACCGCGCCGAACGCGCCCGGCTGGCGCGCGAAGCGGCGCTGGAACGCATCCGCCGCCAGCAGGAGGAGGGGCTGCTCACGATCCGCCAGATGACCCCGGAGGAGCGGGAGCGTTGGGGGCCGCCGCGCGACCGCCCGACGGGCCGCAAGCCGGGCTACCGGGCGTCGCTGGCGCGGTTCCAGCAGCCCGCCGACGGCGTCCGCGACGACACGTAGGCTCCCCCGCAAAACCCGACCCGAGGAGGCCAGAGATGGCAGTAGCGAAGCCCACGACCGCGACCGAGTACGTGGTGCTGGAGCAGCGCGAGCTGAAGGACCCTAAGAACGACGAGACGGTCGTCGCATGGGTCGAGTCCGGCGTTGTCACCGGTACGACTCGCACGGGCGTGGCTCTGGAGATCGCGGGAGATCGTGAGGGCATCTGGCGTCCGGTGCCGACTCGCAACTGGGCCGACGCCATCCGGACGCGCGAGGAAGTCAGCCGGAAGATGAAGGCCGAGCCCGTGGAGGCCTTCTGACCGTGGCCGTAGGGCGTAAGCCAACCTGCAACTGTGGCGAGTGCCTGAAGTGCAAGCGGCGCGTCTACATGCGGACGTGGTATGGCCGCAAGACGTTTGAGGAACGGCGAGCCCACGTCGCCAGGCGCGATCCTGAGAGGGTGCGAGCTGCGGATCAGGCCCGCAGGCCTGCCAGGAAAGAGGCCAAGGACTACGCGCTCAAGAAGTACGCGAACGGGCAGGTGGCGATTGCTCTGCGGAGCGGGAAGCTCCAGCGTGGCGCATGCGAGGTCTGCGGAGCGCCGGATGCGCAGGCGCACCACGACGACTACGAGCGCGCGCTGGACATACGCTGGCTATGCACCGAGCATCACGCGGCGGAGCACAGGGTGTTCACGTGACCGAGCCCGAGCCCCAGCCGCCTGCCGAGGAGAAGCAGGAGGACCCGTTCGAGGGTCTGCGCCGCGAGATTGCGGACTTCGGCGACTACGACGAGCGCGCGCTGGACGACTACCGCACGCTGTCCTACTACTTCGCGCTGCGCAGGCAGGGCATGTCGCGCCCCGCCGCCAAGACGCAGACGTGCGCCACGTTCGGGCATGACGCGCCGCGCGGCAAGTGCGAGCGCTGCGGCATCGGCGTCGACCTCACCAGCGACGAAGGCGCCACCAAGCGCGAGCGCAAGCGGATCGCCGAGCGCGACGCGTGGCTCGCTGCCCGATGGTGATGTACAAGAACGGCACGGCGTGGCGCTTCGTCGTCTTCAGTGACGGCGCCTGGGCATGGGTGAGGCAGTGGCGGGACGCCGGTACGATGGCGCCGTGGACGAGGACGGCGACCGCTCACTCGACGATCTGACCGAACGCCACCTGCGCAAGCGGGGCCGCGTCCCCGGGATGACCGAGATCGACCGCGAGGAGCGCAACGCAGAGATCGTCCGCGACCGGCTGCGCGGCCAGAGCTGGGCCTACCTCGCGGAGAAGTACAACCTCACCGTCCGCCAGGTCCGGGACATCTACCGGGCGTGGCGCGCCGACAACCAGCCGACTTACCAGGGCCGCGACCCGATCGAGATCGTCCACTCGATGCTCGACCGGCTCGATAGCTGGGTCGAGCAGCTCGCGGAGGTCGCCGACTCCGCGACCGTCGACGCGACGCGGATCGCCGCGATCAACGCGCAGCTCAACGCGCTGACGCGCACCGCCGAGCTGATGCAGGCCACCGGCATCCTCCCGCACGACCTCGGCACCCTGCGCCTGGAGCTGGACGTCCAGACGCTCGCGGTCAAGCTCGTCACCGTCCTGACCGAGCAGGGCGCCACGCCGGAGATGAAACGCGCGATCCTGGACACGCTGAGAGCCGATGCGGTGCAGCAGCCCGCGCTGTCCGCTTGACCGCGTCGACGGCTCCCGCTTCTGCGCGAGTCACCAGGAGCTGTTCGCCTCCATCGCGACCGAGATCGACGATGGCCGAGACGCGCGCCGCCGCTCGCCCGATCGCCGCCGCCGCACGCTGTTCAAGGCCTGTGACTGGGCGGGCTGCCCCGAGTGCGCCGCGCCGCGCGAGTCCTACTGCGAGTACCACGTCAGGGTGCTGAGCCATTCCCCTACGGCTTGATCCGCGCGACCACTTCGGGATGACCGTCTCCGACGCGTTCCTGGACGCGCTGGAGTCAGACATCGCCGCGCACGAGCAGCGTCGCGCCAGCTTCCTGGAATGGGCGGTCAAGGTCCCCGAGACTCGCGGCCCGCTGAACTTCACCCGCTGGCCGTTCCAACGCGAGCTGTACGAACAGGGCTTCGACGACAAGGAGGTCGTCGTCATGAAGGCCACGCAGCTCGGGATCTCCGCGTGGCTCGTTCGCTGGGCGCTGTGCTGGGCCGACATGCACGCCGCCCGCGTCCTGTACATCTTCCCTCGCGAGCGGCAGCTCCTGGACTTCTCCGACGGCCGGATCAAGCCGCTTATCTTGGGTGAGTACCTGAGGACTCGCGTGCCGCCCGCGTCGGTGCAGAACAAGACCCTGAAGTCGGTCGGCCTGGGGATCATCTACTTCCGCGGCTCCGAGGCCGAGGCCGGACTGGAGTCCATCGACGCTGATGCGCTGTGCCTCGACGAGCACGACCTGCTGGTGCAGGCGCACATCCCGGTCGCTGAGCGCCGCGTCGGCGGCCAGGACTCGCTCGGCATGATCCGCCGGATCGGCTTCCCGACCATCAGCGACCACGGGATCCACAAGGAGTACAAGAAGACCGACCAGCGCGAGTGGACGGTCCGCTGCGAGTTCTGCGGCGAGTGGCAGGCGCTGACGTGGGCGGAGAACGTCGACCTGGAGCGCGCGATCCGGGTCTGCCGCAAGTGCCGCAAGGGCCCGCTCGACGTCGCCACCGGCGAGTGGGTCGCGACGCACCCGAGCCGGACCCGGCGCGGCTACCACGTGACGAAGCTGCTGCTCCCCCGCCCCGAGATCGTCGGCTCGCTGATCGAGGCCAGCCACGAGCAGGTCGCCTACCAGCGCCAGATCTTCTTCAACCGCGATCTCGGCGAGCCGTGGGAGGCCGAGGGCGCCCGGCTAACCCCGGCGATGATCGCCGCGGCGCAGCGCGGCTACACGCAGCTCACCGCCTACACCGGCACCAACCCGGTGGTCATGGGCGTCGACGTCGCGTCGGTCCGCGCGCTGAACGTGTGGATCACCGAGCAGCTCTCCGAGACGCAGGGCCGTGTGCTGTGTCTCGGCCTGGTCGACAGCTTCGATGAGCTGGCCAAGCTCATGGACCGCTACCGGGTGGTCATGGCCGGGATCGACCATCTGCCTGAGAACCGGCTGGCGCAGGCGTTCGCGAACCGGTTTGCCGGGCGGGTGTACATCATCAGCTACGGCACCGAGACGCAGCGTGACGTGCTCTCCGTCGACGATCAGCAGCGCCGCGCGTCAGTCCGGCGCACCGAGGCGATCGACGCTGCTCAGGAGCGCGTCCGCGCGCAGCACGAGTACCTGCCGCAGGATCTGCCGACGGCGTTCGTGGAGCAGATGTGCTCCAATGTCCGCTCGGTCGAGCGCGACGACGTCGGCCGGGTGCGGGTGCGCTATCGCGCCGACGGCCCGGACGACTGGATGCAGGCGCTTACGTACGCCATCGTCGCGAACGAGTGCTGGTGGATCCGCCAGCAGGTCGACCACGAGGAGATCACCTCCATCGACGAGATGACCGAGCTGGGGTTCGAGCGTTCGACGCTGCGCGACCCGGAGTCGATGGAGTACAGCCCGGGGCGCTCCGACGGCGACTACCAGCTTCACGACGGGCACGTCAACGGCAGCACGAACGGGTACGACGACGAGTTCGACGCCTGGGGCGAATAGGGTTGGCGCCATCGTGGACCGGCTCTGGGCAAAGATCGACAAGCGCGGGCCTGACGAGTGCTGGCCCTGGACGGCATACCGGCTCCCCAAGCCGTGGGACTACGGTCACATCATGGTGGCCGGGAGGCCACGACCAGCGCATAGGGTGGTCTATGAGCTGACGGTCGGGCCGATCCCCGAGGGTCTGTTCGTCCTGCATTCCTGCGACAACCCGCCCTGCTGCAACCCGGCACACCTGCGGGCTGGCACTCAGAAGGAGAACATCGAGGACGCTGTCGAGCGAGACCGGTTGGCGCGCGGTCGGGCGTTGCCGCAGGCGAAGCTCACAGAGGCCGCTGTACGCGAGATCCGGCGTCGGTCTGGTGAGGGCAGGTCGCAGCGCGCAGTGGCGGCCGAGTTCGGCGTGTCGCATGACACGGTAGGCAAGATTCTTCGCGGCAAGCGCTGGACTCACGTGACCTAGATTTAGCGCACGATGTGTGCTATCCTCTAGGTGGGCCCAGAGAGGGCCCTCCCCCGACCGAGGAGGACGCGATGGAGTGGACCACGCTGTATCTGGCCAACGGTCAGGTCCGGACGGTGAAGGGCCGCGCCGAGGACATCGGCATCGCCCTGAAGCGCCGGACGATGAGCGAGGACGACCGGATCCGTCAGTTCACCACCATCGACGGCGACACGCTGACGATCAACGCGGACGCTGTCGCCATGACCGAGACCGCCGCTGTGCGGACCGACCGAGCGTTCGGCTTTAGCCGAGCCCTGGAGGCCTGATGAGCGACTGGACCACCAAGTACTACCCGGTCGGATCGCGCTACTGGGTCCTGCCCGGCACCGAGTACACCATCGACACGACCGGCTACAACGCTACGAGCTGGAAGTCCGGCGCCGAGAAGGGCCGCCGCATCGGTGGCGGCTACACCCCGAGCCGAGGACGGCAGCGCCTGGGCAGCTACCCCACGCTGCAGCAGGCCAAGGACCGGGCCGCCCGCGACATCGCCAGCAAGGCGCAGGAGGAGGCAGCGTGAGATCTGCGAGCGAACGGTTCCCGATCGGGACGCGCATCGAGCACGCCACCGACGGCGAGACCGGCACGGTGATCGGCCACCCCTCCTTCGGCATTCGCGTCGCGGTAGACGTCAACCCCGACGAGTGGCGCGCGAGCATCATTGGCCCGCCGTCGAACGTCACCGCGGTGTGGGAGTCCTGGACCTGCGCACGAACGTAGGTAGAGCACACGACGTGTGCTACAATGAAGTTGTGGTCAGAGAGGCCACACGATCCGACCGAGGAGCTGAGATGGCCAGACGACAGATCATGGACGGCACCGAGCAGGTCGCCGTCGAGGGCTACACCGGCCGCGTCAAGGTGATCGTCGAGGGCGACGACATCGTCGCCATCGCCTGCGCCTGGTTCGCGCGCTGCGAGAACGAGGCCACCACCACCCGGTCGCACCCGATCCTGGGTGAGGCCCCCATCTGCGGCCGCTGCGACGCGCGGGTCGAGGAGCTGTCGTGACCTACTCCGCCCGGGAGCTGCGCGTCGTGGACAACAACACGCGCGACTACGAGGGCGGCTACACCGTCGAGCGCGGCAACGTGATCGTTGCCGGGCCGTACGCCAGCAAGACCGACGCCAAGCAGGCCAAGGCCGATCTCGTTGCCGGACGCACCGTCCGAGCGGCGGGCTAACACCACCGACCGAGGAGACCACGTGACCACCACCACCGAGAAGATCCTGGACGCCGAGGCGGCCGACGCCGCCACGATGAACTCCTGGAGCGACCGCAACCCGGCGACGATCGTCAAGCGAACCGCGAAGACGATCTGGGTCCAGGAGGACCGCGTCGCGAACCTGAGCAGCGAGGAGAGCCGCGAGAGCGGGCTCACCTTCGCCCGCGGGCACGGCGACGTCGTCATCTTCGTTCGCGACTACGACTCGCCGATCCGGAAGTACTCGCTGCGCAAGAACGGGCGCTGGATTCAGCAGGGCGCCCCGGCCAACGCGCGGGGCGGCTCCCTGACCGTCGGGCGCCGCGACTACTACCGGGATCCCTCGTTCTGATGAACCGCTACCAGACCGGCTACGGTGCCGGGAAGGTCCACCTTGGTGAGGCCGCCCGGCGCCATCGCTTCTACACGATCCTGTACTGCACAGGCCGCGCCGTGAGCGGCGCGTACACCACCGGCGCCGCCGTGGACTGCAAGGCGTGTCTCAAGCGCGCCAAGGCCAACGGCATCGACCCGACCGAGGAGACCTGATGACAAGCACACGACCCCTGGGCAGCATCCAGCGCCACGTCCTGACGTCACTGGAGCGCGAACCGTGGCCCGGCGGCTGGATCTGGGAGAACGCTTCCACGACCGCCCGCGTTCTCGACTCGTTGGTCAAGCGCGGGCTCGCCTCGCACACGGACGGTGGCCCGTACCGTCGTGGCCGCTACCGCATCACCGAGGCGGGCAAGGAGGCGCTGACGGCGTGACCGAGCCGGTTCTCCGCCGTCGCTGCCGCATCTACGTCGATGGCGTCTACGTCGGCTGGGTGGTCAAGCGCGAGGGCCGGTTCCGCGCGTACGTCACGCACCCGCAGGGCGGCTTCATGAGCGTCGAGGGCAGCTCGCGCCGCGCCGCCGCACAGAACGCCTGGAGCGCACGATGTGTGCTAGACTCACTGTACAAGGAGCAATCGACCGAGGAGCCGAAATGAGCGTGAAGATCCGCGCCGTGTACCGCCTTGAGCCCGCCGGGCTCATAGACCGCACCGATGCGCGCGTGACGGCGTACGCCGGACGCGAGGTGCAGATGATCCAGCCGTGGGGCTGTCCCCGCAACGGGACGATGGGGATGGTGTACGTCCAGCTCGCCGAGGAGGGCGAGTTCATCGGGCTCGTCAGCAAGGCGTCGCTGGTCAAGACCGGCCGCACCGCACCGGTGCGCGACCTGGCCGCCGAGGCCCGCGACGCGCGCAGCCGCGCTCTGCTGGGGCGCTGACGTGAAAATCACCGACGAGCTGGTGCAGCAGGCGTGCCTCGCCTACGGCGGGGACGCCTTCCCCGGGCGCATGCGCCGCGCGCTGGAGGTGGCGCTCGCCGACGCGCAGCCCGGCCTGCGCGCACCGATGCTGGAGCTGGAGAAGCTCCAGAAGCTCGCGCGCGAGGCCGTTGAGATCTGGCAGGCCGGATCCGCCATGTACTCCGCCCACGAGTATGAGACCGCGATGGGCGACCTTGCCCGCGCGCTCCCGCCCAAGCCGCATGCACCGATCGAGAGCCAGCCAGGAGACCCATTCTGATGAGGCACGTCGCAGGTGACATCGTGTTCCAGGTGAGGGGAGTGAAGGTGCGCTACTCGCCGTCGCAGGGCACGTCGACGCGCTACCGCACCTTCTGCCCGCACGAAGTCGGGGTCAACTCCCGCACGCGGGCAGACGCCGTTGACGCTGCCCGCCACGCGGGCGACTGGTGCGCCGAGTGCGCGGCCGAGGGCCAGCCCGGGTACGACGATGCCTGAGCTGGTGACCTGCACCGTCTGCGGCGACGAGGACACGCTCACGTTCTCGGGCGACATCGGCGCGCGGATGCGCGAGCGCCGCGAATGCTTCCGCTGCGCGTTCTGGCTGACGCTGGCTGAGCTGGACAAGGCGGCGCCCGAGAACGTCGCGATCATCGGCGGCTGCCACTACATCATCGCGCCGGACCGCACCACCGGTCCCCCCTCGCTGGCGGGCATGGGTGGCGCGCGGTGCGTCATCGCCTTCCACGACGGCCGCGAGCGGGTCACGCACAACCTGTGGCACCAGGGCACTATCCCTGACCGCTTCCGCGACCTGTTCCCGGACAACGCATCCTGGGGCGAGACGGGGCGACTCACGACCCGCCAGAGAACACCGTAGCGCACGATGTGTGCTACAATGAACTTGTGACCAGAGAAGAACAGACCGCCCGTTACACCGTCGTCGACCGGTACGCCACCACGGCGTCCGCGCTGCGCCCCAAGTCGACCGCCATCAACCCTCGCTACTGGGTGTGGGACACGGTCGAGCACACGATCGTCGACGAGTTCACCACCAAGCGCCCGGCAACGATGGCCGCGCGCGACCTCAACAAGGAGGCACGCCAGTGACCGGCGCACCGACCTGGAGCCGCGGCCGCGACGACTATGGCCGCAGCGTCCACTACCTCACCAGCGGGATGACGTTCCGCACCCTCGGCGTCGTCGTCCGCCTCCCGAAGGCGGCGATCGAGACGCACGACGGGTGCAAGTACCTCGTCAACAACTGGAGCCTGGCGGACCGCGACGCCGCCGTGAGCTACGCGCGCACGCTGTCTGAGGCCAAGCGGCGCTTGATCGAGGCGACCCGATGATCGCGGCGATCCAAGGCAACTGGTGGCTGGACGAGGGGCGAGACTCCGGCGTCTGGCCGTGCGAGGTGCTCGACGTGAGCATCTTCGGCGTCCGCGTGCGGACCACGCACGACGCCAGCCTGTACTACGGCGAGACGATCATCGTGGACCACAACCGCGTCTACGACAGCGGCTTCAACCGCGTCCGCGAGGCGCTGGTCCGTGCCGAAGACAGGCCGTCAGACCAGCCCGCGACAAGCTGGCTGTAGCGCACAACGTGCGCTAGAATGAACAGGGCGGCATGAGCCGCCACCCGACCGAGGAGACCCCATGAAACCGACACTGGCAGACGCAACCGCGCGCCTGTCCACCCTGGTGCGCGAGAGCCTGTCCGGCGCCGAGCTGATCGAGTTCAAGCCGCTGGACGAGACGGCCAACGAGAACCGCTACGTCGTGCGCTGGAAGCGAGCGACGCGCGCCTACGTTCAAGAGGGCACGCACGTCGCCTGCCTGCACATCGACGGCCGCTCGATGCTGGTCTGGGGCCACTACACCCAAGACGAGGCCGACGCCCGTCGCGACTACCAGGAGCGCGCATGAACACCATCGAGGCCATTATCGACCGCGCCAGTGACGGCGACGGCTACACCGTCCTGACGCGTGTCGACGGCAACAACCCCTGGGGTGTGGGCGTGAACTTCCCGACATGGGCGGGCGCGCGCACCGTGGCGGTGACCATCCTGAACGCCACCAACACGACACGTATCGCTGTCAGAACCAAGCTGACCGACCGGACAGCCCGACCGACCGAGGAGACCCCATGACCACCACTATCGAGCCGCGCGTCACCTTCAACAAGGCCGCGCGCACGATCAAGGCCGACTACCTGATCGCCACCGACAACGAGGGCCTCGGCGGGCGCGAGCGCCGCGTCTACGCCAGCTTCCGCGTCGGCTACGACAAGGGAGGCATGAACTACTTCAGCGGCAACCAGACGCCGCGGAGCTACACCGCATCCATCAGCCGCGTGACCGAGGAGGAGATCTTCGACCGTGACGGCAACCGGATCGGCATGTCGCAGAGCTTCACCCTGTTCAAGGGGCTCGGCCTGGCTCGCTCCGAGCCGGTGGGGCGCTACTCGGAGAAGGGGCTGCGCGCCTACTACGACGAGATCCAGCCCCGCTTCGACGAGCTGCGGCTGGAGGACGACCGGATCAGCCGGTTCTTCGACCCGGACGCCGACGCATGACGAGCGAGTTCCCGATCAACCACGAGATGCCCAACGGCGCGTCCATTGCCGACTGGCTCGGCACGGCAGCATCCGCCGCCCGAGTGGCGGCGGATCACATCGAGGATGTTCGCGGCGGCGTATCGACCCGCATCTCGCGCGCGAAGCTTCGCAAGGCCGTCGAGCAGCTTCAGCAGGCGCTCAGCGAGATCCAGACCGTCACCCTGTACACCAGGGGGGAGGAGGAGTGAGCAAGGGCAACCCGCGCACCTGGGATCCGCTGGTCATCGGGCCAGCGTCCCGCGGGGACGGCCGCCCGAGCATGGCGCAGGCGTTCTACGAGAGCGGCGGCCGCAAGCACTTCTTCGTCTACCGCACGCCGATGCCCGCGACGAAGTGCCTCGGCTTCCGCAACCGTCTGTACAACGGGTTCGCGCTCGTGTTTGAGGACGGCTCGATGCACCTGAGCTTCAAGCGCAACGACCGCGCCGCTGTCCGTGACTGGCGCCACTTCCAGGCGATCAAGAACGAGGTGGCCGGGCCCGAGCGCGAGGCGATCGAGATCTTCCCGCCGGAGTCGATGCTGGTCGACGCCGCCAACGAGTACCACCTCTTCGTGCTGCCGGAGAGCCAGATGAGCCCGCTCGGCTTCATCGAGCGAGCGGTGGCGGAGCAGGTGCAGGACAGCACCGTCCACCATGACCACGCGCTGTACCGCCAGACCGGCCAGTCCGGCTACCGGCAGCGGCCCTGGGAGCCCGGCCTGCCGACCGGCCCGGCCACCGGCGACGTCGTCACCTAGCGCACGATATGTGCTACACTCTAGGTGCGGTCAGAAGAGCCGCGAATCCCCCCGACCGAGGAGACCAAGTGACCGAGACCGAGACCTTCCGTCCCTGCGATACGCAACAGACCGTGGAGCAGATCGGCCGCATGAACGTGTTCGCCATCAGCGGCGGCCGGATCATGCGGCGCGAGACCGGGATCACCCTCCCCGTCGGATCCGGCTACAGCGTGACCGTCGACCTGGACTGGAACGACACCTACGTCGTTCGCCGGGTCTTCAAGCGCGGCGCCAAGATCTGGATCAAGGGCGAGCAGCGCGACGTCTACTGCGACGAGGTGGGCGAGGTGGCCTACCGCGCGTCCTGCTTCCGCAACGGCGCATGGGGGGAGGCGGCGGCATGACGGACGAACGAGCAATCCTGCAGGCGCGTCTGCGCGCGCTGGCGACCCGTCTCAACTCCTACTACCCGCGCCCGGCGGGCTCGCCCATGCCGTTTGGCGAGGAGGCCGCAAGAGCGGAAGCGCGCGAGGTCGAAGCTCGCTTGCGCGAACTGAGGGAGGAGCGATGACCGTGACCCAGCCCGACATCGTGGCGGTGGAGATCGCCGCCCGCCGCGGGATCACCGTGGAGCAGGCCGAGGCCATCGTGGCAGCGGCCAGGCCGCTGTGGAACGCGTTGGAGCCGCTGGTAGACGCCTACGGCGGCGCGGAGTTCGACCGGATCTTTCCGGAGACCATCGACGCGATCCACAAGCTCGCCAACCCGCTGGCGTACGAGGAGACGACGTGATCACCGTGACCGACACACCACGCATCTGGATCGCCGATCTCGCCGCCTACAACAACGGCGTGCTGCACGGCCGGTGGGTTGATGCGACCGACGCCGACGAGCTGAACGAGGCCAAGGACGCGATTATCGCCTCCAGCCCCATCGAGGGCGCGGAGGAGTGGGCCATCCACGACTACGACGGCTTCGGCGACTTGACCTACAAGCTCGGCGAGTACGCCAGCTTCGACACCGTCGCGAAGATCGGCGCGCTGATCGAGGAGTACGGCGACGAGTTCATCGCTTGGGTCGACGCCGTCGAGCCCGACCTGGAGGACATCGACGAGCGCAGCTTCCAGGAGGCCCGCCGCGGCGCCTGGGACAGCGAGGCCGACTGGGCCCGCGACCGCGTCGAGAGCCTCGGCTACGAGGGTGTCCAGCCCGGCGAGTACGTCCCGAAGGAGCGCGGTGGCTGGAGCAGCAGCGAGGGCGCGATCGACGTCATCGACCTGCTGCTGAACCACCTCGATCTGGACATGGTCGCGCGTGACTGCAGCGCCAACGGCGAGGTGGACTTCGCGACCGTCAACGGACAGCTTTACGCGTTTGATCCGAACGCGTGACCAACTGCGGATGGGGGCACCGGGTGAGCGGGGCGGCTCACCCGGACGCAGACCAAGCGGGAGGGCCGCGCATCCCCGTGCGCGGCCCTCACCTCACCCAACCAGGAGACATGATGATCAGAGATGAGCTGAGGGACGCCGCCGTGGCGGTCGTCCAGGAACGCGCCGCCGCGGCGCTCGCAGACGCGGAGGAGCGTCACGTCCGCACCGAGTACATCGAGGCGTACCAGGTGGCGCACGTCCTCCAAGGGCGCGGGCTGCTCACACACCCCGACCAGGACAGCAAGAGCTGGACCCACAAGGAGGCTGCGCACCGGTCGATCGACGGCAAGGCCAAGCGCCTGCTCGACGAGGCGGCCGCCGACGGGCGGATCCTGCGCTTCTCCTCCCGCGACGTCAAGGCGCTGCCCTGGCTGGACGGCTACCCCCGGTCGCTGAGCGGCAACTCGGTTGGCTACACCACCCCCGAGCTGTATGAGGCCGCGCAGGCCGCCGTGGCCGCCCGCGAGGAGCGTGAGCGCCTGGAGCTGGAAGTCCTGACCGACCTGCTCGACCATGCCGACAGGCTCGGCATGCCCAAGCCGGTCAAGGCCAATCGGACGACCGTGACCTACGACGTCCACGGCCTGCACGACATCGTCCGGCTCCTGGAACCTGACCAGGCCTAACACAAGATTTGCGCTACACTGAGCGCACCACTACGCACCGACCGAGGAGGAAGCAATGAGCAAGGTCATGGGCGCCGACACCGTCATCGCCCTCAACAAGACAGCCGTCCGCAAGAAGTACAACCGCACGCTGAGCAGCAAGTTCATCGAGCGGCTCGCCGACGACGGCGTCAACATCGTCGTCACGCACCTGCTACACGGCGACGGCGAGTATGTCCGCACGCTGACGATGTTCAAGCTCGCCGACCGCGACGAGCCCGTCGAGGGCTGGCTCGACGTCAGCCTGGAGGACTTCAACCGGCTCGCTGACGTCGAGCGCCAGCCCGACGGCCAGTACACCGTCAAGGCGGCGACGTGACCCCCGACGAGGATCTGATCCGCGCCGAGATCGACGCCTACCGCGCCGAGGCACGCGCGTTCCGCGCCGAGACAGCAGCCCACCGCGCCGAGGTTCGCGCCTTGGCCGGGGAGATGGTCGCGTGGCGCGAGCGGTTGGAAGCGCACCTCAACCGTCAGGACGAGGACATCGCCACGATCATCCGCACCCTCATGGAGATGCGAGGCGACGGCGGCGGTGCGCAGTGAGGGTCGTGACGCACATCCGCCACGACGGCGGCATCCGCTACGGCAACAGTCAGGGCACGCACGCGTGGTGCGGGCTGCGGATCGACATCCGCCCCTGGATCACCGTCGAGGACGCCCACGTGCGCAGCGGCCGCGGGCTCGACAGGAACGTGTGCGGCAACTGCAAGGCGGCGCTGAAGAGGGGCACCGCGAGGGCGGTGACCGGCCAATGACGGCGAGCCCTGCCGCGGCCGCAGGAGTCTCCCGGGCGCTCGACCGCGCAGGCCTGAAGCGCGCTCGCGAGATCCAGAAGGGCGTCGAGCTTCAGGGCTACTACGCCAGCCCGGCGGGCGACCACGTGCGCGTCGAGTACGTGCCCGGACCGCTTGTTGACGAGGACGCAGCACCTGGCGTTACCGCAGACGGCCTTCAGCGCTGCCAGGCAGCGCTGACCGAGAAATACGACGTGCAGCAGAGCACAGCGATGCTCGCCTATCCCGGCGAGATGCGTGCGGGACAGGTACTTGAGGTCCGCAGCTCGCGTTGGGAGCAGCGCGGCGAGGACGGTGCGTCGTGAGGATCGCCCTGGGCACCGTCGAGCTGAGCCTCCGCCAACGCGCGGCGATCGGGTTCTACTACGGCACCGCGATCGCCTCCCGCGACACCTGCCGCCACTTCATCATCGGCAACGGGCTGGGAGCCATCGACGACCAGATGGCGACGCTCGACGCCTGGGAGGAGCAGTACGGCCCCTGGCGCGGAGACGCCACGCACCCCCGAGGAGGAGGAGAACAACCATGCTGACCGATGACCAGCGCGCTGCCCGTGAGCTGGGCGTAGAGCGTGTCGCCGGGCCGTACTTTCTCGATGCGAGATCCGTCGAGCTGAAGCGGGCGAAGGCTCTGCTTGATCGCGCGGGCGTTCCCTACGTAGATCTGGGGTGGGAGAAGGGCACCCGCGCGCTCTACGTGCCTGAGGGCTCGGACCTGTCCGGAGTGTTCGCATGAGCGTCAGGATCCTGACCGGTCACGAGCAGGGCGACAGCGGCTACGAGACCGCGCTCGCGTGTCTGTTTGACAGCGTGACCGGCTGGGCGTTCGGCCCGGTGTTCCGCCGCGGCGAGGACGGCGAGTCGCCCGAGGACGCAGCGCAGGCGTTCCTTGACTGGTTGCCTGAGGACGCCCGCACAATCCCCGCGCGCGAGCTGGAGGAGCTGTACGGCCGCTGGCTGAACGAGCGCTGAAGCCCGTTTGACCCGGCCGACCCGGCCGGATTTACGCTGGCCTTATGTGGCGGATCCTTGCGGATCCTTTGTGTGGGCGCCGCGGAGGGCGGCAGTAAGGTTGGCGCGTGAGCGACTACTTCGAACGCGTCGTCATCCCCGACCCCGTCGAGCCGCCATGCCCCGCCGCTGCCCTGGTGTCGGAAGCGGCTGGGGGCACCGGCTGCGTCTGCCGCATCACTCGGAACCTGATCGACAGCCGACGGAACCCTTCGACACTGCGGGCCTACTGCTTCAGCTCGGACGGCTATCGGACGTGCCCCACGTGGCGCGCCGACCGCGAGGAGCTGTGGCGCAGCAAGACGATCCGCGACCTGCTGAACCGGAAGGGCGATCTGGTCTCCGGACACCCGGAGGATCTTCAGCGGACGCAGGGACTGGCGCTGGCGACCGAGGCACAGGAGCGCGAGGCATGGCTACTGCAACGCGAGCGCGAGCGCTAGCCACGCACGTGTACGTGACCGACGAGGTTGCCTTGCTGTACGTCCTGGAGATCGGCGCGCCGGACGCCGCCGTAGTCGAGAACGCCCTCACCGGCGACGTCACCCGGATGAGAGCGTCCGCCTTGCGCGAGTGGCGCGTCGTCACCCCGCGGGAGGGCGACTGACGTGCGGGCAGACGCCGAGCATCGCGATGGCGGCGTTGCAGTTCCAGCACAGCAACCGGTACTCCTGTGGCCAGCCCTGACGCTTGAGCAGGGCACAGAGCTTGTCTGGGGACAGGCGCCCGCTGCGGTGTCTGGCGTTCCGGTGCTCGTCCGGCACTCCGTTCGGATGGTCGAGGCAGAGGAACACCGGCTCGCTCTCGCCGCAGCAGGCGCACCGGCCACCGTACGCGGCGATCATCTCCGCGCGGAACCGCTGCCGATGCTCGCGCCCGTGCCGCGCTCCGTGGATCGCTGCGGAAGCATTGACGGCGGCGCGCTGGTGATCTCGACAGTAGGTCTGCTTGCCGTCCTTGCGCTTCTCATTGGGACCGAAGTCAGCGAGCGGCCGCTCCGCGCCACACCGCGCGCACCACTTGTAGCCAGGCTGCGCAGGATGGCGACGGCCGTGACCGCGCAGGTACTTGCCGGTGCGCGTCGTCCCGCCGCATCCGCAGGCGCATGGAAGCTCAACGATTGGAAGAGGCATAGTCTGAATCGTACAGGGGTGAGCCGTGGCACGTGAATGGGTGACCCGGCTGCAAGAGGCCGCCGAGGTGCGGACAGGCAAGAAAGTCGTGGATACCGACTACATCGAGCTGCTTGAGGCAAGCGATGTGGAACGGAGGTCCATGCAGAAAGAGCTGGACCTCTTAGGGTGGTATGTATTAGACTATATTGGAGGCCAGCCTCAGGAGGTCAAGCCCCAGGAGCGGCGCCGGATGGCCGCTCAAGCCCGGATGGTGTGGGTGCAGGATCCGGTCGCCGGGGCGAACGTCGAGCTGTCCTGCAACTTCATCTTCGGCCGCGGCGTCCCCAAGCCGAAGGCCGCCGACGAGAAGGTGCAGGAGGTCATCGACGAGGCGTGGGATGACCCGGACAACAAGGCGGTCCTGACCACCTATCCGGCGCAGGTGGCGCTCTGCACCGACCTGGTGCTGCAGTCCAACCTGTTCCTGCTGTTCTTCCAGGGCGACGACGGCAAGGTCAAGCTCGGCCTGCTCGACCACGACTCCGTCGAGGACGTCGTCCGCGACTCCAACAACCGGCTGCGCGTCCTGTACTACGTCGCCCGGCGCCGCGTCTACGGCTGGGACTTCGAGAATGACCGCCCGTCGATCAAATCTCAGATGGACCAGCAGGACCCCAGCAAGCCGCGCGTCCAGTACTACCAGGCGCTCGCCGCCACCGACACCGAGACCGGCGAGCTGGACACCGAGGATGACCCGTGCCCGCCTAACAAGCTCGCCGAGGGGCTCGTCTACCACATTGCGATCAACCGCGGCTCCGAGCAGGTGTTCGGCGTCCCGGCGATGCGCCGACTCGTGAAGTGGATGGCGGCCCTGAACGATTTCATGGCGGCGCGCGTGGACCTGACGCAGGCCGCGGCCGCGTTCATCATGCGCCGGTCGGTGAAGGGCTCGCCGCAGCAGGTGGCGAACATCGCGGCCAAGGCCATCTCCCGCCGCTCCAACCTGGCCGCCACCTCGGTCGACGATCCGACGATGGGGCTCGTCCAGGCGGGCCCGCGGCCCGGCTCGATCCTGAACGACTCCGACTCGGTCACGACGCAGCCGTTCACCGTCCCGACGCAGGCGCCGCAGGCGGCGCAGGACGCGCAGATGATCCGCTCTCAGATCAGCGCTGCGACGTGGCCGCAGCACTATCTCGGCGACCAGTCCAACGCGAACCTGGCGACAGCGACCGCGCTGGAGCTGCCGGTCGTCAAGAAGGTCGAGGCGTTCCAGGAACTCTTCGAGGGCCTGTTCCGCACGTTCATCGACCGGTCCATCCAGCAGGCCGTCGACAACGGCAAGCTGCCGACGTCGCTGACGCCGGAGGAGCGCGCCCGGCTGAAGTCCAAGAAGCCGGAGAACCAGGTGCCGGGCGCGCCGGGGATCACGCCGCCCGCCGCGCCGATCCAGACCGAGCCGCCGGAGTCACAGACCGAGCCGAGCACCAACGGTGCCGGGCCGACCGCGTTGAGCGCGGGCTACGAGGGTCAGACCGAGGACGAGGAGGACACGGAGCGGGATCTCTCGTACGAGTTCTCGATGCCGAGCGCGCTGAAGCGTCAGATGGCCGATTTGATCAACTCGATCGCGAACATTGCTCGCACCTTCGATCCGAACAACACCAACGTCGAACTCTCCCGCACCTTGCTGGGCGTCGCGCTCGGCCAGGGCCTGGAGCTGGCCGACCCGGCGGCCGCCGTCGAGCGGATCCTGCCCGAGGGCTACGTCGACCCGATGCTCGCCGCGCAGATGCAGGCTGCTGGTGGCGCGGCGCCGCCTGGCGCTCCGCCCGGTGGACCGCCGCCGCTGCTGCCGGATCAGCCGAATATGTTCGGGCCCGGCGGCCCGGCGCCCGGTGAGGGTCCAACGCCTGGTCAGGGCCCTGACGGTGAGCAGAACCCCTACGGCGCTCAAGGCTTCTCCAGCGAGTACCAGGGCAGCCAGGGCCAGATGAATCAGGCGTCCGAGCGCCAGGGGACGCTGGAGGCCTTGCTGGAGCAGGAGCTGGGCGAGATCGTCGACGGGCTGCTGGCCGACCCAGCCGTGAACGGCGACGGCGGCGGATAGTCCGCCCGAGGGGCCGCCCCCGCGTGGGGGACGGCCCTGTGGGGACAGGCGGTTAGCGAACGACGCTGGCCCGCACGCGCACCACGCGGCGGTTGAGCATCACACGCAGGACGTGCCCGCGATGCACCTGGCGCGTCGCCCGAGCGACGATCACGCCGTGAGCGGACAGCTCACGCAGCGCGACCCGGCACACCTCGGCGTTGCCGCGGATCCGGAGCAGCAGCTCCGGGCGCAGCACGCCGTTGACGCGCACCAGGATCACGCGAGCGATCACGACGCACTTGTTGCCGTGAGCGATCGGCTCAACGACCGGCGTTGGCGTCACCGTGATCGGCGGCGTTGACGTCGGCAGCGTGGTCGGCGCCGTGGTGGTGGCACCGGTGCCCGACCCGATCACCGGAGCGGTCGTGGCCGTGCCGGTGGTGGCGTTGGTGAACGACGCCTCGGTCACGCCCGTGCCGACGAGAACCTTGAGCAGTCGCCCGCCCAGGTCGGCTGAGACCAGATCGGCCGCCGGGTCAGACGCCTCGGCGATCACGGACAGCCCGGCGGTCGCGGCCTCCTGGACCGACACTGTCGAGTTGAACGCGAACTTGCCCGCGATGGCGCAGTAGCCCGCTGGCACGTCGAGGTTCTGGGTGCCGTTGATCACGAAGTGGAACACCTGGCCCACCGTGACACCGACGCCCGCGTTCTTGCAGACCTTCAGGAGCTGGTCAGAGACCACCTGATCGGTGTAGGACACGACCGTCTCGCCCGAGCCGAGGATGACCGACACCTTGCGGTTGGGCAGGTCGATCGAGCCCGGCACCTGGCGGTTGTTTGACACGTCGATGGCGGACACGTCGGTCCCGGGGGTGATGCCCTCCTGGATGTCGACGCGCGTCCCGCCGGAGAACGGCGTCTGCACCAGCGCGCAGCCGCCCGGAGCGGCCTGCGCGACGGCCGAGACCGTCTGGCCGTTGGCGGTGAAGCTGAACACCGTCCCGACCAGCGACGGGGTTCCGGCGATCTTGCAGATCTTCAGCCGCGACGTCGAGTTCACGAACGTCTCGATCGTCTCGTTGTTGACGTCTGCGCCCGGCGCGATCCGCACCTGGCTGGTACCGGCGGACAGGTTGTCGGTGATCAGATCGCCTGCGTTGACCGTGGACACGCTGACCACGTCGGTGTCGTTGGCGCCGATCTCATCGACCTCGATGTTCCCGGCGGGCACGCGAAGCGAGTTGGTGCATGCTCCCACGGGAACGCTGACCGTCTGGCTGAAGCCAAACGGCCCGGTGATCTTGAACGAGAACGAGCCGGTCAGGCCCGACCCGGTCTGCGCCGACTTGCAGATCTCCAGATGGCCGAACTGCGCCTGGTTGGTGACCTCAAGCGTGGTGGTGTTGCTCACATCCCCCGCCGGGACGCTCACGACCGCCGAACGGTTCGCCAGGCTCGACGAGATAAGCCGGTCAGCCGGGATCGTGTCCACCGCGGTCTGGGCCGAGGCGGCCGTCCCGGACTCGACGATGCTGTGGTTGCCCGCCGCCACCTGCAGCGGCGCCGAACACCCGCCCGAGTTGACACTGACCGACGGCCCGTTATCGACCGAGAACGCAAACGGGCCCGACACCGGGTCCACCGACGTCGACTTCTTACAGATCTCCAGGTAGCCCGTCTGGGCCACCGTGGCCGAGGCGAGCGCGGGAAATACCGCGAATGCCAGCGCGATCAATGTCGCGCAGCCCAACAGTGCTGCTTTCTTCATGGTTCCCTCTCGGGTTGACGTAGGAAATGTGCTGCTCTGACAGCGGTTCTGCTAACGACCCAGACTGCCCCCTTTCCCCATTGCGACCCTGTCTCACCCCCTTGTAACGCCCGGCCCCACCGAAAGATGGTCTTTCTGGCGCGAGCAGCGCGAAAAGAGTCGCAATTTCCGCCGTTTCTCTGACGCCTGATCTGCCGCAGCGCGATTATCGTCCGTCCTCTTTCGTTGCTGTCAGGTCTGGTTTGCGCTAGCCGCTTGGTTCGCCCGTAGGCTGGGTTGCGATGGCCGTCGCAGACCCGCAGCCGCCGGAACAGCAGCTTCATCCGGACGCGCAGCGGATCATCACCGCGGCGCAGACCGGCGCGGCGATCAGCACTGGCGGACAGGTTGCGAAGGCGGCGACCGTAGGTCCGGCGATCGCGGCGTCAGCACCCGCGGTCGCCGCGGGCAAGATCGTATCGGCGGGCGTCGAGACCGCGGAGTTCGGCATCAAGGTCGCGCTCGCGCTCCGGATCCTGCGCAAGCTGTTCAAAGGCCACAAGATGGAGTCGGCGACGTGGCTGGAGAACGAGCTGCGCCGACGCTTCCCGAACGCTGACCCGGCCGTGATCCGCGCGGCGGTGCAGCGCGAGATGCAGTTTGAGCAGGCGTTCCAGCGCAAGGCGCTGGCGCGGACCGAGCGTGACATGCACGCCGCCGGGCAGCTCCCGACGCCGCAGGCGCGCGCCAAGCGTGCCGGGGAGATCATCGCCCGCGAGAAGCACTACAACGCGCTGCGCGAGCAGGCGCTGCTGAACCGGGCGATCGCGCACGTGGAGAACGCCGGGGTCAAGGCCGTCTCGCCGGACGGCGCGAGGTGGGTGCTGGGCCAGCGCAAGAATCACACGCTCGGCTGCCTGGCGCTGGCCGGGAAGAACTGGCCGTGGGAGGTGCTCGACACGATCCCGCCGCCGCTGCACACCGGCTGCGGCTGCAGCCTTCAGCCACTGAAGCCCGGCGACACGGTGCCGCCGGTGGCGGACGCGATACGCGCCGCACGCGCGGCGATGGCGCTGGAGGAGGCCGTCCGCAGCGTCGCTGACGCCGGGGAGATCGACGCCTACCTAGCGGGCCAACCCGCCCGGCCGAGCGTCTCCAGGGCCCTGGAAATGCTCCAGGAGGCCCGCTACGACGAGGTACTCCACCCACGCGGCCGCGGCGGCCGATGGATCGAGAAGCTCGGCAAGGCGAAGCTGAAGGTCAAGCCGACCTACGAGGAGCAGGGCGGGTTCACCGGCAAGCGGCTGACCAAGCCTCAGGTGCAGTCGGTCGTGCGCCGCGTGGCGGAGGGAGTGGTCGACTTCTACGGCGGCGACAAGAAGGCGGTCAACGCCAACTACGACCAGGAGTACACGGCGACCAAGGGCGTCGACGCGCAGTTCCGCCACCCAGAGGAGGTCTTCCCCGGGATCGCCTACGGCCAGAACGTGGCCGACAAGATCCGCGAGCCCGACATGGGGCTGATCGGCCTGCGGCAGATCGCGCATGAGGCGGCGCACTCGCTGTCGGGCAACCGGCCTGGACCGCTGCCCGGATTCGCGCAGCATTTTGAGGAGGGCGGCGCGGAGATCCTGTCGATCTGGTTCTGGCATCACCGGATGCAGGAGCTTGACCATCGCGACGCGGTCCGCGCGGGCAGCAAGTGGACGGCGCCGGGCGCCGAGACGCTGGCGCACAGCGTGGTCTACCGCAACTGGACCGAGGAGTTGATGCGCCGGGCGGCGAGCAAGGTCGGCTGGGACCGCATCGCGATCGTGGATGAGGTGGAGCGCGTGATGCGCGGCGACCACACCGTCCGGCTGCACTTCCGTGACGAGACCGACCCGAGCTTCGACCTGCCGAAGGATCTGCCCGACGTCGCGAAGGGTGATCACCGCGGCGATGAGGAGGGCGACAACGCCGTCGCGCTGATGAAGTGGCTGGTCGACGATGCGGGCGAGCTGCGGGAAGCGGAGTTCACCGAGCGGCTGCATCCGCGCGACCGGCTCGGCAAGTTCAGCGAGACGCTGCACCGGCTGCACACGATCACGCGCCAGGACGTCGAGGCGGGCCGCGCTCCCGGTCTGAGCGTGTCCGGTGATCTCAGCCCCGGCGTCGCCGGTCACGCTGGGATTGGCGGGAAGGGGATCCGGCTCAGCCCAAGCTCGTTCGACAAGGAGGGCCGCGTCAGCTCGGCGCTCGTCGCTCACGAGGCGGGGCACTATCTCGTCAACGACATCATCAAGGACGGCAAGGTCCCCGACGCGCTGGAGCATTACCGCGCCGGATACGGTTACGCCGGTGGCCGCTACCGGGGCGCTGGGCAGACGATCCTGTTCCGCAACCCGTGGAAGGCGGACGAGGGCGACCGGCCCGAGGAGATGCTCGCGGACGCCTACAGCGCGCTGTTGCACGGCGAGAACGAGTTCAGTTACACGCCTGGGCTCGACGGGCCCGACGACCCCGAGTCGCGCGAGCAGGCACGCCAGGAGTTCGAGGCCAGTCCGAAGCACAAGCTGCTGGACGTCGTAGCGAAGGCGGCGCGCGACGCGGGCTGGCCGGACAAGGCCTTGTACCGGTGGGAGGCCAGCGGCCCGATGTCCAACCGCCAGTACCAGCTCAAACTCCGCGAGGCGCACTGGACCGAGTGGCTGCATCCACGCGGCCGCGGCGGAGCGTGGGTCGACGCGATCCACCACGAGATCAAGGAGCCCAAGGCCGAGGAGCCGCACGAGGGCTTCACCGGCGAGGACTTCGCCCGGGCGATGGACGGCTTTGAGCACGGCGGGATCGTGGCGGTCCGCGCCAACCGCACGCAGGTTCAAAACCTGTACGGCGAGGTGTGGCTGAACCTGCAGCGGCCGAGCGAGCCGCGGCCGGTCGGGCTGGCGCGCGTGATCGTCAAGCCGCCGAACCACCGTGGCGAGCGCGTCGCGGAGCTGGCGAACATCTACCTGCACGAGGATCAGCAGAGCCAGGGGTTTGGCCGGGCGTTCACCGACCATCTGCTCAGCACGCTGCGCGACGGCGGCGTGGACCGCATCAACGTCGAGGCGGTGTCCGTCGGCGGCTACGCGTGGGCGCGCCGCGGGTTCGTGTGGACGGCCGACAAGAAGGCCGAGCAGCAGCGGATCGTTGCCGACGCGAAGACCGACGGCCGCTGGTCAGAGATCGCCCGGCACACGCTACCGGCGGCGCTGGCCGAGTTTGAGCGCAAGATCGACGCCGGGGAGTTCTCGTCGGAGGCGGAGCTGGCCGCCTACGGCATCGACCGGCCGTGGCGCGAGCACGACCTGGAGACCGGCGCGCAGATCGGCCCGCTGACGTGGCTCGGCAAGCAGCTCATGCTCGGCTCGCGCTGGAAGGGATCACGCCCCGTTGTCGTAGCTCAAGACGTGCGCTAGAATAGGGGGCATATGGATTGGGCGACAGCAGCGGCGATCGTGGCGGACAGGACACCGAGCCTGTCCGATCCACCCGACGCGCCAGGGGATGACCATGAGTTCTGGCAGCGGGTCAAGACGCTCGTCGACGGCGACGGCGACAGCATCGCGCTGAGCGAAGCCGAGCGCTACGACGAGATCCTGCACCCGCGCGACCGCAGCGGCAAGTGGATGGCGAAGCTGGGGCTCTCGCATCTCCGCGAGGTCGGCGGAGCGCCGCGCGACGAGCTGCTCGGCAAGATCCCCAAGGACATCGACTACGTCGCCGCCGAGACCCCGGAGCGGATCAAGCAGGCGGTCGAGCAGGCAGGCGGGAAGACCGAGGAGCTGATGGTCCGCGACCGGCTGGTCGGCGTCCGCGCTACGCACCCGGCGTTGCCCGTCGGTGGCGTCGAGATCGTTCCCCCACGCGTGGAGGCGAGCACCGGGCCGGGGCGACACGACTTCGAGATCGTGCCGCACCCGGACCTGTATAGCCACGCCGAGCCGGGCCACGCTATGCCTCGCCACGCCCCACCCCGCCGAGCCGGGCCAGACCTCGCCGGGCCAAGCCCAGAGCAGGTTAGCCGGATGCTGGCCGACGACGCGCAGCGTCGCGACTTCACGATCAACACTCTGCTGAGAGATCCCGCGACCGGCCAGCTCACCGACCCGACCGGCCACGGCGAGCAGGATGCGCGCAACCGGGTGTTGCGCATGGTTCACGACACGAGCTTCCAGGAGGACCCGCTGCGCATGCTGCGCGGTGCGCGCTTCGTCGCCCAGCACGGGCTGGAGCCCGACGCCGGGACGCTGGCAGCGATGCGCCGCGACTCCGGCGGGATGACCGCGCTGACCAAGAAGGGCGTCTCCGGGACCGTCCAGGACGAGCTGCGCAAGCTGCTGATGGGCGAGCACCCGGGCAAGGGTCTGCGGCTGATGCGCGACACCGGCATGTTCCAGACGCTGCTGCCCGAGCTGGCGCCGATGGTCGGATTTGATCAACGTTCGATCTACCACGAGCACGTGCTGGACGAGCACACGTTCAACGTGATCGACGAGCTGGCGCGGATGGGCGCGAGCCACGACGCGCGGCTGGCGGCCCTGTTTCACGACAGCGGCAAGCCGCTGACCGCCAACCTCAAGCCTGACGGCACGTACCGCTTCCACTCTCACCCCGAGCACGGCGACCACGCCGACGTCGGCGCTGACATCGCGCGCCGCACGCTGAACCGCCTGAACTACCCGGCGGACACGATCAGCCACGTCACCGGGCTCGTCCGCGAGCACATGCTCACCGCCGTCGAGAAGCCGACGCCGGTCAAGGCCCGCCGTCTGCGCGCCGCTCACTCCGACCGGTTCCTGACCGACCTGCTGGACCACAAGCAGGCCGACATGGAGGGCCACGGCGAAACGATCGCCAAGAGCCTGGAGGGCGTCCACAAGCTGCGCGACCTGCTGGCTGAGAACGCGCAGGCGCCGCGGTCGCTGAAGGATCTGAAGATCGACGGCCGCGACCTGATCGCGCAGGGCGTCGAGCCCGGGCCGCGGCTGGGCGCCATCCTGCGCCAGCTCCTGACCGAGGTGGTGCTCAACCCGGACCTGAACCGCCGCGAATGGCTGCTGCAGCGCGCCGAGCGCCTGGCCGTCACGCCGATGCAGGAGAGCGTCTACTCCGAGCTGCTGCATCCGCGTGACCGCGCGGGGAAGTGGATCGCGGGACGCCGGAAGCTTGTCGACCTGGACGCTATCGCCAGCCGCGCGCACGCCGGGCAGGTCGACAAGTCGGGGCGCCCGTACATGGAGCATGTGCGCGCCGTCGCCGACTCGGTCAAGCCCGAGGCGCGGCCGGTCGCGTTCATGCACGACGCGCTGGAGGACACGCAGATGGCCCCGCAGGATCTGGAGGGGGTCCTGGAGCCGCACGAGATCGAGGCGGTCAAGCTGCTGACCCGGCCGAAGGGCGACGGGATGAGCTACGACGCCTACATCGAGAAGATCGCGACGGCGCCCGGCCCGGCTGGGGAGCTGGCGCGCGAGGTCAAGGCCGCTGACCTGAACCACAACCTCGGCCGGATGAGCAACCTCGACGCGAAGACGCAGGCGCGGCTGCGTCCGCGCTACGAGGCGGCTATCGCGCGGCTGTCACCGGCGCCGCACCCGTTTCAGCAGGCGGGCGACCCGGAGAACTTCGCGGGCGTCACCCGCGAGCAGGCCGAGGCGCACCTCCGGCGGCTGTATGAGATCAGCCTGCGCTCACCCGAGCATGCCGCCAATCTTGCGTGGTACGACACGCAGCATGCGCTGATCCAGGATGTGGCCGCAGAGCACGGCGTCGACCCGGTCACGATGGCAGCAGCGATCTCGGCGACGTCGCCCCAACTCGCGTGGGATCACACGTCGAAGGCTGGTGTGTTCACCCGCCCGAACCTGAGCCTGGCGCTCAACGCCCTGCGGCTCGCGCGCGCCTTCCCGGACGAGCCCGCGCCGCTGCTGGTCGAGCGGCTGCTGGCGGCGGCGGAGGGCCAGAAGGGCCCGAGCGAGGTTCAAGGTCTCGGCAGCTCGGTGGAGAAGGCGATCAGGATCTTTCGCGGCGAGGATCCCGACAAGGTGCTGACCGCACCGAAGACCCGGTCGTTCTACAACAACCTCGTCTGGCCCGAGCTGAGCACAACGGTCACCGTCGACGCGCACATGGCGCGCGCCGGGCTGGGGATCCTGGAGAAGAAGGGCTACGCGCAAGCGGACAAGGCCATCGAGGAGAAGGCCAAGGGATCCGGCTACACGTGGATGGCGAACCGCATCGAGGCGATCGCGCGCGAGTTCGGCGTGCTCCCCCACCAGGCCCAGGCCGCGATCTGGGTCGAACGCAAGCGCGAGTCAGACGAGGTCGAGCGGCTGGCCAAGGAGGCCGAGAAGAAGCGGTGGGCGAGCCTGACGAAGGAGGAGCAGGCGGCGGAGCGCGCGGCGAAGAAGGCCGAGCGCGAGCGCAAGAACGCCGAGAAGGCAGCCAAGAAGGAGGCGCGCCAGGCCGCCGGTCTCAAGGTCGCCAAGCGCGAGCACTACAAAGGCTCATGATGTGTGCTACGATGGAGTCATATGATCAGTGACGACCCGCAGCCACTCGACGTCTACGACGGGCCGCTGGACCTGGAGTTGCCCGAGTACGACCTGCAGGAGTGGGCGGGCGGCGGGGATCTCGACGCGCTGGTCGACAACCTGACCAGCGAGCCGCTGCAGGAGGCGTTCGATCCGACACAGCCGCGCTTCCCGAAGGGCCACGCCCGCGCCGGGCAGTGGCGCCCCAAGCTCGCGCCCGAGCTGGCCGACGTGCTGGAGAAAGACCTGAAGCCGATCCGCGACAAGATCGACCGGATACACGCCGTCACCGACAACGACGACGAGCCCGGCTGGGTCGGCCGCGCCGACGCGCAGAACCTGCAGGCGCTCGGCGACATGCTCGGCACGCTCGCCGCCAAGCACTCGACGTTCACCGCCTACCACGACCGCCGCAAGGCGCAGGAAGCCAAGTGGGCGGACCTTGACGAGGAGCGCTACCGCACCCTGAAGCAGCTCGACTCGTACCTGATCGACCCGCAGTCCAAGGGGAACGTCATCAGCGACTGGACGGACCGCGCCGGACGCCTGATCGACAGCCCCGAGCGCCAGGCCGAGCGCCAGAAGCTGCTGGACCGCGTCGACGAGCTGAACCAGCAGCAGACCGACATCCAAGCCGAGGTGACCCGGCTGGGGGAGGCCGAGAAGCGCGCGCGCCGCGACGCCATCGTCGGCGTGATCGCGAAGATCCGGCCGATGGGCGGCAAGATCGACACCAGCGTGGGGACCGTCGCGGGCGTGGGGCTGCCGTCGGTGATGACCGAGCACGCACAGGAGCACGTGCGCGAGATCCAGCGGCTCATTCCAACCGACTGGATCGACGACATGAACCGCGCTGGGACGCTCAAGATCCAGATCCACCAGCCGCCGTTCCGCGCCTACCACCAGAGCCAGACGCACACCGTCCGCGCCCGGCCAACGAAGGGCGGCGCGCCACCGATCACCCCCGAGCAGCTCGACAGCATCGACTGGGCGCACAAGGAGGGCGGCGAGTACGTCGGCATGTACGACAACCGCTGGCCGGTGATCCGGCGGCCCGGTACGACGGAGGGCGGCATCGGCCCGAACGCCGCGATCTACGACTGGGTCAACGACAACGGCGCGATGCGCAACCTCACGTTCGGTATCCCCGCCGCGGAGGGCCGCGCCGCGGAGGCATACCACCCGGACAAGCTGAACCGCGAGGCGCCGCTGCCGCCGGTGTCCGAGCAGACGACCGTCGACTCCACCATCCACATGACGTCGGACTCGCCTGCGGCGATCTTCCTGCACGAGACGCTGCACCGCGTCCAGGCTGTCCCCGGCTCGCGCACGCTGTCACAACTGGACCCGACCAAGGCGACGAGCACCGTCCGCCACCGTGCCGAGTACAACTACCTCACGTGGCGCAGCGGCGGCAGCAACGCGCAGCCCGAGAAGCTCACCGACCTGCAGCCCAACAGCGGCTACGAGGAGCACGAGATGTCGATCCCCGACCGGTGGCCCTCGCCGTACTACGGCAAGGTGTACAGCGGCGGCTACGGCGCCACCGAGTACAACGAGCTGCTGACGATGGCGATCCAAGATCTCTACTACGACCCGGCGACGCTGTGGGCCACCGACCAGGAGACCTACCAGTGGGCGCTTGGCCTGCTGGCGGCCACATGAGCCTCACCACCACCATCGACGGCAGCTTCCGCGGCCGCCCGGTCCGGCTCGTGATCGAGGACGGCAAGATCACTCAAGGCCAGCACGAGAGCGCCGCGAGCTGGGCGATCGGCACCGTCGAAGGCGGCGGTGAAGTGTCGATCCCGGGCGTGTGGGCGGGTCCCGCCAGCCTCACCGACCCGTGGGCGATCCGCGCGCTGTTTCTCAAGGGCATGGACCCCGACGGGCTGACGATCACGCAGACGCCACCGGCGCCGTCGCTGACCGAGCCCGAAGCGATGGCCGACACCGTCTACTGATGGCCCGGCGCCGCCGGTACGTCATCGCCTACCAGGAGATCGCCGCCGTCAACGAGCGGCTGTTCCTCAGCGCCACCTCCGGCCAGCTCGTACCCCGGATCATCCCGCATGCGCATTGGTGGTGCGCGGCCGACAAGCCCGAGATCCAGCAGACCGACCGAGACCGCTTCGCGATCCGCCCGGTCTACAACCGCTCGCCCGTCCCCGAAGACGCCAGATGCGAGACATGCGCCATAGGCATCCGCGAGCTACAGCAGCTACTAGAAGGCTCTGAGCGCCTCACACGGCCCGCCTGAGCCCCTCCGCGCCGGAGGCCGGACCCCCGGGTCAAGTCCGGATCCCGCACCGTCAGCGCCCGCGCGTACAGTGCCAGGCGTGAGCCTGAACGGGCGCCTGACCGCCAGTGAGCTGTCCCCCATCGCGGGTGGCGTGCTCGCTCACGATGCCGCCGCCGCGTGGAACGCCATGAACGTCGAATGTCGCCGCCGTGGTGTCGAGCTGCGACCCAACGGCAGCAAGTCCAGCTACCGCACCTACGCGCAGCAGGTCGAGCTGTGGGAGCTGTACACGTCGGGCCGCGGCAGCCTTGCCGCGCACCCCGGCACCTCGAACCACGGCTGGGGGCTCGCCGTCGATCTCGCCACGCGCGAGATGCGCGCCATGCTCGACCAGGTCGGCAACCCGTACGGCTGGAGCAAGGCGACGTCCGACGCTCAATCGGAGTGGTGGCATATCGCCTGGCGCACCGGATCATGGCGCGGCCCTGACCCCGGGCCCTACGGTCAGACGACACCACCCCCCACACCCCTACCTCAAGGAGCCAAGATGGCGGATCTCGTCGCCGTCCTCAAAGACAACAAGGCCATCGAACTGTTCGTGCTCGACGACAAGGGCACCGTCTGGCACGCCTGGCAGACCGCCCCCAACGGCGGCTGGGCGGGCGCCGAAGCAGGCAAACGCAACGCCGCCTGGTACTCGTTGGGCGCGCCCGGCAAGCCATGAAGCTCGACGTCTCCAAGATCGCCAGCGACAAGCCGGTCGTGACGATCCTGACCCTCGTCGCGGCGACCGTCGCGATCGTCGTCGGCGGGATCGTCACCATCACCAACCCGCAGTCGCTGAGCTTCCACCAGTACGTGCAGGACATCGCGTTCATGGCCGGAGCGCTCGGGCTCGGCTCCGGCATCGGCCGCGGCATCGACAGCTACGGCGGCCGGATCGCGCAGGCTACGCAGGCTACGCAGGCGCCGCCACCCGCGCCGCCACCCATACCGCCGCCCGTGACGGCGCCCGCCGCCGACCTGGCGCCCGGACCGCCGCTGCCAGCCGCGCCCGGCATGCCGCCACCACCACCCGAGCCGCCGCCCGCCCGCCATGCCTGACCAACACGAGGAGAGCTGAAATGGCCATCACCGTCGGAACCAGCGCCACAAAGATCTACCCCGCATCCGCCGTCGAGCACGAGGTCCAGGTACGCAACAACGGCGCCGCGATCATCTCCGTCGGCAAGAGTTCGACCGTCACCGTCGCATCCGGCATGACGATCGCCAGCGGCGCCACGCAAGAGGTCGATCTCGCGCCCGGCGAAGAGCTGTACGCCATCGTCCCGTCCGGCACCGCCACCGTCGACGTCCTCTGATGGACGAACCGAAAGACCAGCTCGCCGTCATGCGCGCCCAGCTTGACCAGATGATCGCGCTCATGCCCGAGATCGCGCACACCGCGCAAGCCTGGTACGCCGCGTTCCTGGCCGAAGGGTTCGCCGACCGCCAAGCGCTCTACCTCACCGCCGCGGAGATCCTCCAGAACCCCGGCTCTGCGCCCTGATGGCCGACGTCGCCGCTCTCTCCGACGTCGAGTTCGACCGCTACGTCCAAGAGAAGGCCCACGCGCACCTGGAGGCCTGCCTGGAAGCCGAAGACGACCCGGGCGCTGTCAGCCCCGCGTACGGCCCGTTTGACGGCTGCTACACCTGCATCGTCCGCGAAGTGCTGATGGTCGTCTGGGACGAGATGTGGGCGCGCGCCCAGGCCGACGCCCGCCGGGCACTCGACACGAGCTAACCGAAAAGCTCGCAACGTGCGGTAAGACGCCGCGGCGCCGTCTCAACCGATGGCGTACGATGCGCGCGATGCCGCTGGCAAGGATGATCGACAAGTCCGAGGGTGAGCCCACCGACCGGCTCGGCCGGATCGCGGCGGCGATGCTCAAGGCGGGCGAGGATCACGTCGAGTCCCGAGTGGACGACAAGGCGATCATCATGCTCGACGACAGCGACGACCACGGCATGGTCGCTCACGGCGGCTACACCGAGGACGAGAGCGCCGCCGCGTTCGTGAACATGCTCGCGCACCTCACCATGCTCGCGCAGGCGAACGGCATGCAGCTCGACGTCATCCCGATGGCCGAACCACCCGGACAGGGATGACCGAGCCCGAGATCGACGTGACCGAATGGGAAGCATTCCTCGATGAGGCGCTCCGGATCCCCGAGTCCGCCGCCGACAAGGACCGCCGCCTGCGCCAGCTCCAACGCGACATGCTCACCGCCAACCTCCCGCCCGGCGGCGACGCGCTGATCGCCCGCACCGAAACCGCGATCATGGCCCTGGAGCAGACGCAGTGACCGCCTGCGAACACTGCGGCGTCGACGACGCGCTCGGCCGCCACGACCCCGCCTGCCCGCACGCGCTCGCCATCGACCTGCCCCGACTCGCCGAAGGCGAAGAGCCGATCGCGCCGCACGAAGACGACGACCCGCTCGCCGAATCCGGCTACGACGGCCCACCCTCCGACGAGGTGTCACCCAACCATCCCGCCTACCTGATCCGCGACGAGCCCGGCAACATCCAACGCGCACCCAACCCCGACGCCGGGCTGTACACCGGCCTGTGGATCTCCTACCGCGGCGAACGCGACGACGGCAAGTTCGACGCCGTCATCTTCGCGTCCGAGCTGGACGCGCTCCGCCACGCCGTCCGCGAGGGCTACAACGTCCACCCGCTGGAACTCGGCCGCAGCCTCCGCCAGCAACTCCAAGCCGCCGAATGACCAACCACGCATGCCCGCACTGCAAAGACACCGGCATCGAACCCGGAACCATCGTCATCTCACCCGGGAAGGGATACGGCTTCAACTCGCTCGACCCCGACCCGCTGAACCGCGGCAGCTATGTGCCATGCAAACAGTGCGGCGGCGGCGTCAACGCCGACCAGACGATCCGCGAGCGAAACGCCGAATGAGCCGAACCCCCGACAGCCCGCGCTGGTGCGACAAATGCCAAGCATGGGGCGACCATCACACCGACCGTCACCCCGACGCGCGGCAAGCCATGACCGTCGCCGTCCGCATCGAACAGCACCCGCGCGTCACCGTCGCCGTCCGCATCGACCCGCGCCTGGTAGACCGCGCCAACGCCTACGGTGCCGAGCACGGACTGAAGCTCCGCCAAGTCATCGAACTCGCCCTGGCCGAAAAGTTCGCTGTTCCGCCCGCGCTCGAAGGCCACGAGATCGGCCTGACCCTCTGCCCCGCTTGTGAGCAGGCGATCATCGCCCAAGGCCGCTGCGAAGCGTGCAACTGGCACGTCTATCCGCGCCCGTGGAAGCCGAAACGCGGCACGCGCGCGCGACAAAGCATGAGCACACAACAAAAGGCCAGCAAACTGCGATGAGCACCCTCGTCATAGCACTCATCTGGAGCCTAGCCTTCCTCGCTGTGATCATGCTCGTCCGCCGCATCCGCCGCAACAAACGCCGCCGCCCCGTCTGCATCACCGAATGGCAAGCCCGCCAAAACGCCGCGCCGCTCACCAACGCGTTCATCGCCCGCCACACCCGCACCGACTACCCGCCACCCGAACCATGATGACCCCCGCCGCCCGCAAGAAACCCGCCAAGACCGAACCCGCCAAACCCCAACCACCACGCCCCGACAGCACCGACAACTACCCCGGCGCGCCCACCAACCCCACCGCCCGCCTCGCCTACATCCGCCGCCGCAACGCGCTCATCCAAGGCGTCGACCCCGACACCTACATGGACCTCATCCAAGACCAAGACCGACGCCGCGCCACCATCGCCCAACGAGACCCGACCGGAGCCCGCAACCACACATGACCCCACCGTTCAAAGTCATCTGCACCGTCAGCATCGCCTTCGACACCCCGAGCTACCAGAACGCAGGCGAGAAGCTCGACCAGATCGACCGCAAGCTCACCAAGATCCTCGACGGCCACGGCCACCACGAGATCACCAGCTTCCAGACCCGCCCATGCAACGCCGTCAAGTTCGACCGCTACGTCAACGACAGCCAGGAGGCGATGGCCATGCCCGAGCCCGAGCCGATGACGTCCCTGGCCGAGCCCTACCCCCGATGAGCCACCCCAACGACCCGATCCACCGGCTGATCGGCAACAACAGCGCGCAGGACTGGGCCCGAGCGTTCATCGACATGCTCACCGAACAGGAAGGCGAAGGCGCGCAGCTCCCCGTCGACGAAGGCACCATGATCGGCTGGTTCGCGAACGCGATCATGACCGGCTACGACGCAGGCGCCGAACACGAACGCAAACGCCCGATCGACGACAAGATCCGCGAGATCGCGTTCATGGCTGCAGGCGCCGCCACCGTCCCGTTCATGGAAGACCACCCCCACGACGTCATGCCCTCCCAACGCGTCAGCGAAGGCGTCGACCGAGTCCTCGCCGAGTTCGGGATCGCACCCGACCCGCCCGAAGTCATACCCCCACCCGCCGAACCGCTCGCCCGCGCCGTGCATGATGAGATGGCGCCACCCGACCCCAAGCACTCCGCCTACCACAACCCCGCCGCATGACCGCCCTCCGCCACGGCGCCGTCGACCCGCACGAACACCGGTGGACCATCGCCGTCCACCTCGACGGCTGCCACTACTACACCAGCACCTACACCTGCCCGTGCGGAGCCACCGCATCCAGCACCCGCGAACGCGACCCCACCGAAGACCCGTACTCGCTCGTCTGGATGGAACCGCCCGTCATCCGCGTCAACCGCGACGAACGAGGCCGGTACTGCACGCCCCGCTGGGTTGAACGCCCGTGTGAACGTTGCCAGGCGTTGCAGAAAGGCGCCCAACCCAAGTTCGATCTTGTCATCACCGACAACCGCGGCAACGTGCTCAAGGAAGAGCGCCGGTGACGCTCGCGATCATGGCCGTCTTCACCACCATCATCGCCACGCAATCGCTGATCATCGCGCGCCGCCACCGCCGGATCCGCCGGACGCTCGACCACATCGACCACACCCTCGACCAGATCGAAGCATGACCACCAACCCGGTCACCCTGACCATCGGCGAACCCGGCCACTCCGACCTCGTCCTCTACGAGCTGGAGCACGCCGCCCGCACGCTCGGCCTCACCACCCAAGACGCCGCCGTCTGGCTGATCGGCATGGGGCTCGGCGTCGCGTACGAGACCGGCATGCTCACGCGTCTCAGCCCCTCCGGCGTCGGGCTCGACCCTGACTGGCGGCCACCCCGCGAACCGAACCGAGGCTGATGACCATGACTGTGGGGCGCACAGGGGGTGCGGGCGGCGTCACCGAAGACGCCGCCCGCTACGACACCCGGCCGTGTGCTCCCAGCCGGGCACCCGAAGTATCACCCCGCCCGAGCCGGTACCCGCAATGGAAGATCGACCTGTTCCGCGCCTGGCAGGCCGAACGCCAACGCAACTATCAGCGCATCCGAGACCCGGGCGCATGAGCGCAGGCCGGATCTGCCCGTGCGGAGCCACGCTCCTGACCCGCGCCGAGTGTCTCGCCAGCGACGACGAACTTCTCCGGCACGTCGGCGAGGCGTACCTGGGTGACGAGGACGGCTTCTGCGTCGAGGAGGACGACGTTGTGCCGCTCGCATGGTCGTTCGGGACCGAGGCCGAGCGCCAGCAACGGATGCGGCCAAGCGAGGGATTCTGATTGCGCCACCTCCAGCGGCGCACATCCGAGTTCAACTCGACTCCGCTGGCGGCGCGCGTCATCGCGGTCCTGCTGGTGACCGCCGCGATTCTCGCCGTTGCTGTCGTCGTCATCACCGCCACTCGATGACCCCGCATCCACCGCCATCACCCGGACCGCCGCCGCCGCGCATGCCGCCCGGCGGACTGCCGAGGTCACCCGCGGAGGAGCGCGACAGGGCGTACCGCGACTGCGCGCTCGCCGCCGCTGACCTCGCCAATGCGCTCACCGACGTGCTCCGCGGCGAGCTGCCCGAAGCGATCGCCGAAGCGCTGCGAGTGTGGACGTCCAACCACGACCGACGAACGAATGGCTGACGCCTGCACCGCCTGCGGCTGCAGGCTCGTGTGGGCGCTCACCCCGACCGGCGCTCGCGCACCGATCGAACGCGACCCGAGCCCGGCCGGGAACGTGCTGATCCTCGACGTCTCCCACATCGGGCTGATGGCCGTCACGCTCAGTAAGGAAGGGCTGCAGCTCGTGCGCGACCACGGGCTCCCGCTCCGCCTCAATCACTTCGCTTCCTGCCCGGAGAAGGAGCAGTTCCGCCGCCAGAAAGCTCCGGCGTGAACTGGCAGGGCTGGGCGTTCCTGGCGCTGCTGGCAGCGCTGCTGGGGCTCGGCTATTGGTACTGGTACAACAGCCGCTAGCGCGCATCTTGTGGTACCCTGAGCGGGACCAGAGGCGGCGGCCGTTGTGGCGCGCGGACGGACCAGGACAGCTCGGCTGCCCCACCGGCCGGGCTCGACCGTCCGCGACCCCCGCCGATCCCGCGGCCGCCGCTCTGGCAATCGACCGAGGAGACCGCATGACCGACCCGTTGAGCCGCGAGAAGCTGTACCTGTGGGCGCTGCTACGCATCGCCAGAGGCGACGCGACCGGCGACCCGGAGCTGGACGCGGCCGGGTTCAGCAAGCCGGTCACCGCTCCTGTAGCGCTGGCTGAGGCGGCGCTCCACGGCGAGGAGGAGATCGTCACCGAGACCTGTCCCGTAGGCCTTGACCGCGCGATGATCGTCTACTCGCCATGAAGGGCTCACGGCTCGGCGCTCCGCAAGCCAGCCTCAAACGCGGGCAGCGCGTGACCGTTACTGCTGACTGCTACGTGCGGCTGCCGCGAGACAGCACCGGCACCGTGACCGACGCATGGCCGGGAGAGTCGATCGTCCGCTTCGACGTCGACGGCTCCCGGCGGCTGATCATCAACCGCAACCTGAGGCATGCGCGATGACCGACGAGCCGCTACTGCGCGAGGCGCTGGAGCGCATCGTGCGCGAGGACCACGAGGGTGGAGCGGGCTGGATGGCGGAGATCGCGCAGGCGGCGCTTGACGCAGGCGGACGCATGACCGACCGCGAGCAGATCGCCGCGATCCTCGACCGCGCGGGCGTCGTGTTCACCACCGACGAGGAGAGCGGCGAGGTGTCCTACGGCTACGACAAGGCTCACGCCTACGCGTCGACGCTGACCGTGGAGGAGTCGCATCTCGACCGGACACGGCAGCCACTCCTCCGCGAGCACACGCGCAACATCGGCTACACCGGTTTCATGACGATCTTCTACTTCGACCCGGCCGGGATGCTCGTCTGCATGGGAGCGTGGGAGTGACCGCCCGCGAGCTGATCGCACGGCTCCAACAGGGGGATCTCGACGTGGCGGTGAACTTCGGCTACGAGGGCGTGTTCGAGGAGGTGGCCCGCGTCGAGCGGATCTCTGACACGAGCGCGTGGGCGGGCGAGATCCTGCTGCTGGGCGATGACGGGTCGGGGCTGACCGAACGGGAGCGCCTGGTGCTCGCCTGGAACAAGGGCCCGGAGGAGTGGTATGCCGAGTACGGCGGCCAGTACGGCGCGGAGCTGGTCGACGCCCAGCGCAAGCGCGCCGCTCACAAGGACGGCCCGTGAGCCCGGTCCTGCCGGTCACCATCGGCACCGCCAGCGGCGACTGGGCGCCCCCGAAGCTGGTGGCGTTTGAGCTGACCGACAACCTGAACATCGTCAACGCCGACGAGATCCGCTGGACGATCCAGAAGGCGACACGGATTCGCTACGCCGCCATCTTTGTCCGCGGCGGCTGGTACGTGGCGTGGTCCGTTGACGTGCCCGTCGGGCGCGGCCAGGATGTCGTGCTCGCCGCCCGGGAGATGAGCATCGACGTCGAGATGCCGCCGGAGCGCGTCTCGCCTCCCGAGCGGCCGTCCCTGAATCCGGGGCAGGAACAGCTCCAGCGGGGCGCGGCATGATCGAGACCGTCATCCCCGTCATCGTCGCGACCGTCATCGGCTACCTGGCGGGCGTCCGCGCTGCCCGCCGCGCGATCCGCGACGCGTTCCGCCAGCTCGACGAGCATCAACGCGAACGCGCGCATGAGCGGATGCGTCCGTACCCGTTCACCGAGCCGCGGATCGTTGCTGCGCACGGCAACCCGTTCGCGCCGGTCGGGACGATCGCTGCGAAGGAGGTGATCGGCGACACCGCGCTGACCCTGCCCGTTGATGGGTCGTCGTTTGACCCGGACCGGTACCCCGACCTGGCTGTCGCGCTGGAGCCGCTCGGCCTGCCGCGCGGGCAGCTCCCGGATCTCCGCGGCCGCGCAGTCCGACCGATGAACAACCACGCGAGGAGACGGCGATGACCACCGACGCTGAGAGCATCGACCCGGACGAGCACATCGACCCGGATGACCCGCGCTACGACGGCTTCCGGATCCGGGAGATCTGGGCCGCGACCGCGATCGCCCCGGATAACCAGGAGGCGATGCTGTGGGTCGACCACCACGACGCTGTCAAGCATCACGTCGCGGTCGGGCCCGCGTTCGCGGCGGATCGGCGGCGCCTGAATCATCTCCGCGCGTACGCGCAGGAGCAGGCGACCCTCCATGAGATCGAGGTGCGGATCCGGCATTTCGGGCCGCTGGCGGATGACGGTGAGGTGATCTCGCCGTGACTGGCGGCGAGCTGCTGGAAAGCATCGACCAGGCCGTCCGGATGATCGTCGAGCTGGACATGCCCGACCTGCCTGAGGACACGCGCGAGATGCTGATCGGGCACTTGACCGGCGCCGTGTTCGTGACCGTCGACCCGGACTTGAACAGCGGGCCGCGCCGCGATACCGAGCTGTGGCTGCAGAGCTTCAGCCCGAACATGCGCGCGTGGGTTCTCGCGAGCTTCCCGGATGAGCTGGTCGGCAGTCCGCTGCTGGCAGCGCTGATCGAGCGGGAGGGCGGCCGGATGCAGACGCCGGAGGTGGCCGCGGCGATCATCGCGGCGATCCTGCAGGCGGACGCGGAGACGGGGGCGTCGCCGCTGCCCGGCGATCCCGACCAGCCGTTCTGAGGCCGCGTCGTTGGGGGGCTGAGAGGACTCCGCCGTGGGTCAGATGGGTGATTGTGACGAGGCACCCGTCTTTATTGTGGGCTCGCGGCGGGGTCCTCTGAGTCTCTCAAGGCTTGACGCTGGGTCTACGATTCGGCGCGAGATCGCCGCAAGGCTGGCGCGAGATCCCCGCCCGCAGCTCTGTTCGCTGGTACGAGGCCGGTTCATCTGAAGCGAAGGCCCTCCCACCCGCCGAGCGAAGGTCTCCCATCACGAATAGACCCCTCTCGCGGATAGCGCATGACGTGTGCTAGACTGTGGGTGTGAGGCGATTGCCTCGCGATTCCCGACCGAGAGGAGCGCTGTGCCACCGAGACCGACGTCGCCTGCGCCGTCCGGCAGCAACCAGCCGAACCCGCACACGTGGGACGGGAGCTGGGCGCGATGACGAGATACGAGCGGGTCACCTACCGGCCTGCGGGCGCGACGCGCTCACAGACGGTCATTCTCCGCGACGTGCGCGAGCTGGACGCGATCCCTGCGATCACCGGCATCGAGGTCGACCGCCACGGCGATGACGTCGCTCCGCGCGGCGTTGACGAGCGGCGGCACATCATCGCGATGGAGCTGATCTCCCGGCGCCGAGAGCTGCGCTGGGACCTGCACTACGGGGTGCTGGCATGACCCTGGAGACGATGACGTTCACGGCGTGGGAGCTGATCGGCTTCGACGGCACCACCGAGGTGATCGACCGGCTGTGGCTCCGCAACTCAAGCTACGCCGAGCCGGGCTACGAGGCCGAGGGCGCGAGCGTCCGGATCCGCGGCGGCCGCGCCTTGTATGAGGCGGTCGGCAACGACGGCGGCGAGCTGGTCCGGCTGACCAGACTGGCGATCGGCGGGCCGGAGGGCCTGCGCGTGGTCGTGCGCTACGTCGACCCGGACACTGAGCTTGAGGTGATCGTCGATGAGCATTGAGATTCGTCCCGGACCGGACGGCGGCTGGAGCTGGTCCGTGATCGACGACGGAGACTTTGAGCTGGCTCGTGGCTGGGCGCGGACCTGGGCCCGGGCTCAAAGCGAGGCGATTGACGCTCGCGCCGATCTCATCGCTCACGCTCCGA